ATACATGCTTCGCATACCTTTGTAACAATCCAGATAGTGCGCCCATATCCCTTGACATTCTCTCGCGGGAAGGTTCCGGGGAAGGTTCCACCCTAGTTGAAAGCCGTTTTCAAAAGGGCTGAGGGCCCGTCTGAGGGCATGAAAGAGCCCCTAGGCCACTACGTCCTAGGGGCTACTCTCTAAGCCGCTTAGCGGCCCGTGGGGGCCGCCCAACGGGCACGGCCACGGTTCACCATCGGGGCACTCTCGGCATTGCCAGGGTCACGCATGAGCTTACCGTCCCACATGTCCCGATTGTCATACATCGGAGTGAGAACGTCCATCATGTGCTCTTTGCCCATGTCCACGTTGCACTGCCTGCACAGGGGGAGGAAGTTGCACACGCACCACATGCCCCCTTCCGCATCACTGTGCACGTGGCCAAGGTTGAACGTGTCCATAGCCCTAGGGGTACCGCCCACGTGGGCACGCTCCCCACACCCCACACAGTTAGCCCATGTGGCCCCGTCACTGTCCCCCGTGAGGGATGCCAGGTACAGCACCGTAGCGAGCACCTGCCTACGCACACGGGCGTTAGTGGCCTTTTCCGTAGCGTAGGTGCAGGTCCGGCCGTCAGTGTGGGTGTTGGTGTGGGTGGCGGTGGCGTTCATCGTGTCTCCCTGGTGTGTAGTGGCTATGCCTACATACTACCCGTCCGCCCCCGCCTAAACCGCCAATCCGAGAACTTCTTAGGTAAAGACTTGGTAACGTCCGAGGCCGACAGACATTTAGGTCAAAACGGACATTGGGTACATAGCTACCCATACTGGTACACATAGGGCATATGGGTACATACCATGCCATACCAGTACATATATGGGCACATGGTACATAGGGTACATATAGGGCATAGGCTCTATTAAGGGGCCTTACGGACATACCCCACATTTCCCCCGCGCGTGTACGATAGGCGCTGAAAATTCCCGGAACATCTAGGGCTTGCATCCCCCATGTACGTAGGCTAGACTAGAGCTATCACCAAGACGGAAGGAAGTACACACCATGGACCTTCGTGACCTTCTTGAGCAGGCTGTGGACGCTGGCGTCTTCACCACCATGACCCTGCCTGTCTCCACCGTGCGGGACGCTGACCGTACCGTTGACTTCGGTACCGAGGATGCCTACGCGCACATGTCCGAACTGGGCTGACCTAAAGGGGGCATAATGCGGAAAAAGGCTGTTTCTCAGGTTCGATTCCACAGTATGTCCCTTTTGCTGGAAAGGGACGGGCTGAAATCCAAAACCCCGGTTTTCAACTCGTCCCTTCTGGCCAACCTTCTTTCGAGGTATCAGGAAAGCGGCTTTGTCGCAATCGAGGCGACACATTCGAAATACTGCCTTTGTGAGGCAGGAAAAGACGAAAAAGTCGCAATCTGACCTTCGAAAAACATTTGCAAAAAAAATTCACCCCTCTTTTCAAGGATTTCTCCCCAGATTCCCTTAGAAAAGAGGGGTGAATTTGTAGGCGAATTTTTTGTCCGGGTCCGACAATCACTGTACATCCTGGCAAGCATATTGAATCTGTCCTAGGCTTCTGTTAGACTTAGGTCATCAACAAGGAGGCGAAAATGGCCAAGGGTCTTCGTATGGGTCAGCGTCGTCGGAACAAGCACTGGGTGAACATTCACTTCGTAGACCGGGCCTGTGGTGGTTCGGAAGAGGGCGGATGGTGGTATAACTACGGTCAGTGCATCGAGGCATGGCCCTGTCGTTCCCGTAAGCAGGCTGAGAAGCTGGTCAAGTGGGCAAAGGCCCAGAGGCGTTACCAGGGCTCCAGCCGTTCCCTGTACAGCGTGAATCACCGTTTGGGTGACACGGTGACCGTCGAAATTCAGAATCACGAGGGTTCCGACTGGTCTGACTACCGGCCTTGGGAGTAAGGCGGCTAGCCCTTCGGGGCGTCCGCCCCCGACTAAAAATCTTGAAAATGGGGCTTGCGACTAAAAATCTGGTCGTGTAGACTATGACTAAGAAATCCGGGAGGGCAGGATGCACATCCACAAATGGTCCGACTGGAAGCAGATGGTGGGGACGTTCGACTCTCCTCTCTTCCCGAAGCTCGGTACCTGGAAGGCATTGATTCAGGTGCGCAAGTGCTTCAAGTGTGGTAAGGTACAGCGTAAAGACATCTGAGGAGGCGTCATGACCAACCTGTCCAAGCCCGAGCGTGTTTCTCTCGACAGTCTGACCTACGTGGGAGGCTTCGACTGGGACCACGAGTCCTACCAGTTCAACGAGACGCGAGTATGGAAGGAAGCGCGCGGACGCTACTACGTGGCAAGCGACTCCGGTTGCTCCTGCCCGTCGCCCTTCGAAGACATCAACTTCGTGGACGAGGCGTATGGTCCGTACAACAAGACCGAACTTCGCGCCTACTTCGAGCGTCAGTTGAAGGAGGAGCGAGGCTACCGGCCTCAGAGTGAGTTGCGGCAGGAAATCAGCTCGCTTCTCGCTCAGCTCACCTGACAAAGGGGCCTTCGGGCCCTGTCGGGGTCGGACTTTTTCAAAAAGCCCGGTAGGTGTTGTGCATGTCCCTTGTCTTTGATAGACTCGTCTTACACCGAGGGAGAGGAACCCCAAATGCGTAAGGTTCTGTTCAGCATCGAGGACGCCAAGGCCATCGCCAAGGACCAGGGCAACCACTTCTTCTCCGCTTCTACCATGCGGTGGTGGAAGTCGCGCATTTCGGACATGTGCTACAGCACCATCGACGGACAGTCCATGTTCTTCGTCTCTTCGGAGCGGAACGACGACTACGCCCGACGCTACACCGTTCGTGTGGCCAAGCTGGACGAAAACGGACACTTCTCCGTCGAAACCGTCTCCGAGTTCCAGGAGTACGCGAGCCGTTCCGGTGCGCATGACCGTGCGCAGCGTGAGCGTCTGGCCGCCATCCTGGCAGACTGACGGGAGGGGCCTTCGGGCCCCTGTCCGGCTCCGACAGACATTTCGGACATAATTTCATGGGTTGTACTTGTCGGCTGAGTCGTGTAGACTTTAGCTATCAGCAAGGGGGAAAGAAACCCCTAGCAGAGACTTAGGAGTCACCGTGGCTGTTACCCTTCGCAAGGCGACCGACGTCAACCACAACATCGTCTCCAGCGTCACCATCTCTGAGGGCTTCAAGGTCAAGGGCTCCAAGTCCACCTACAGCATCCGTCTGGAGACCTGGAAGACCACTCCGGGCAGCGACTCCACCGAGGTCCGCATCGTCATCCGTGACCAGGACGGCAAGTTCCACGGAGCGACCAACTTCAAGCAGAACATCATGCTGGACTTCACGGCCCTCATGAACGGCAACCACAGCAACAAGCGCGCCAAGGCCAAGAAGTAACACCTTCCCGCCGGGCCCTTCGGGGCCCGTGTCGGGCCCGGACAGTCTTGATTCTGTCTGTCTGATGGTGTAGAGTTAGAGCATCGAAAGGGAGAAAAACTCCCGGAAGAGAGGATGCATCATGGCTACTCGCGTTGCTGTTCACCTGGCCCACCGTGACAAGCCGGTTCTGTTCACTCTGACTTCGCACAGTGCGGAGGAGACGAACGAGTCGTGGCGCAAGGCGGTCGCTGCCAAGGCAAGTACCTTCAACTTCACTGACAAGGACGGGCGAGAGATTGCCCTCACTGTCAGCAGGGTTGACATGCTGGTTGCCATGGACATCAAGGAGGCCGAGTGACCTGCATTGAGTGTGGTGCTGCCACGGGTGACATGCACCGTGGTAAGTGCAATCCTGACAACCGTGAGGGCTACGCATGGATGGTGCTTTTCGAAGACACCTTCCTTGAGTTCGAGCCCGCTCCCGATGCTCACTTGGATGACATGGGAGATTAACAGTCTGGCCCTTCGGGGTCGGACCCGGACAACTTAGGCAGCCTAACGAATATTGGGTGTTGCGTCCGCCCCATCTCTCATGTAGACTTAGAACATCGAAAGGGAGGGAAACCTCCCCAAGAGAGGAGCAATCATGACGTTCGAGATTCCCGAGGGCTACAGCATCATCTCCGAAGAGGAGCACGCGGACGCTGTCCGTGAGGCTGCTGAGCCGCACAAGTTCGTGTCGGCTGGCGTCATCCGTAGCGGATGGCTGGCGGACATCTGGACCGTCTCCGAGGACGACGAGCCCGAGTACCTGGTTGACTGCGAGTAGGTCAGCCTGCTAGACTCTAGCTAAGCACAAGGGGACAGGCCACAGGGCCTCGCAACGTGAGGTTTTTCCCTTCCTGCCAAAGTCTCTGACAACTTCATACCCCAGCTTACTTCTAGCAGTGGAGTTCACATGATTGCCGGTATCGTTCCCGCCCGTGACGCTCTCGCCCTCCGTGTGGCCATGATTGTCCAGGGGGTGGACATCGAGTTCGGTGCCACGTCCAACGTCGCTCCCTTCCAGCGGTTCGACATCCTGGAGGCCGACGAGACCCGCGCCCGTGCCATCCTGGCCCGCTTCCCCCGCGTGCGCACCGGTCGCCCGGTCCGTAAGTGGAAGGAGGCTGACGCCTCTCTGCTCGGTCGTGCGAAGCTGGTAAGTCAGAAGGACACCAGCGAGGACTAATCACAACAACGGCTTGACCCTCTAGGGGCCCTTCGGGGCCCCTTTTGGCGGACCCGGACACTTTTCAGATGTGTTGACATGGGGCCCGGTAGTGCAGTAGACTCGTACTAGCGAAAGGGGAAAGCAATGAAGATGTACAGTGTGAAGGCACTCATCGACAACGCTCTGTTCTACGACGCCGAGGCTCTTGGTCTCACTCGTGAACAACTTCTCTTGCGCAAGCTGTCTGAGCTGTCGGATGAGTTCATGGACTCATGCCAGACCCTTGGAATCGTCTCTCCCATCTGCTATGATGAGGAGCAGAACATGATTCACGAGGGATGTCACAGGCTCATCGTGGCATACATGCTCGGTATCGAAGAAATCAAGGGTGGCACGTACCTTGAAATCTTCAACTCGGACTTTCTGGACATGCAGGACGACTTGGGCCTGCCTCTCTGTCAGGAGTAAACATGCACTTCGTTGAGTGGCTTCACTTCTACCTGTACACGCACTACTCTTGGTACCGGGAGGTTTGCGAGAATGTCTGACCGCCTTCTCTGGTACGTGGTGATTGTGTTCTTTCTCGCAATCATCTTTCTCTGACACCGGGCCCCTTCGGGGGCCCTCAGTCATGTCCGGGGCGGACAACGGACATTTCGGACATTCGTCTAGAGGCTTGTTTACGTCCGCATGTCTTGCTATACTCGAACACATGAGGAAGCTGAGCGTTGAAGCCATCGTTGCCCGTGCCGACTTCGCAGACCGCGAGGAAGGTCAGTCCACGATGGACCTTTTCACTCAGCTTTTCTTTGAGATGAGCGATGAATTCATTGAGTCATGCGAGCGTGACGGAATTCAGATGCCTATCAACTTTCAGAATGGCACGGTCTACAATGGTCAGCACCGTGTCGTAATGGCGTGGATTCTTGGACACAAGACAATCAACGCTGTTTCGCTCGGTACCATTGTCCGTAACACTGAATTGCCCTACAGCTCGGAGGAACGCAATGCCGCTTAAGCGCACGAATGACCGTAAGACTGCCAACCTTGCCAACAAGCGAGGGGAACAGTCGGTCATCAAAAACGCATTCTCCATTCCGAGTGGAAAGGCGTTTTCCTGCCCCGGTGCGACAAAGGTCTGTGAGACCGTATGCTATGCAGGTAAGCTCGAAAGGCAGTACCCTGCATATCGTGAATTGGTTCTCAACAACTGGGCCATTCTCAATGACCCTAACGAGGACCAGTTTCTCAATCTCGCAGTAATGATTGAGAGTTTCAGGGCCGACTGTGAAAAGCGTGACGCGCCTAAGCTGTTTCGCTGGCACGCTGACGGCGATATCTTCTCTGCGGAATACGCACAGAACATCGCTCGAATGGCTGAGATTTTCCAGGATGTGCAATTCTGGATTTACACTCGGTCATTCCAGTACGTGCGTCACATCGTGGGACACGAAAACCTCTCTGTTTATCTGAGTGTGGACAGTGAGAATGAGGAAAAGGCGCTGGCGACAAAGAAGGAATTCCCTTCGGTTCGCCTTGCCTATCTGTCTGAGACTCACGAACAGGGCAAGGAATTCATGCTTACCGAAACTGGTAAGCCTGGGGCTATCTGCCCTGAGAATGCCAAGCGCATTCCTCTCATTACCGAAAAGGGTGGCGCGTGTGTAACGTGTGGCCTTTGCATCTTCGGTAAGGCGGATATCCGTTTCGCGTCCAAGATTCCTAAGCGCCGAAAGGCTTAGCCCCTTGCCCCTTCGGGGGCATGTCGGGCCCGGACTTCGGGCAAATCGGACATTTAGGGTTGTAGACAGGACCCTGTTACGTCCTCTATACTAGAGACATGAAGGGGAGGGAAACCAACCTCTGCACCGGGGCTTGCCTCTCCGCCTTCAATCCGATAGACTGAGTGCACACCGAGGGAAGGAAACCCCATGAACGTCAACATGACCCGTCGCGCGTACGCTGTCTCTCTGGGCCTGGCCAAGGAATCCCGTGGCCGGATGAGCGCTGCCGCGTATGAGGCCATCGCTGAGGCTGAAAAGTCGGGCAAGGTCTTCGCTGACACCGACGCCACGCCTCGCAAGGTCGTCAAGGCTGCTCCCAAGGCCGGACAGTTCGATGCCAAGGTGGTGCGTGCGTGGGCCGCTTCCAAGGGTCTCACCGTGTCGTCCCGTGGTCGTCTGTCGGCTGAGGTGCTGACCGCTTACAAGGCGGACAACCCGGAGGTCAAGCCCGCTGCGCCCGGTGTGCACGTCAAGGTGACCGGCAAGGATGTCCGTCCGCACGCCGAGCCCACCCGTTCGAACCGTACCGAGTACACGGCTTACTACCGTGGCAAGCGCATCCGTCTCTCGGAGCGTGAGGTGTGCAAGTGCGGTTACAGCCTGTCGCACTGCGGCTGTGGCTCCCCGGTGGTGCTCGGTATGGACGTCGAGGTTCACGCACGATAGGATAGGGACATGGCAGTCATCATCGAAATCGACACGCCCGATGATGACGCTCACGACACGGCCTGGCCCTTTGCTACTGCTACGGCAGAGTTCATGGCAAAGGTGCTGGGCCTGTCTGTCAGCGTCTCAGACGGATACGGCACAACGGAAGACTTTGGGGGAGAGGGTGGCGCGTAGTCCCTTCAAACGAACAAGCATCATCGCACCTGACATGTATGAGGGTGCGCGACTCGTAACGCCACGGCCTACGTCGTATGAGCGTCTGGCCAATAAGCTGATTGACGAAATGGATAAGCGGTCATTCGACCCTCATGCATTCGCCTATCTGCTTTCGACCTATCCTGAGCCTGTGCAGGCGGTGATGTTTCAGTTCATCATCTCCATTCTCAATGCATGGGCAGGCAGGACGGAAAGCCGCTCAGATGATGAATTCAATCGCGTGATGGATTCGAAATTCATCATCGAACAGATACTACTGAAAAGGGGACACACCAACCCTTGACCCCACCGGGCCCTTGACTTTTGGGGCCCGTGTCGGGCCCGGACACTCTGAAGAGGGCTTGTATCTGTCTCACTAGTCATGTAGACTAAAGACATCGAAAGGGAGACAAGCTCCCTGAGACTGGAGGCTACCATGAGCATCTTCACCCTGGACGAGGCCCGCATCATGCGTATCTTCAACGCCAACGGTGTCAAGATGAGCTTGAAGAAGGCGTTCACGGTGGCCAACCTCATCTACGGTGCCCACCTGGAGCGGGTCAACGAGGTGGAAAACAACGCCTGGGACCTGGCCCGTAAGGAAGCGAACGGGCGTGTGGAGTCCGCCTTCGAGGACGGCTACGGACAGGGTAAGGCGCACGGTGAGCGTCTGAGCAACTTCACCGCTGAGAACGACCACACCAAGTTGGTCGCGCGTGCGTCCATCTGGGCGAACGGTGAGTTCAGCTACTACAACCTGGAGCGCAAGATTGCGTGCATCAAGCACCTGCGCGCTCACTTTCCGTCGCTGGACCTGCGTACCGCAAAGTGCATTGTGGAAACCTGTGACGGTTCCGGTGTCGGTGTGAGGTTCTGACAGAAGGGCCCTTCGGGGCCCTGTCGGGCCCGGACAAAAATGACCGGTAGACACAGGGCCCTTGGTACTGCTAAGATAGAGACATCGAAAGGGGCAAGGAGCCCCTAGAAACGGAGAACATCATGTCGGACCTTCGCGCTCAGCTCCTCACCTCCCTTCACAACTTCGAGGGTCACATGAGCCTCAACCGGGCCATGGACCTGGTGAACATGTTCGAGGCCATCTACGCTGGGGAACTCCAGAACCGTGAGGACAAGTCCTACGCCGATGGCTACCAGGCTGGCTACCGTTCCGGCAAGCAGGACGCCGAGCAGCCCACCAGCCACGAGCTGAACCGTCTCCGTGACATCGAGGCGCGTGTCAAGGCGCAGGGTGCGGAGCTGGTCAAGGACATCGTCCGTGAGGTCGGTTCCAACAAGAAGATTCAGTGCATCAAGCAGCTCCGCGAGAAGACCGGTCTGGGTCTCAAGGACTCGAAGGACATCGTGGACGCCTATGTGTCCAAGCTGGACGGCATGTACCTGGCCAACTGGGAGCGTTCCTGCCTGGACGCCGCGTACTGAGTCTGCTAAGGCTCGCACACAGCCCCTCTTCGGAGGGGCTTTCGTGTGTCCGGGTCCGGCAACGGGCAAATCGGACATTGTGGACATGAGCCCGGCAGCATGGGTAGACATCACCCCTTGCCTACTGCTAGACTAGAGACATCGAGGGGCAGGGAAACCGGCCCTAACACCAATCTGCCTAGGAGGCACAACATGCACGGTCTTGAGATTGGTTCCAAGGGTCAGGTCGCGTTCGCCACTCGCAGCGAGCCCGCGTGGCACCAGCTCGGAACCGTCTTCGAGGGAGAGCTGACCACTTCGGAGATGCTGTCCCTGGCTCACCTGTCGGACTGGAACGTCCGTCTGGAATCCGTCAAGGATGTCATGGGTCTGGTGTCTGACACCTATGACTTCGTGACCGAGCCTCACATGGTCGTCCGTACCAACCCCTTCACCGGCCGGAATGACGTTCTGGCCACTGTGGGCGAGCGATACAAGGTCGTCCAGAATGAGGAGCTGTTCGGCTTCGGTGACGGCATCCTCGCGGGTGGTGGCACGTGGGAGACCGCTGGTTCCATCCGTGACGGTCGCGTGGTCTTCGGTTCCCTGTCCATCGGTCGGGAAATCAAGGTCGGTGACGACGACGTGACCAATCTGTATCTTCTGGTCAACACGTCGCATGACGGGTCTGTCGCAGTACAGGCAAGCATCACCCCGGTCCGTGTCGTGTGTCAGAACACGCTGAACTTCGCACTCCGTAACGGTGTAAAGCAGCAGTTCAAGATGCGCCACACGCAGACCATCGAGGGTCGCATGGCTGCCGCGCGTGAGGCTCTGAACATCACGTTCGCGTACGCGGATGAGTTCGAGCGTGAGATGAACTCTCTGTTCGAGGTCGCGTGCACGAAGGACAAGTTCGACACCCTGATTCAGGAGCTGTACCCGCGTCCCGAAAAGGACGTGAAGGGTTCCATGGTCAAGTGGGAGTCGAAGCGTGACATCCTGATGGGCATCTTCACCGACACGGGCGACGGTCCCAAGACCACGCAGTCTCTCGCTGGCACGATGGCGGGTGCGCTGAACGCTCTGACGGAGCGTATCGACTGGTACCGGATGCCGCGTGGTGGCAACGTGGACAACCTGTTCATCTCTGCCAGCGGTTTCGACCCGGTGGTCAACGCTGAGAAGAACCGCATCCGTAAGGCGGTCCTGTCGCTCGCTGCGTAATGCAGTAAGCTAGCCAGTCCCCCTAGCCCGAAAGGGTTTAGGGGGATTTTGGCGGGGTCGGACAATCGGGCCGGTGGGTAGACAGGTGTCCTTGTAGTCTGCTAGACTCGTATTAATGAAAGGGGAAGACATGGCAATGGTCATGGCGTTTGGTCCCAATGACGACGAACTCTGTGAAGGATGCTTTGCACGTAAGGCAGTCGGTACCTTCAATCTCGATGACGTTGAGACCCCTCTGTGTCCTCACTGTGCTACCTACCGGAATGCTGACAACACGATGGTCATCATCCCCAACGAGCCAGTGTAACAATAAGTGATGTTGACAAGGTATCACTGCCTTGCTAACATAGAAGAGTAGTATACAAGTGTGTCCCTGGGGGCCCTATCAGTCTATCTGGCGAGGGCTTAATTAGAGGAAGGTCGGCCTCTCCCCAGGGACCTTTCAATGTCCGACCCCGACACCTTAGCTAGCCTAACTAACTTCATGTCTGTCAAGATTCACATCGATTTGTCCCTGATGTCCGAATTGAATCCCTTTTACGAAGGCTCCTTATTTTTCCCAGGATTTGGCCCTTTAAGTCAGGACTCAAAATCCCCGGAGTCAGCACATTTTCAGAAACTTTTTTGAGTACAAAAATAGCCACCCTTCGGGGTGGCTTTTCTGCTATATACATGAGAGACAAGACATGCTGAGATTCAAGGCCGGTAGTGATAGGTACCCTTGTCCCCTATATACATATACTACCTACCCTTCCCTATAATGCGTGTGTATCTATCTAGTCCATTTACGAAAGTCTCTTCAAACTACCGGGCTTTTCTCATATCAGACTCAAGTCTGGCATGTATATAGGGAGAATCGACACCTCATCTATGAATCTAAGGTCTGTCAGGCTCATTGGCCTTCGAATGGTGGGTCCATTTACGATGACTGCCTAATTTTCCAGGAAGATGGGCTGATTCGGGGCTGCATGTGGGCTAGATTGGGGCTCCTTTACGAATGACTGTTAAAATTGCTGGATTCTGGCACGATTTCGGGCAAAATGGCAGCATTCCCCTTGAAATCAGCATGTTTTTGCTCATTTTGGGACACTTTTGGAGCATATATTTCGGTGCTTGACAGCCTTATTTGCCTTAGATTCGTGGGCAGAATGCTTGCTAGGGCTTAGAATGTGCCTCCAAATGCTTGTAAGACCTGCGAGATATCCCGGACCATTACACACATACCCTACGCTACTATATTGCGCACAACCTATATTTCTTTATCCACAATAGTTATCCACAACCTAGCCTAAACCTGTGGATAACTTCTCCATTAGACTGACAAGATGGGTGTACTTCACATGCTCAATGGGGACATGCAAGACAGACTCATTATGCATACAGACTGATTGACTCAAGGCCATGTCATCATGCCTCACTGCATGCTCATCGACATGCTCTGTATGCCTCATACGCCTTTGGGTATATAGTGGTTGGGTGTTCTCTTATAGGGGATAAGGAGTAATGTATATAGGGGTACTAGGGCCCTTCACTACCGGGCCTTCTTTGAGCCGCAGGCACAGTCGCTACGCGACTAAAAATCTATGACTAAAAAATCATGGATTCGAATTGCGACTAAGAAATCCGACCTCTGATGCCACCCCTATAAAAACGAAAAGGACCAGCCATCATCTGGCCAGTCCTCGTCGTCCCAATCTTCCCAGTCTTCGTCAATCCAGACCTGTTCTCCGAACCACATCTCCAAACCGGGATTCATCTTCAACAATACTTGCATATAGCTCGTTGTCCTTGCATTCATTAGCAGTCGGGTCAAAGCGTGTTGCCCATGCTAGCCAGTCTGTATTCTCAAGGATACAGCAGAGACTACAAATCTTCTGTTCTCTTGTGGCTAGTGCTGCCCTTATATGGTCTGCTTGGTGGTGTTGTCTGGTGTCACGGTACTTTCTCATCTGCCGGGCCAGAATCCACCATGCCCATTTCTCTAGCACTTATTCCCCTTTGAATGCTGACTCATCGAGGTCTTCAATGGTCTCGTCGCCAGGGATTTCAAACTCGAATCTGCTGCTTACGTTTGCTTCATTGAAGGAGTCCTTGACGAACTCAGCCTTGAATTCATTTCCATAGCGGACTACAACCTTGTCTACTTTGGTATCAGTAATTGCCCAGTTGTAGCCCTCCACAGTCCGGCCTCGTTTAAGAGGCTCTTTCACAATTGTATATCTCATAATGCTCTCATGCTAAAGCATGAGTTACGAGATTGTCAACTGCCGTCAGTCCACCAGATTGATTCAATGGAGTGATTGAGGTATGTCTTCTTCTGGCCATTGACCAAAAGAGTAACGTATCCACCATCACCTACCAGCTCTACAATCTGCTCAAGGTGACTGACAATCTCTTCATGGTCCATGTCGCCAACGTCAAGAGGGTCTGAGTAAATCAGTTTTCCTGACATGAGGCCCAGATGGATTCTGTATTTACCCATTCTCTGGACCACCGTTCAGCCTCTCAAGGTCCTGACGGATGACCTCGTTGCACTCTTCCGAGTTGCAGAACGCTCCATGAAAATCAATATCGATGCGGCCAGTTGGTCTGCCACAGATGAAGCATACGTGAGGGTCATCAGAATGAAATCCAGAAGGGTCATACCAGTACGTCCCATAACTGTCTCGGCCTGGATACTCACCATGCCTGATGTCTACTGCCATTGCTTGTGTCTCCCTGATTCTTTCTTCTTGAGCAGCATCAGCCTCTTCAATGTAGCGAGAGAACCTACTTAGAGATTCACTCGCCTCAATGACTACCGGCCCGATTCGTCTGTACGAATCCACTGCCCTTTGAAAGTGCTCAACAATCTCGTCCCACTCCTCATTACTCCTAATAAACTCAGGCTCAGAAGTGAATCCAAGACGCTGCCACTCATTCCCCTGCGAGTCTGGCACGATTACCACAATCCTCTAGAATCTTGAGGATTTCAGCAAGGGTTCGACGCTCATCGTTATTCCAGTAAATGAAATTGTACTGGCGAGCATCGCCATTCTTTCGCCTCACCTCATCATGCAGGTATTGGGCCGCAATCTGCAAGTCATCGTTGTGAGCATGACCCTTAAGATTGATATACACCATGGCACCACGCAGACACATGTGTCCTTCTGCGTTCTTTAGTACGCCCTGTGTCCAACCCATCTCCCACAGGCTCTTACGCATTGCGAAAAGAATCTCTGAGGGGATGAGCTGCCCCTTCCTTCTGCGAATTCTACCGACGCGCACAGAAGGGATAGAGCCTGAGCCTGGATTGCCCTTTGACTTGTTCTTGGTCAAGTCTCTTACATAGCCATCAACAAGTCCCTTGAACTTGGATGACACCTCTGCATCAGGTAGGTCACGCATTTTCCTGATGTCATTGAGTACGTTTACCATATACTCTGGTATTCCTTCCAGAAGTAGTAGCCTCTTAGTTCCATCAAGATAGAGCCAAGGACATTCAAGCCCTTACCATCGCACCGGCCCCAGAACTTATCTCCCCAATGATTGCCCTCTACTAGCAGAGCAGCACCAGTTTCAATAAGCTTTGTGTGTAGGTCAGCATGCTGGTCGAACTTCGCCTTGACTACCTCTCTCATACACGTTACCTTGATGGACTCCCACTTGTCAAGGTCTAGAGGGATGCGCCTACCCATGTTCTTTGCAGTTTGTGGGTCGGCCTGAACCATCTTCTCAAGATAACGGTATTGCTCAGCCTGGTCGCAGAGAGCCGCTTTGTACTTGGCTCCCTGGAAGGCCGCTTCGTTGTTGCTGAATGTCAGATTACCTACTCTGACTGGTCTGACATAGAAGTTAGATAGCCAATCATACTGACCATCAAACTTCACGATTGGTTGTACTGGAGTCACCTTCTCGCCTTTCGCTGATGACGTAGAACCATCGACAAATAAAAAGAATGAGGAGGACCCATACGAGTCCCCCAATCACAAAAAACATTTCACAGCCATCCAAAGAACCAGGCTGCCCTGTGTGATAGGCAGCAAAAGAATACTCGTCGTCTCAGAGTATCGAAGCTTACGCTGTCATCGCACGTGGAACCACATTGTTCACACGACACTATCCTCATCTTCTTCCACGTCTGGCCAATAAAAGCCCGGAATGTCGTAGCGCTTGATGAAAACATAAGACAACTCTGCCAGTCCAATACCTATTAGACCTAGCAGCAAGCCTATAGCGTACATCAGCACCGTTTCCATAGGGCTATGTTACGCTCATCACTTGTCAAAGTCAAGTGATACGGCAAAAGCCGCTGATTACTCAGCGGCTAGTTCCCGTTCCATTGCAAGGACAGTACGTCCCTTAAGAGCACGTGCAGGCTTGCCATCCACGAATTCGTAAACCTGTGGTACTGACATAACCTGCTGCGTATTCTTGATTTCCTCTGCCTTGTCAATGTCTACATACACGACAGGATAGTCTAGCTTCTCAGCTAGCTTCTCGATGTGCGGCTGTAGTCTCTGACAAGGTACACACCAATCAGGTGCAGAGAAAACAACGATTGCCTTGCGGCTGGTGTATGACTCAAAATCCTTGAGGTCATCTACCTTTACTAGGATTCTCATCCCCTCCAATTCTGTACTGCACGAATGCTGGGGGCAAGACGCTCAACCGCCTTAGCAATTGAGTCAGGGTCTCCGTTGACGTAGATGTTGACAGTCACCTGAATTGAAGGACCGACCTCAGCCTCAAGCTCCTTGACCTCAGAGAAAGGAGTAACTACGTCCTGCTCGTGAACGAAGTTGGTCTCGTTGTCCATCTTCTCACCACGGAAGTTGCCCTTCACGTACTGAGAGTAGAAGCGACCCTTGCTCAGAGCGCTTGCAAAGGCACGGTAGTCATCCTCGTTGAAGCCAGTGTACTTAATGACACTGCCACCCCAGAACTGAACGACCAGTTCCTCTGAGTTCTTGTTCCAGTAGACACCCTGGAGAGCACTGCTGTTGGTGCCAATTGCATTGGTGTAAATGAAGTCCACGATTTTCCTCACAGATAGTTGTAAATTGCTTTACGGAGCCTAAAGTACAGGCTCCGTAGGGGGTTGTTCATCTTGCCTCTCTATTGTCCCATGATGCAGGTACACATCAATGAGACTACCAGTCTTGATGAAGATAAGGCGGCCAAGTTCTACCCAGGTACCGCTAGGTTCCTTGGCGATTCTCTCAACCACCTGCTCCAACGTATCAAGGATATCCCGTTCTGATGGCACTGTCAAGACGCCACCAATCATCCACTGATATCCTTTTTCATCAAAGACTTCCTTGAACTCTTTGGCTAGTCTTTTGAGTTCCACAGACCCAGCCTTTCAAGGAACATATTAATTGACGCAGTGCTCTGCTCAACGATTCCAAAAGCATCTACCGTGTCATCATCAATAGGAACCTTTGCCTTAGCCAAAGCCTCTTGAAGAATCGCTGATAGGAGTGAGACTGAGATGTTCAGATTCCTCACTGCTTCCTCTACAGAATCTATGATTGCAGAGTCAGTCGTCAATACAAATGATTCTCTTTCATCCATTATTTTTCGTTGCGGTACCGGTCCTCAACGATAGCGTACAGTTCCGCTAGATGCGCTTCTGCTACTGCTACCGCTTCGGGGTTTACAGCCGCGAACTTCTTTGCATTCTTGAGGTCTTTGAGAAGGTTAATCTCAGTACGCCTCTCCTGTGCAGTGAAGTCGATTCTGGGCCTCTTAGGCTCGGCCACCGTTCCTCCTATTCCATAGCATGTCTTTGAATACTGAAAGGGCATGGTTCGCTGCTTGCCAGTATGTGTGATGATTCTTAGCGTACTCACAGTTCACTGACTTTTCCAACTCTTCAAGAGCATGTAGCTCATAATCGTTTTCACACAGCAACCTGTAGTCCATCTGCAAGCTCCTTTAGTGTGGGAGGCTTGCCATTAAGACGCTCAAGCATCTCAACACCGGGCCTTCCCTTGCGTACAACCATCTTAGCATCATCTGCTGTCCAAAGTCCATAGACGATGCCAGCCGTGAAGCGTGCTGGAAGGAACCTGCCACCCATCTTGGCTTCGTACCTAGCATAGCGCCTGTGCTCTGCGACCGCAAGACACTGCAACGCAGCTAGTAGCGTGTCCACCTTCACAGTGCCCTCCCAAGCCTCTGACTTGGGGTACCCGTATTTGAACAAATCATCCGGGTCTTCGCCCATCACAACCTTTGCGTAAAGGCCCATGAGCTTCTTGGCAGCATCCTCATCCAAGTCAGTTTTGTCCTGGAAGTCATCGAAGATGTGCTGATGGGTGAACTGTTTAGACTCCCAACTTGTAGTGTCATCTGTAATCTCAACTACAAAGTCACCACCTGGAGTCTCGGTATCATTCTCGTGCCTACCAGGCATTCGAAGCGTTACTCCATCATAAGGACTGGTAGAGAGAATATGTTTCATTCCTCCAGTCACGTATGGAATACGATTATTCAGTTCTTCAAACTTCATTGCTCTCCTAACATGGCAAAAGCCAGGAACTTAATCCTGGCTATGCCTTCTCCAAATACTCGTGAGGATGGTAGACGAATCGGTCAGTGTAGTCTGACGGCTGCCCATTCAAGTCCATGAGCTGAATCAGTTGCTTGTATGGCAAGGCAATGCTTGTCACCGTTGCCGTACAACCAATCCAGGCTTCCTGTCCCTTTGGAGCGCGAAAGACCTTTACTCGGTCTCCCTTGTTGACTCGCCTTCCCTTATGGTCAGTGAAACTGTATTCATTTGCCATGCTCCCCAGGCAGGATTCGAACCTACGTCGCTAGTCCTGATTCAAAGTCAGGCGGCCCCTACCAAACAGAGCAACTGGGGAATGGGGCCTTTCAGCCCTTTCGGATTTCGATGTCTGCCCAAGCAATCATAGCCTCACGACCACGACTCTTGAACTCCACCAACTCCCTTGTTGGAATACCTTTTCCGTATGCCCATCCAGTGACAAATGCATGCCATCCAGAATCAGCATACCAAAAGGTAGCATACGCAACTGCTTCTGCAAGAGTCTTAGGCTCTCGCTCTCTTGGGTGATACATTAACCAACCTTTATGAGGTTCTTTGTGGGCCACATGAACTCTGACATTCCGAAGCCGTCAGGTCGATTGTACGCAGGCTTCAACCAATTCTGCAAAAGCCCGTCCTCGTACTGCTCCTCACCTTCCGGCCATGGCAGAACGGTTGCTCGGAATCCAATCCATTCAATCCGCATGCTGTCAGACCAGACGACCTCAACCTCGTCGCCAACCAGGAACAGCGTCTCTTCCGTGTTCTCCATGCTTCCACTCTAGCCAATCTCGTCAGTGAAGTCAAGCAGCTCCCAGCCCTGTTGCTCAAGTGACTGACTGTACTGCTTACCATGATGACCACAAAACAGCAAGGCCATCGTGCCCTTCTCTGCAATCATGAACGCCTGAGCGCTGCATTTGTCACATCGGTCCTCGGTCCTTCTCAGAGGACGCTCCATCACTGCTTCCATCATCATGCTCCTTACGATAGCACAGAACCCCTAGCGGATGCTAGGGGCCAGTGTTGTTATTGTTTTGTGCTTGTAGCTGCCGCATGGCCGTCTCAAGTTCACTCTTGACTTTGATAAAGTTGTCCATCAATTCGTAATACTTTCCACGCCACTTGTCTAGGTCGGATTCGACATTGTTCAACTCAGTCTTGAGCCCCTGAATTTCAGTCCTCAATTCTGTTCTGAGTTGAGCGGCTGTGTCGTCCCGAACCTTGCTACGACTGAGCCAGTGTTCGACAAACTTAAGCCCAACACCCCCCAGCACTGTACCTATCAAGGCTATCCAAGCCGTAGTAATCTCGGGCATTTATTTCAGCAACCTTATCCTAAAGTATAGGAATGCCACGATGAGGGCCAAGGTAAGACTGAATACCCAAGTTAGCGGTGTAAAGCCGATTGCCAACCATCTTAGGATGGTCATGAAAGAATAGGAGAGGAACATCAGAAACAAACCTGCTGTCCTGTCCACACCGTCGTTTTTGAATGCTCCCCAAAGAGAGACACCCGCACTCATGGTATAGAAGGCACCGATTACCATTCTTACGAATACGGAATCAATAGCCTGACCAATTGGTGTTGTTGCATTGGCAACATACCAAGGACCCACTGCGTACAATCCTGAGACCAGCAAACCTACAGCAACAATCACCTCTATGAAAACTAGAGGATGCTTGAAAATCTTTACTAGTGCTGTTGATATCCTGGACATAACTGAATTGTAATCACAGATGAGTTAAAAGTCAATCAATCAAGTCTTCCACTGCATCTGCGACCTCCTGAGCCAACCAAAGTTCGGTCTCAGTGAGTGAGTCAAACCTCTTGAAGCGATACCTATCAATGTATAGACGAAGAAATTTAGCCCTTGAAGCAGCATCAGAGATTTCGTCTGATGTTGCTTGAGCCTTTAGCACCATCTTAATGGTGCTCCAAATCTCCTTAGTCAAATCCTTTATACACTGAGATACATCTTCATCGCTTTCAACGTACACGTTCCTCCCCTCAAGGGGATTTTATTGCGGCCGGTAGGGATTCGAACCCCATAGTTCCCTAGATGTGCCTAGTATACCCGGCCTGGAGGCTTAATTCAAATCCTCCTGCTTTATTGCCTCTCCGTCGTAGAGCTGGTTTGAGAGCCAGTGAGAAACATCCTGACCATCCCGTGCCGCCAATACAATGAGCCATCGTGGTTCTTTGCCACTCTCCTTACAATCGTTGCACAGATTGAAAGTCATGCTCTTGAGTAGTTTTGACTGCGCAGAGACAAGGCTGAATCTCTGACCCCCACAGCTATCGCAAACTAGTTCTCTCACTCTTCCTCGTATCCTATTTCGCCAATGACTTCGACTTCATCGTGCTCAAAGTAATCGAGCTGCCACTGACCCTCATCGTCCCAATACTTCACCAAACAATGAAACGCCAATACCTTCTCGATTATTCCGAAGGCGTCGCCTTCGTCAGTTTCTACCCTTACTACCTGACTTTCCCGGTGCATCATGGACCTCCAATATACAGTTTACACCTAGGGAACGAATCAACTGAATCAGACTGCCTATCTGTTCAGTGATGAGCAGCTTTTGGTGCTCAGTAAGGTTGTCGAAGGTGTTCTTGTACGCCCATAGTGCGAAGTTAGGAACGTCATGCTGTGTTGCAGGGTATTGCACAAGGTCACATGTGAATCCTGTGCCAGGCTCAAACCTGAATTCCCTGAACGCCTTCCTGACGTTCTCTATCTGTAGCAGAGCGTACGCATTCTCTGCACTCACGACAACCTCTCCTTGATTCTCTTCCACACCTCTGGAGTCTTGTGGGCATTGCGATAGGTATCAACCTTAGCGCCATTCCAATAGACACCGCCCCAAACTCCAAAGCCATTGTTATCCTTGGCTGCCATAGCACATTGCTTCATGACTGGACAGCGAAGGCACATCTCATCTACATATCGGGCAGAAACTTTATCCTGCTCATAAGTTTCAAAGAAGAAAGAAGTGGGAAGCCCACGGCATAGTGCCAGGTCTTCCCACTCCACTTCCTCTGGACTTATGCCCCTTTGCTCAAGAATGCTTGACATTTTTCCTCCTCGCGTCTCTTGCCACATTTCTACGACTGGCACGACACGCTTTACACATACGCCTACCTTTGTATTCATATGTGTTATCAGGAGTGAATTCGTGACCCTGCACGCATTTAGTAATCGTTGCGGCCTGAGCCTTACGATTCTTTACTGCATTGCCACGCCTAGTGTTCTCTCCCATTGTGACCTGTTCAAGGTGATGCGGATTGCAACACTCTCTTACCTTACACAGATGGTCAATAACTAGGGACTCGTTGAGCGTCCCGCCTGCCATTTCAAAAGTGTATCTGTGGGTCTTTATCCACTTACCGTTTACTCGAAACAAACCATATCCACCAGCATCCTTTACTGAGTTCCAAATCCAACACTCAGAGGAGTCAATGGTAATCTTTTCGAGAAATCTATCAGGCAGACCGTACATTACGGTTAGGAACCCTCCACATTCCATCGGCACCAACCGCAATGCGAGTCTGGAATCCCCAGTTACCGTCACGGTAGGCACCGTCACGCTTTGACCAACCAGAATGATTCTTGCTCTTGCGGAAGAAAACCAGGTCCCAACCCTCCCAGCGAACGTCATTGCCCTTTTCCTTCTGGGCGGTAACGAACTTCTCAACGGAGTTGTGGTCTAGAACAACAGACATAATCGCTTTCTCTTTTCTTGTTTTACTGATGACAGAACAGGGAGGCTATTAACCTCCCTGTTCAATTATTAAGTCTTCGCTTACTTAGTTGCCTTGCGAGCTACTGGCGTAGTGTCCTTTACTTCCTTCTGCTGCTCAGGCTGCTTTTCAGTTGCCTGGTCAGAGGTGACAACACCACCACCGGTTAGCTCATCGTCCTTTGCAGAACGACGGAATGCAGCGTCTTCGAACTTCCATCCACCCTCACGGGCACGACGGGCAGCTAGAGTCTCTACGTCTGGACGGCTCTGGTAATTCTCTAGAGCGGCCTCGTAGTCAACGAAAGCTGAGTCCTTTACGCCTGCATCCTCAGCACGCTTTGCATCCTCGTCCGCTAGTGGGTCAAGGTGTGGAGCAACAACGTCCTGAGAAGTCTTTGGCTCGTACTTGTATTCTGCCATTTTTGATTTCACCTCCTTCTCCTCAAGTCTGCGCATTCTTGAAGAATTCTCTAAAAGAGTAACACAGACTTGATTATGAAGCGGAGGTTACTGCTCAAGCTCGATGAGCTTACCAGTCCTAGTCTGCACTGAATCGTTCTCAGTGTCAAGGACAACACAGTGGTAGAAGTCACCATTCATTTCAAGACCGTACACGCTACTGTAGCCGCTCTGGTGCATGAAACTGTAGTTCTCCATCCATGTGTGGTAGTGTCCGTGGAACCAAATCTTTGGCTTCACGACTCGACCAATCCGATTCATCAGCTCTCGATGCATCTGAGAGTCAGGGTCATTCTTGAGCCGGAACCTGAATGGTGCGCACGTGGGAGCGTCATGAGTAAGAAGGTAGTCAGACTGACGACCAGCATTCTCCAGACCCTTTACCACATTCTCAGGAACCTTCTCCTGAGACCACCAAGACTTACCAGGTGTACGGTGAGCCTTGTCGATAGAGACTGCGCCACCAACAGCCTGGAACCACTTGCCATCCACGCTCCAGCGCTTCACACGGCCAGTGTAGCGAATGTGAGAACGGATTACCGTCAGACCTGCGTAGGTCTTTGGGTTATTCTTCTCCATCCAGTCAAGCCTGTCCCAGTTCTCATGGTTACCGGCCACAAAGTAGACCTTGACACCATGCTTGCGACACTCATCATTCAGAGCGTCAAGATAGTTGAAACCGTCAACCTCGTGCTCCCAATAGCCAAAGTCACCAACCTGCATGATGACCTTTACGCCATTCTCGGCAGCGAGACGGACAACCTTTCGAGCGTGATTCGTGTCACCATGCCAGTCGCCTGCGATGACAATCTTCATGACGCCCTTCCTTTCGTTCGTCGTTGTACTAACTCTAACATCTTGTAGATGTCTGTGTCAAGAGATGACGAAAGGCCCCCGAAGGGGCCTGACATCACTTGCTCTTGGGAATGAATCGTCCGTTCGCATCACGCTTCTGACGAAGGTGATTGAAACGAGTGTCCACCACACCAGCCATCGTCTTTACGATAGGATTGGTGCTCTGCGCAGCCATGTCGGCGTAGTGCTCCTCAGCCTCAGCCCAGAGAGCCTGTCCGCCATCATCAGCAACAGCAGGGTCCATGTCCAGAGGACCATCAACAGGGGCGTCAATGACCTCAAGAACGGTGTAGCGACAAGTACGGAGCTTCTGCCAACCGCAATCGGTAGGAACAGAAACAACGTCACGAGGGTTTACCTCAACCTTGAGAACAGCACCCTGAGCGAACCCAGAAGCGTATTCCCAAGTGCCAACGTGCAGACCCGTGTGGCAACCCACAGAAGGGTCATGCTGAACCTGGTCACGAGGCATCTCGACCACAGCGCCAATCGGGTTAGGAATGGCACCAGTGTACTCAATGCCATTGGAGATGGCATTTCCGTGGCTGATGCTCTCGTAAGAGTCACCATTTACACGGACACCCTTGTAACCAATGAAGTTACCGTTGGGCAGAATCGTGAAGTCGTGAACCTTGAGCCAATCGAAAAGCTGCTCTCGACTGTGCTCGTTCTCGTTGGTCTGAACCTTCTCGAAGAATTCAACAAGAGGACCGAAGTCTTCCTGACCATTCTCGATGAAGCGAACAACCTGCTCGGTCAGAGCAGAGTGGACAGGAACATTGTCCCAGTGCACCTTGCCGTTGCGAACAGTGACACGCTCAGAAAGACGCTCGAAGCGAATCTGAGCAGTACGACCGATGTCAAAGAGGTCAATGACATTCGGGTCATCAGCCTCAGCACCAGCCTTAATACCGGCCCAGTTCGGGTGGGTATCCAGTGCAGAGAACATCTCACCGTTTGCGAAAACGGTAATGACCTCTCCACCAGAGTTCCGAATCAGGCTGTACTGAATGTTGGTCATTTACTTCTCCTCGGAGTAAACAGTGTTTGCGTAGATGTAGAAGTGTTCGACCGCGAGACCGAACGCGCTGTCAACCGCAGCCAGTAGTGGATACTTTACCTTGGGACTCTCCACCTTGTCAACCGTAGGTCGGTCGATGAAGAGTCGAGAGCAGACGTTCGCAACCTCATTGTAGTGGTCGATAGCGTCACTCTTGCGGATGCTCTGTACCACCTTAGTGTACCGCGCCAACTCAGGGTCGTCAATACGCTTCGCATCGAGTCGCATCAGCGTACCACGGTCGTAGTAGTCGATGCTCATGCTCAGCTTCTCGTCGTCAGAGAGCGCGTCGAAAGCCTTCTTAACCATAGCAGACAGAACGTCCTGAACCTTTACCGCATTTGCGTTCTCACGCAGGAACTTGTCCCAACGGTTCTTAGGAAGACGAACTGAATAGGCATTGCCATGAAGCCTGACAATCTGGCCAATCAGGTCTTCGTACTTCTCGTCACCAGTAGACCATACGATGAGAGTCTTGGTCTTGTCAAGGTCAGCAATTCGCTGCATCTGTGCGTAGCGCTGGCCAGGAGACATGACAGAGAATGTCTCAACAGAATCGGTACGAGGAACACGAGGCTTCTTTGTAGCAAAGACCTCTTCCCACGTCACAGCCTTGTCAGCCGTGAACCACTTCTGCTCAATGACACCCTTGGTAACGATGAAGCTACGAGCAGGAACGCCATTCTGTTCTGCCCACAGACGCATCTTAGCACGGTGAGACGTAGAAATCTCACCATTCTCGTAGCCACTGATGAGCACAAAACGGTTAATCTCGTTGAATCGAATGCTGTGATGGAAATTCACAGAGTTTCGACCATAGTCCTGACGGTATCGCAGGTGCGGCTGAGAAATCTCAGTAGGAATCTGCTCACCCTTGTAGGTGATTGCATTCGTACCAAGACCGGAAAGCTGACGCCACTTCTCCCACTCAGCACGAGCAGAAGGGTGGTCAGGCTTTGCATCAACGGCAGCCTGAATCGTGTTGACGAACGCATTCCTGATTTCCTCACGCAGCTTCTCAAGCGTGCTCAGCGTGTGCTCAGTGTAATGCAGGTCTTCACGAGAAGGCGTGAAATTGACAGAACCAATTGCAACCTTGGCAATGATTCCGAAGTTGCGGCTGTGGTAATAGCCATTCTGAGGACGGTACAGAGTGTTCTCATTGCTGACACGGTAACCAACGTTACCCATGACAACATAGTCTGTGTTACTACCCTCAACAAGGGTGATGTCGTCGCTCAGCTTGAGTCCATCAAATCGAGCAGGCTCCTGTCCGTCAATCAGAACGGTGCCAGGCTCCCAGAACTTGAAGAACTCACGAGCCTTCCACTCGAAATCATTCTGACGGTGGACAGGAACGGAAATCTCCACGCCATTCGGCTCATCAACTTCCTGAGTGTGAACAACCTGCATCACACCAGAGCCATCCTCGGTACGAGAGATAGCAACATGAGCCATCTGGCCGTCCTTGACGGAACGAACAGTGAACTGCTGAGTGTAAGTCAGTGCAGACTTACAACCAAGTCCAAGCATACCTACCTGCTCATTGGTAGAACGCTTGGTTGACGCACCATACTTGGAGTAGACATTGCGAATGTCTTCCACAGACAGGCCAACACCGTAGTCTCGAACCTTGAAGAAGGGAGACATGGCATTGGGAAGGGAGACCTCAATGGGCTTACTGACACCGGCCTCGATGTGAGAGTCAAAGGCATTGGTGCTGTATTCCCGAATGACAGCCAGAACGGGGTCTGAGTAGAGGTCGGTCAGGATGGACATGACGTGCGCCATGCTCGCAGCATCCACGCTCATTGCAACAGTCTCACCGGCAAGGTTTCCCTTGCGCTCGGCATAAATAGCAGTAGGCTCCATGATTCTCTCCTTGGTAGTTGTGAGCCGGTTACGTAGTTGAGTCTATCAGAGGTCGGTCGTGTACACAACCCTTGCGATGCCAGCCGCATCGATGGCAGCATGACATGCATCGCAAGGCTTAGAGTGTCGTGCGTTGCCTGACTTGTTTCGTGCAATATAAATAGTTGCACCTATGGCCTTCTTGCACCGGGCGATTGCCATTGCCTCAGCATGCACAGAGCAAAAGCGCTCAATGTGCTCGTCGCTTACGTTGTTGGGGTCATTCTTCAATAGGTTCCAGCCTCGTGAGAGAACTCTACCACCCTTGACAATGACTGCGCCATGCCTCTGCTTCATGTTACTCTTCAAACTGAGTTCCATTGCCAGAGACAGAAAAGACCGGTCTCTATTAGAAAGACCGGTTACCTTCTCCTTTGAACATTACTTCACCTCAGTGATAGTGTAGCAAGAGATTTCTGAAAACAGAACCCTCTTGACCTTTTCTGGTCCTGGTGGCTCACAGGTGACATGATTCGCAGCTATCCATTCAGGAAGCGAATCAGGGTCATTTGAGCCGTAGGTGCCAATGTTAGTGGCCCAAGTCTTACGCTCATCACCATACTCGTTCTCCCAGGTGAACTGCACTTGGACCATTACATCGTACTGCTTCTGCTCAGCCATGTCAACTCACCTGTAGTTAGACCGGCCACCCTTGGCAAGGTGAAGACCCTCAGCCATTGCAGCACCGAATGAAGGACCATCCCCACGACCATACTTATCACAAAGATACTTGGCACGAGAGGTTGCATTGCCACCGCTTCGCTTTGCAGGCGGAGTAGAGCCATCCAGATTCATTGCTGAATCGAAGACGCTTCCACCGAATTGGAGGTCAGACGGCTTAACCTTGTTCTTGCGAGCGTACTGCTCGAAATAGCGCTTCCACTCCTGAACGAGGTCTTCAAAGCAGTCCCACTCCTGAACATTCACCAGGTAGCGAGCAGCGTTGTTGTTCTTTTTGGCAGCCTCTTCAAGAGCAATGATTGTCTTGATATCTTTGACTGCTGACCAAAATCCCATTACTTAATCGGTTCCCATTCTCCGGCATCATGCCGGTCGAAATCTTCTACATGACCGTTCTCATCCATAATCCGAAACCGACCGCTCTCCTTAGTTGCAATAGTTGCTTTGAGACCAGTCTTCAAGTTCCGGATTCGCATGTCTACACGCATTTCGCTGTATGTCAATGCTGATTTCCTCTATCGCTCTGTTGATTTCGCTTGCAGCGATGGTGAGGAACACTATGTTAAGTATCGTACCCGTCAGAATCAGTGCTGTCAAGACCTTCGGGCCGGACACGATTCCTAATCTCCTCAATCTGACGCTCAGCATTGCATGCTGGGCAAACTTTGGTGTCATCACCATTGTATTGACGAAGGTGGCCGGTCAAGATTGGCCGACCACACTTACATCTCTTGAAGTTCCGCTGCCTCGTCCTCATCAAGCTCCTCAAGATAGTCAGGGTCGTTCTTCAACTCACCATACCCATCAATGTCATACTTGACAAGTAGGTTGAAGTAGGCAGACTCATCGACTGTATCCCAGTCGCCATCTCGAATCTCCCTGTACAGAGCTTCGATGACTTCCTTGCGCTTGTCTTCTGGTACGTACTCTAGCATGAGGTCTAAAGGGAAGTCAAAGTACCTGGTACCTGAACCCCAGCCCATTACCACCACACCAAAATACGGTAATTGCCCTTTGGAATCAGGCCCTCGTATGCCAGCCAGTTAAGAAGCAATCCCTCACCAGGCTCAGCATACTCTTCACGAGGCATTCCCTCAGCCTTGAACTTCTCAATGGCAGCCTTGGCCTCTTCAAAGGTGTAGTCATCAATCCAAAGATTGAGTTCATCACCCTCTTCGACGCCATAGTTTACCTCAACATCATGGTAGGTGTCCTGAGCAGGAAAGCCCATTGCAGCTCCGCCTTCCCATTCGACTCCCCAATTGTTCTTCACGAACTCCTGGATGTCAAGATAATGCCACTCAAGCCTTGTTACCTCTTTGGGTCCTTCGCCTGTCGCCATTCTTCTTTTCCTTTGGTAGATTGCGGTCCCTCATAATCTTACCAACCTCAGTCATTTCTTCCTGACCTCGCTTGGTCTTACCCTTTGCATGCAATAGCAGAGCTAGCAGGAGGGCTTCTCCCGTATGTACATTACCACTACGGTCCCTCATGTACGCTCGGTCCATCACTCTCGTGCCGGGCGAAATCCACTTCTTCTTCATTTACACCTCCCATATTTGTATCGTAAAGTCCCAGTTCCTCAGTCAGGGCAACAAGAAGGCAGAGGCCGCATACACCATCTTCCATGTAGTCGTCCTCTGCCAATCGAAACCCACACTGAGAGCAATTAATTAGAGTCATTTCTTCTCCACCCTCTGGGATTCATTATATTATGCGGAAGGAGGAGGATTCGAACCCCGAGCCTTTTACAACCCAGCAGTTTAGCAAACTACCTGCGAGACCTCTCGCTCACCTTCCATAAAGCCTCAATTACCGAGGCTCATCCTGATGCTCTGCTCCATTGCAGAAATGTAAGAAGCCGTATCAGCCTCACGTGCCTTTGAAACAAACACGCCCCTGGTGTCTACGGTCTTGCCATCCTTCATTAGACGTATTTCATACGTCGTTCCTTCTGTCCCCATGAAGGAGCCTTCTTCGACTCCCAGCTCCCAGGTATAACCCTCTGGAGCTTCTGATAGTGTATATTCCATGTAGCCCTGATGGGACTCGAACCCACATTGACCCGGTGTTTGAGACCGGCGCATATACCTGATTCTGCTACAGAGCCATGAGACTGACGAATCAGTCGTTGTCAACGTACCGAAGTTCGTTGATGTTGTTCACACATGCACCCTCTGCCCAAATCTTGTTTGCAGAGATGCACTTACTTACCTTCTGATTCTCAAGGTAAGTGTTGGCAACGATTCCACCAGCAATGGCGAAGACGAAGCCAAGGAATCCCAGCAGGACCAGAATTCCAACCTTGACGCTATTGCTATCAAACATTCCACTGTCCTGTCCGACACATTGTGTCAATTCGAGCCTGGTGAGCATTCATCTGCTCCAGCGTAGGGTCAGTGACACGAGCACTCCAATGAAGAGTCTCGTTAGCAGCCTTCTCAAGCCACTCGTATGGAGCATCAGGATAGACAAGCTGATAACTCTGCATTACGAGGTCTACTGCGCTTTCCATTTTCATTCCTTTGTTCGAAAGTACCCACTAAGAGAATTGAACTCATGTCTCCTGCGTGTCGAGCAGGCGCTCTACCATTGAGCTAAGCGGGTTGGGGCCTCAGCCTCGAAGCCTTTTAATCATTCCATCTCGGAGCACTCGCCACTCTGCCATGGTCTTTGGCGGAAGGTTCTGCTCAGTGTACAGCTTGAGATACTTGTCAGCCTTGTCACGGTTTGCTGGTCTTGCCACCGCCCGAAGTGCATTGATTCGGTCGATACCAGTCAGAACCTCATTCATGTCAGAAACGAACTGTCGTCCGACTCGTTCCATGTAAGGCATGTCAGGCATTTATTCTCCTTCGGTCCAGGGAATTTCCTTTAGCTGCTTTTCTGGGATGATGAGATTGGGGCCTTCACGACCATCAATCCTTACACCCCACTTACCACCGCGCTCCCTTGTGAGAGCTTGGCCCTTTTTACCAGAATAGTCAGTCATCGTCTTCGTGTCAACGAAATACTTGACCTCAACTCTGCTTCCCATTCTCATGTACGCCCACCGGGAGTCGAACCCGGACGCTCATTCGAGCCTAGAGTCTCAGTCTAGTGTGTCTACCATTCCACCATGGGCGCTCGTGCACTTAGTGTATCACCAAGGCACTCTTTGTGTCAATCACTCATCCTCTTCGAAGAGGACGTTGCCGTCCTTCACGCAGAGGAAGTCATTGTCATCAGCCTTCTTCGACTTGCGCTTCTTGCTCTTGGAAGTTCCGAAGGCCAGACCATTGCTGTTAGGCGTAGCCGTGACAGAAGGAGTCCGAGTCTTGTTTGACTTCGGAGCGTCGTTCTTCGGAAGCTTCGGTGTCTTGGGAATCTCCACCTTCGGAGCCGCAGGCTTGGGAGCCTTCGGAACAGAAGGAGCCTTTACCGCAGGCGCGGCAGGCTTAGGGGCAGGAGGCTTCGGAACAGTGAATGCCATGGGAGCCATTCCCAGAGACTCGAAATCGTTCTTTCGTTCGATGTGGCCACCAGCCGCCTTGCAGTTCTTCTTGAACCCATCACTGGCTTCGGAGCCACATGCGGAGAGTCCGAAGACCATCCCAGCAGCAACGGCAGCGGATACGGCAGTGGTAGCAACTCGCTTGTTCATTTTCGACCCTTCGTCGTTGTTGTTGGTACTAGCTTAGCGTGCGGTCTTGCTCTCGTCAAGTGGCTCGAACAACCAGCCTTCAACGTACTGGTCGAAGTGTGCGTCCTTGACGTACATCCTAAGATACTCGTCCATCCAGGCTTTGGCAACCTGTTCGTTCTTGAAGCCAAACTGAATGTACTCCACCACACCGATAGGCTTGTTGTACATCCCACCAGTTTCATAGTGGGTTACACCAGCAACAGCCCATGTCCTGACATCCTCTTCCCCAGTTTGAGGAAGGGGACCATAGGGACGAACCAGGATTTTGAAATAGTTCTCGGGGTTCTTGTAAGTCATGACTACAGCCTACACGATGCCGGGCCAAACGACAAGAGGGGCCCGAAGGCCCCTTCTGTCAGAAATCTCCAGGCGCAACCTGGAAGCAGTCTACGCCCATGTCACGCCACATGTCAACCACTTGCTGACGGTCGTCAAAGACGGCCACAACATCGTAGAAGTCACGGATGTGCTGGTCAAACAATTCCTGCTTGACGATGTTGTCCTTACGCATGTCGCCCTCTGCCCTCATGAAGAGGTCACAGAAAGGAACATCGTAGAACTCCAGCCAAGCAATTGTCTCTTCACGGCAGCTAGAGTCACGACCACTCATAACCACAATGTCGTAACCCGCCTCAGCAAGTGCCTGAGCAGTCAGTACGACCTGCCTACGAGGGTCATCCTCTCCTACGCGAGACCAATCAAACGGAGACCTGTCAGACATGCTGGCAAGAGTACCATCAATGTCAAAGAGGTAAATCTTCCGCTTGCCTACCGGCCGAACGTAAGGCTTGCCAACAGGAGAGCTACAGTAGCTTTCCTCAATCAGCTTGCGCGTGAACTGTCCGCTGGACTTGAGAGACTTGTGCATCTTCTCAATGACAGGAGTAGGAACGTCACGACCACCCTGTGCTGCCCGTCCAGCATTACGCTCAATGGCAACCTTGAGGTCCACATCGAACTGCTTTACCGCAACAGGCACACCATGCTTACCGGCAATCTTGACGAAAGCCTTGATATAAGCGTGGCGGATGTTCGTGTCATCGACCACCACAGAGTATCCAGCCTTAAGCAGACCGTCAATCTGCATGTGCTCAATCTGTGTAACCATGTTCTCATCCACACCAGTCTCCTTGCCAAAGAACTGCATACGGATGTCATCACGGTTTACACGGGCACGTCGCTCGCCCTCCATGAGCCACTGATGGGCGAAAGTGCTCTTACCACATCCAGGGACACCCCGGAGAATGAGAAGCGTTGCCATGTCTTTCCCTTCGTTGTTGTTAGCTCTACTCTAGTCGAACAGACAGGCCGTGTCAACCCCTACGCAAAAAGGGCCCCGAAGGGCCCTTCTGCTACTTCTGGTTGTTCATGTTGTACGGACAGTCATCCGAATGGTACGGAAACTGATATTGACAGGATGAGCATCGAAATGCCTCTTCACCCATCCTGACCTCAGAGGTCTCCGTAAATCCTATCTTGACAGGACTGACAGAGACCTGAGATACGGGACTCTCGCAAAGACTCTTCGTCATTGAAATCCTCATCTCGAATAGGCTGACCACAGCCTATGACTGGGGTACATATACCTTCGCGTACAGCCTTTTGAGCTGCCGTCCTAAATACATTCCTCATGCTTAGCCAATCATGAAGCCGAGCACGAAGAACAGAATGGCGAGAACCGCAGGGTGGGAACTCAGCCATGACCAAACGGCCATGCCAATGAGCTTAGCATTTGAAGCAGCCTCATCGGCAGTGCGAGTGGCGTCAGACAATTTATTCTCCTTGTTATGGGAGGCTACCCAACAGGGTAACCATCCTCCGTCTTTGCAGCGGGCTTGAGCTGCTTCCAGATTAGCTCATCGATGCTCTTGCCGTCAAGCAGGTTGAACATGTGGCTACGGTAGAGGTCCACACCGTTGGCCTTCATTGCGAAGTCACGTCGTGTGAAGCCCTCATCCATTGAAGAAAGAAGGTTGTGGAAGATTCCACGCACTTTAATCTCAATCTCCTCGTAGTCGCTGAGCAGCTTGCCACCGACATCCTTGACGAACTGGTGGAACTCGTCAGGCAGAGCCTCACAAATCTCCAGAATCGTCTTGCCCTCAGTGAGCTGACTCCATACAGAGCGCTCTGAAAGCATTGAAATCAGTCGGTGCAGCTCAACATAGTCAGCCTGCTTGAGCTTGACCATCTTAGAGCCAGAGCGGATTACAAGACCCTCAGCGTTAGGACGGTAGTCCGCTCCAACAGCCTCGTGAATGTTCTTGTAATCGAACACCTCGGTTACCGGCCCCTGCCAATCCAGCAAAACCGAAGCCTCACGAGGACCGTACACGTAGCCGTGCTCCTTGTTGACCGCACCCAGAAGGATAAGGTCATCCATGTCCCCATAGTCCAGGACGATTCGGTTGTCAGGGTAGACAATCTCGAAAATGAACGTCCAGTCGTGAGGAACAGCAGTGTTCTTGTAGCGCTCCAGCCACAGCTTCGTGGCGTGGATTGCCTGGTCAGACTGGAAAGAGCCTCGCGTAGCAATTCCGTACTGGAATCCGTAAGGCGGAATCGCGTCACTGTAAGGCATTACGGAGTAAAGGATGCCCATAGAGCCGTCCTTCTTGTCCGTCACCTCAACCGGAGCATTCCAGTCAATGTCAGCAGCGTGAGAGTCCCCCATGTTGAAGAACTTCTCGAACGGACGAGCAATGACGTTGTCAAACTCGTCAATGATAAGGCCACGACAAGCAAGCGTACATGCGTTCCACTTGCCAGCGAACTGCGCCTTCTCGGAGTAGTTCAGGATTCGCAGAGGGAGAACCGGATGAGTCTGCACCCGAACAAAACCCTCGTTGACCATCTGGTCAAGCAAGTCCTGAGAGAAAATCTTGGTGAACTTCATCGGTCCTCCTTGTTAGTTGCCCTTGATTCGTGAGACTAGCCTAGCAGACTTGAACCCGTTGTTCAAGCGATTGATGTAGGCAGACGTAAAATCGGCCGGAACAAGACGCCTGCCGATTCGCTTCTCAACGTGCTCTACACAGAGCATACCTTCGTGCCCAAGTCCTGTCAAGGACCAGACGCTCATGTCGAGAAAGAAGTGTTCTCCAATCCTGCCAGTGTCAACACCACAGTCAAGGCAAAGCCACTTCTTACGGCTGTTCTTGTTTCCGGCCAATTTATCCACTCACCTTAATCACAAAGATTTTTAGTGGAAGGCCAGGATTCTCTTCCTTGGCCTTTTCTAGATACGGTACCAGAGTCTTATGCTCTGGCCAGAATGGTTGATTTGTGTACTTGCCTGTGTAGCAGTTTTTAATAGCTTCTGCTTGGTCACAGGCAATCGCGTACATCTTGAGTTGCATCAGTGAAAGTCTTCCCAACGCATGGGAACGAAGTCGAACTCATCGCGGTTTACAGGTCCCCAGATTTCCTTGCCACACTTAACACACTTGTGGCTGTGACTCCAGGAATACTTGTTGTAAAGCGCGAGAGTGTGCTTACGCCCCTCAACGCCCTTGCACCACTTGCGCGTGTTCTTCTTCTTGCGACCACGGTTGATGGTGTCGGACTCAGTGTAGTTGCGAGCGCTGCGCTTAAAGTTCTTGGAAAGCTTCCAGTCCTTGTAGCCGCGCTCCTTGCCAGTTGCCATAATAATTCACTCCTTCAAAGTTAGTGTAGTTACACTAACCAGGGTCGTAAATCATTACGCTCCTTCCACTCTTCGAATTGATGTTAGCTACCATTATAGTGGACCCCAGTAGGATTTGAACCTACCCCATTGTCTATGTGCTCAATCCGTCGATTGCATAGACGTGGTACCTAGATAAGGTCCAATGGGCGGTATGCATCCCGGTGACCATCGGTTGCCTCTTGGGGCCAAGTCTTAAGTGCCAGAGGGAGGAATCGAACCTCCAACCTTTCTACTCTGTCATCCTAGCAGCGCTACTAGGAGGTGTCAAGAGACCGTGCACAGTCAGATGAACACTATAGAGAGACTGTTCTTACCAAAGAACTTCCCCGGCATGCGACAACCAGCCTAACATGGAGCTAAGCTGGTTGTCAATAGTCGAATATTAGCCTTCGACTGGTGGCTCTGTTGGCTCTGGAGTTGGCTCCTCGGCTGGCTTTGCAATAGAGTTTAGACGTGCAGTCTCATTGCTGATTTCATCTGCTGCGCTCTGAGCGTTTGCTAGAGCTGCGTCTGTAGCTGCCTTTGCTTCATCTAGCTGACGGTTCTGCTCAACGTCCTCAGCATCTTCTGCTGCTGCTAGATTTGCTGCTGCTTCACGCTCTGCTGCAAGGGCATCCTGTGCCTCTCTAACGGCATCCGTAAGTGGTCCAACAAGTGCATCAACACGTGCGCTGACACCGCTTACTGCCTCACGGAGGTTTGCAACCTCAGTTGTTAGGTCTGCCATTTGTTCCTCCAATCCCTGCTGGCCTACGCGGATTTCCGTCAGAAGGTCAGTAAGGTATTGGTAGCCCAGATGTTCTACAAAATCCATTTAATCAATCCTCCTGCCTCTGATGGATTAGGCGCTATCAGTATAGCAGGAAGGAGATTATGAAGTCTAATTAACTTGCTGTCACGAGAGGATTTGAACCTCTAACCTACCCTGGCCAAGGGCATTGATTCTGCCTGATTGAATTACGTGACAATGACCCTTTCGGGCCGGGCCTCACTTGGTGAACTTGTCCTTGGCGAAGGTCTCGAAGTCCTTCTTAGTACCAACAACGTCCTCCCAGTTACCACGACCACCATGCAGGCGGAAGTTGGTCTTACGGTTCGCAGCCTTGCTGGTCTCGACCAGACCAACCCATCGACCCTGAACGAACAGGTTGAAGGTGTTGTCCTTGTCGGTCTTGCGAAGCTCGAACGCCTTGGTCTTAGCAGCCATGATTATCAACTTTCGTAGAGTGAGTAAACGTTTGTGATGGTCAGGTTTTCCTTGTGCTTTCCAAAGAAACGCTGACTCATGATGTCTTCGCCAGGAACCACAATGGGCTTTGGCGCAACCTTCTGTACTGACTTCATCAGTCTATCACCGAAGCCCTGCCGTCTGCAAGACCTTCGAGTGTAGTAATGAGCAATCATTTGCTCATTCTTGGGGAGAAGCAGCGACCATGCGATGAGTCTATCAGTTCCAGACTCCGTAATCAACACGGCCTTTGCATCACCTCTCTCACCACGCCGGGCGAACATCAGCTCCTCCTGCATGTAGCCTCCCCAGCGTAGGTTCAGGCTACGGCATTTGCGATATTCTTCCGGGGTGAGATTACGCACCAGCTTAATAGCTGTTTTGGTACGCATCTTACTCCTTGATTGGCATCAGACTTTTGAAAACGCCCGGATTGTTATTGTCTACCGGCCATCCCTGTGTAAGGAACAGGATAGCAACAACCTCACCGTACGTCAAGCCATCATGCTCCATGGCTCGTGACAGAGTCATCTCAAGGGTCCACTCGTCTGCTTCGTAGGTTCTCATCTGGACACTCCAGGTCCGTAGTGATTGATGATACCCTCAAGGAACTCTCGTCCTACCGGGTTTGCTGTATGCACGTAGACCTTCTCGGGCCAGAACTCGTGCTCTGCCATCCACAGTACCACAGGACGAGTCGTGTCGTCATCCCCAAGGTCATGGTCGAATGACACAGCCTCAAAACGATGATTCTTGAGCATAAGCTTCTTGACATGACAAATGGCCGCAAAGCTATCTTTGGCCCATACCCATCCTTCCGGACATGTACGAATGTCATCAATCCATAGCTTCACGGCCATTCCTCCTACTTGACAGAGCCGTAGTAGACTCTGTAGTTCTTACCCCAATATGGAGCAATCTTCTCCTCAATTACCTTTTTGCCATAGTATCCACCAGCATTTGCATGGACCATGTACCCCTTCTTGGACACGATGCCCATGTGAAAGACCTTACCACCAGACTTGTACTTGAAAAATACAAGGTCTCCTGGCTGTGCAGCGCTTGCACTGATGTGCTTAGAAGCGTTGTACTGGTCATTAGCTACGCGCTTGATTGTCTTACCGGACTTTTTGTATGAGTAATACGTCAGACCAGAGCAATCGAAAGCGTTTGGTCCTGTTGCACCATATTGGTACCTATCTCCCTTCTGTGCCTTTGCGACACTCAGGGCCTTAGACTTCAATGTTGCTGCCTCGGCATGTGATGGTGTTGCCACAACCATTGCTGAGGCGACCAATATCGCAGCTATCGCTGACTTATACATATAACTCCAATGTTAGTGGAGCCTACGCAACTAGGTATTCATCGGGAATCCTAATTTTGTCCTATTGAGTTGTGCTTGAGCTTTCTTTCTGTTGGGGAGATAAATCCCCTTAATAGGTCGGTAGGCTCACGTGCATTCAACTGTACTGCATGGAAGGTTAAGTGTCAAGATTCTGTAACAGAACCCTTCTTGTCTCGAATTGCCTTCATCCATTTTTGCATAAGGGTGTCATAGTCCATTAGAACACCAAGGTTCCAAGGTACCAGAGTCCCCACCCTGCTCCGCCCAAAATTGCAAGCACGAGCAGGAAGGCAAAGATGATTACACCAAAGCATCCTCCGATGGCAAGGAACTTGGCCAGAGGGCCTTCGTCTCCATAGCCATTCTCAAATGCTGAGCCCATGCGATATCCGAGTGAAACGTCTTTACGTGTACTCGGGAGACGTGCCCAGTTGGGCATTTTTTACTCCTTAATAGGAAGTGGAGATGGCGGGAGTCGAACCCGCGTCCTGATGCTTCAAACAGTAGTCTATACACAGCCATGTGTCAAGGGGTGTTACAAGAAAGTTTGTGGTGGGCTATTCTGTTGCCAGGCCGCCCACTAGCCCCGCTCAGCTACCGTCAGGCAGCAAGAGCGAATGCGAACTTAGAGTTGGCATTTATAGGGTTGAGGCTTTTTAATGACATCTCCTCAATGTCAGGCTGCAAACTAAAGTCATCCACCCCAGTCGAAACCAAGGCATCCCCAGGTGATGAGTCACCGATTGGCGTACTCATCAAGGTACTCATATGCTACCTTATTCCACCGGGCGTCGTCAAGAGCGTTGTGCTCCGTGCCCTCTTGTGGAGGCAGACTAGGCTTACCTTCATTGTGCCAGCGCTGCTTGATGTCCATAGTATACATCGGCATGCCATCTGGCAAGAACCTCATGCAACCAAAGAGCTGGCTGGCCACGTAGTGGTCATAGGCTCCATAGTAGGCCCATAGCTCTGGCGTGTCAAACTCGTAGCGAGGCTCATAGTCGAGAACAAAATCTCTCCATAGTCCAGCAATCGCTTCGTTGGGAAGTACCCTTGCGTAGTCAGGATGCTGAGTGTCCCAAGCAAGGCCGCCAGAGGCCGCCTGCTTTACTGGCAACTGAGAAATGACGTTCTCCCTCATCCACTCATTCTCATTTGCTCTGTTGAGCACGTAGAGGTTGTTAGTGATGAGATACAGCTCCTCACCATCCTCACGCACAGCCCCTAGACTGATGAACCTAGTAGGCTCCTCTGGCCCAGTCTCCAAAAATTCTGTGTCATAGAATGTTTTCATGAATAAAAGACGTTGATATCGCTGAGGAATCCGTCTGGATGAAAGGAGAAATAGACTCTCTCATCGTTGTTCGGATAGACAGTTATATCTTGGTCTGTTCCTTCCTCTCCAAATGTATCTTCTTCGAAACGAATACCGGCCTCTTTGAGAATCTTCATCAATCGTTCTCTGTGAGTTAGGTCGTAATGCAAGTGACCACCCTCTCCTTCCCACCGGTCAATTTCGTGCATGTTAAATCACCTTCAACATGAATTAAGGCCCAAGTCTTATTGACTTGGGCCAGTCTCTCCAGCGGGACTCGAACCCACAATTGAGCGTTCGTAGCACTCTGGTTTATCCAATTAGCCTATGGAGAGATAGAAGCTTGGGCACCGAAGTGGACGGTCGTTTAAGATTTCGTCGCCTCCGTCGAAATCCCCTTACTTCTTGTTCTTGCGTGACTTCCACCAAGCAAGAGCTAGTGGAATGTATGGCTTAGCCTTAAGAAACAGGGCCTTGAGCCTTAGAGTTAGTGTATTCATAGCGAGCCTCGTGAGAGAATCGAACTCTCTTTATATCCGTACCAAGGATATGTGTTAACCATTAGCACTAACGAGGCATAAAGGCCGTTCCCCTGCAACTAGGTACTAGACCGTCCTGAGTTGATGGAGGCTGGTTCGGTTGCATTCTCCCCAGCATATCTTCCCATTGAGCCACCTGTCGGTTTCGAACCGACCGCCTACGCTTTACAAGAGCGTCGCTCTACACCAAATGAGCTAAGGTGGCAAGAACCGATATTGTCATTGGCCTCGGTAAAGGGCTCCTACCTTTCGGAGAGAGATAGAGGAGAGTTGAACTCCAAATACAAACAGTTTTGCAGACTGTCGGCAGCACCCGCTGCTTCTACCTCAAGTACATTATATCACAGATTGTCGTTCATCTGCCTGGCCAGATTGAATATCAGTTGGCCTGTCATTAGGTGGTCAAGCTTACCAAGAAATGGACTGTAAGCGCAACCTGTACGCAGAACGAAGTCCTTTGTCAGGACTACGAGATACGCTTCTCCTTCGTAATACTTCAACTCGAAGGGGATTTCATCAATCTCTCCACCTACTACGTAGGGACCTTCTCCAAAGGAGTAATGTATCTCAATCTGCATCATTTCACTGGCCTATTTTCTGAACATTCTCTGGACAATATGCTGCGAACGCTGCTCCTGTCAGATAAGAAGCATCACTTTCGGTTAGATTGTAGTTGCTAATCTTCCTGACAGTCTCGAAGAAATTCTCTCCACTGCTGGAAACTTCGCAAGCAGTGATTGCCAAAGCTACTAGCTTCTCGTCACTCATGTCTTTGACGCCAGTAATCTCTTCTCTTACGACTTTCACATAAGCCTTATCCTTTGTTGTCAGCTTGTCTTCGTCTTGATTAGAACCACATCCAACAAGAATGAGAAGAGTAGCTAGACTGGCTGCTACTCTCATTCTTTTCATGTGGGCAAGTAGGGAATCGAACCCTCGCACTCGGTACTTCACACCGACGCTCTACCAACTGAGCTACATGCCCTTGCGCCAAACCTTATGGGAGTTTGGAGAGATAACACCGTACGGACCTTTTGCCGTACAGCCACCCAGTGTGACGTGGGGGAATCGAACCCGCCTCTGGAAGAGTCACAATCTTCTATGCCACCATTACAACAACGTCACCGTGCATGTAGACGGATTCGAACCATCGAGGTAGGGCTTTACAGGCCCGCCTAGCTTATCCCTGGCTTACATGCATAGGCAGCTTTTCCAGAGGAGCTGCTACAACCTCTTCTTTCTATTATACTGTACGTGCATGAGGTCAGATTCGAACTGACTCACCCGAAGGAATGGTTTTACAGACCACCGCGCCTCTCCAACTTCGCCGCTCATGCATTGCCCCGAAGGGCTTTCTCCTACTCTACCACAGTCCGATTGGGAGAAGCAACCGGGCCCGTTGACCGTGGAGCATTGCCCACGATTCCGAAGTGAGTCTTGAGAACATGAATCGCATGAATCATGCTTCCAAGGTCGTCACCGTAGATTGTGTATGCCTCAGTCCCATCGGGACCAAGTTCCAGGATGTCTCGGTAGTAGCTTGGCTGAACACCATCGAGAGTTTCAACAGCAGCCAGGACATCTTCCATTGTGTAATCCATTAATCCTCCACGTACCAGAATTCCCAGCGGTGCTGATTCTTTCCTTTGGTGAAGTGCTTTATTTCTAGCCTTCCCTTCGCCTTCCGGGCTTTTAGAAGGTCTTCTAGACTCTTCTTTACCCTGTCTTTCTCAGCTACAGAGAAGGCCGTTCCAACCTGCTCTCGCTTTGCCATTTAACCTCCGAGAGGTCAGCGACCGTGCTTCTTTGCGGTCTTGCCAGTGCGAGGAGCCTTACCCTTCATCAGGTCCGCAACACGCTTCATCTGCTCAGCGACAGTCGGACGCTTGACGGCACCAGGGGTAGAAAGAGGACCAGGCATTTTATCTCCTTGTTGTCTTACATTGATTGTTTTGTTGTTACGTGGGGGCAGACCCTGATTCGAACAGGAATTCTGGATTATGAGCCCAGCGTGATACCGTTTCACTAATCTGCAAGTAGCAATGGAAGGAATCGAACCTTCGATTTTCCCTTATGAGGGGAACGTGATAGCCGTTTCACCACACTGCCATTATAGTGCTTTGGGGTAAGTCTTAAGCTTCTCTGGCTTTCGCCTCCACCTCTTTACCTTTAGCACTACTCCACATTATCAGCCTCAGACGGAGATTTTTGTCTTTGCTGTTGTGTGGGTACGTTCACTCTACCACACATCCCCTCTTCCCTGAACGCCGCCGCCGCTGTTACCTGGAAGCTTGAGAGGGTTTTGCATCCCTGATAAGAACTACTCTACATCATCTGAGCCAGTGTGTCAACTCAGCGAACCAGGCCGACTCCACGCATTGCCTGAATGGCGGAAGGAACTTCCTCAGTCATGGCCTTGTTGAAATCGTCATCGCTCACACGAGAGACGTTCTGGATGTGCTGCGTGTCCACGTTGTCGAAGAGACGAGAGGCACCCTCATGAGTCTCAAGGTCATCCAGGTACTCAAGGAACTGCTTACCGCTGCGGTCATTGCCAACGAGCAGGAACTTGATGAAGATAGGATACTGAGACATCTCCTTGACCAGCTTGACTACCGCCTGTCGGTCGTTAGGAGCACCATCGGTGACAACGAAGAGATAGACAGGATTGTCAGCACCCTTCGCAACCTCAAATGCAGCCTTAAGACCAGCAGCCAGGTCAGTTCCACCCCAGGTTCCCCAACTTGACGCGCATCCCATGACATTGGTGAGGTCAATCTCACCATGCCACTTGAATCCATTTGCAAAACCACCAACAGGGGCCATGCCGTCCGCGTCCACACCAGCAGTCCACGCAAGGGCTCGCTCAGCAATTGCCTGAACGGTGCCATCAGCGAAGAGGCCATCCATGGAGTAAGACTCGTCAATTAGAGCAATAACGTCGAATCGGTTATCGACACCCAGGTTCTTCTGGAGCTTAACAGCGCTCTGAACCTTCTTCTCGAAGGAAACGCCGTTCTGCTTGATGAGGCTCACGTTTGCAGCAGGCTGACCAGAATTGATTCGGGTCAGCGTAACCGTCTTCTTCGCAGACAGGTTAGCAGCAGGCGTGAAGTTCTTCATCTTACGCAGAAAACCCATTGTGTAACTCCTAGTTACTATAGTTGTTTATTAGAAAGCGGGGAACTTGTTAGTCGTCGTTCCTCTTAGAGGTTAGCATACTCAACGTTCCCCGCTTGTGTCAACAGGACTGGTCAGCCACTCGCATCCCACCGGCTTGTTGTCTACCCTGGGGCCGACTCATCCGCCTAAGCCTTGTCCGCTGTGTCCTGTTAACAGTGTGACATGCCATCTTGGCTATGTCAAGCGCCCCTTGAGAGAATCGAACTCCCTACGCTTGGCTTCGAAGACCAACGCTCTATCCAATGAGCTAAAAGGGCAAAGTGGTCCAGGTGGGATTCGAACCCACGTCCACAAAGATTAAAAGTCAATTGCACTACCAGACTGTGCGACTGGACCATAAGGGAGAAGTTAAACCGCATGGGAATCCCATCGTTGTGCTTCTCGATTACACCACATTGTTTCACCAGAGGGAATCGAACCCCAATGTGATTGAGCACCCTTGCAATGATGCTTTGTACTCCGACACAGACTTGAACTGTGGACCTGATGATTAAGAGTCACCTGCTCTACCAACTGAGCTACCGGAGCTTGGTTGCCCTACGATATCATAGGGCTTTATTTTATTATTTATATTATAGGTGGGAGATTGAGGCGACCAACCTCTCACTCCCTCAATTACGTACCATGCTAGCACATGTGGTCTGTACGCTGCAAGGGGTATACGGGCTATACCTTGCACCCAATAAGGTCTGCTAGAACCTGCCTCGTTCAGTTTCATGCCGGGGCGAGAAACTGATAAAACTGCCGTGGAGTCGATGGGATTTGAACCCACAATCGCTTGCATGCCATGCAAGTGCATTACCGTTATGCTACAACCCCGAAGTAGGAACGGCTGGATTTGAACCAGCGACCGATGCATTATCAGTGCATTGCTCCGACCAGACTGAGCTACGCTCCCAAAACCCTTTCGGGCTCATGCTGCTTCGTGTTCTTCAATCTCAGCGTACTTGTACTTCTCGTCGCTGTCAACAAACTTCTGAGCCTTTTCCTTGGTGGTAAAGACTCCCAGAATCTCGATGCCGCAGCAGCAGACTCCGTCAGTTACTATGTAAATCATTTTTCCTCCTAGTTTGTGTACCCAAGACACTTAGGAGGTGTCCATCTGTTGACTACTCTACACCCTTCGGTGCCGGGCGTCAACCGTATCCCCAGCAGGATTCGAACCTGCATCTAGACTTTAGGAGAGTCTTGTTCTTTCCCTTGAACTATAGGGACTTGGCCCGAAGGCCATTGCTTAGCGTTCCTTGACTTCCCTACGAGATACTACCTTGTAGGAGGTGTTCTTGTCAACCGTCTCGTAGACGACCCCAGAGTCACCGATGAATGTCAGTTCCATCTTCTTCTTGTCGATGGGAGATACCTGACTGTTCCTCAACTCACCCTTTGCAGTAAGGTCACCAACACGAAGAGCAGAAGCCTTCTTCGTAGGAACCTTGACAGACTTGGGGTCCTTACCCTTCTCCTTCGCCTGAGCCTTCATGTTCTTGACTGCCCAGAAGAAAGCCTGACGACCCTTGGCACGAGCGTAAGCCTTGGCAGAGTCCTTGATGATTTCCTTAATCGGACGGTCATCCTGAGTTACCTCAGTCTCAGCCGCAGTCTCTTCGCCATCGCCAATGTTTACAGACACTTATTTTCTCCGTGTTCGTAGAAGTGTGTACTTGCTTATGACTACATTATCTGACCTGCCAGACAGTGTCAACTGCACGTGCTTACCATCAAAGGTCTTCTGTGCTGCGACTACTGTACCATGCTTGGTAACATGTCCTGGCCTAAGTCCAAAAGCGAACCTCACTGTTTGCCTCCTATTTGTTTCAATAGGATAGCATACTTTTGTGCTGTTCGCTTGTTACTACTCTACTGGAAGCAAGGAGGGGTGTCAACCCCTCGCTACCGGGCCTTACAACGCCGAAAACCCCCGACCGAAGTCAGGGGCAGGCGAGAGCAGATTGAAATCATCTCACTGCGATTGTGCTTTTACTTGTTGGTGACAGTGAACGGAACATTACCGCCATTGCAGTTGAAGCCAGCAGGCAGGCTTCCGTTCTTCTTTACGTCCCAGTTGTTGACCACATCGAGGCAGTAACGCTGTAGAGCCTCGGGCTTGAGGGAGCCAGTCTTCTCACGAAGCTTGGCAGTCTCAGAATCAATCTTCGCTCGCTGCTGCTCAGCCTTCGCACGCTCAATGTCGTTGTTGGCCTGAACAATCTTGTCGAGAGAAGCCTGACTACGGTCATCCAGCTTTACGTCACGGATGCTTACAGAATCGATGAGAATTCCATCATCTGCAAGGTTAGTAGCCAGGTCAGCCTTTACCTTGCTCGCAATTTCACGAGTCATAGTAAGAGCCTCATTTGGGGTGTAGTCCTTGACTACGGCACGGAAGGAGTCCTTTGCAGAAGAAAGAACAAGCTGGTCTCGAACATTGTCGAAGTTCTTGTACTTCTTCCAAAGGTCACCAGCAGAGTCCTCGTTAATCCTCCAACGAGGAGTTGCAAAGATTGCACCACGGCCGCCACCCTCAAAGGTGACAGGAGCACCATCCTCCCACTTATCTCCATCAAGGTCAAGGAACTGAACCTGAGTAGAAAAGTCTTCGTGCTCAGACCACGGAGCAATGATTTGCAAACCGTTGTCAAGATTTCCCTGGTAACGACCAAATGCCGTCTGAATACCCACATTACGAGCGCCAACAGAAGTTACTGAGTTGAAGCCAGTTACGATGAGCAGTACGACAAAGGCACCAACAGCAACAAGGTAGCTGACTGAATTCTTCGTCACCACCCCAACTGCGACCGCAATCACAGTGACGAGAAGAAGCAGAACAGCGAAACCAATGTATACCATTTTTATCCTTGCGTTGTTGTGTTGGAGCTGACCTAGCTGGATTCGAACCAGCACCTAATTGATTAACAGTCAATCGCTCTGCCGTTAAGCTATAGGCCATAGGAAGGGATGCAGCACTCCACCTTTGAGCGGTGTCTCTTGCTTGAAGCGGTCCCAACATCCGCTTATTTACTCTAGCATGATTGTACTCAACGTCTTCCTCTTGTACAAGTAGGGCCGCTAAACCCTTCTTCATCACCGCCGCCGGGGCTGGGAAAGACGTAAAACCCCATCAAGCGAGTGAATCTACATGCTGTGAGTAAAGCTTACTCTACTTGGTGCTTGTATGCAATATGGAAGCCAGGCCATCCTGGGAACTTGATGTAGTAAAACCAGTCTCCATCAATGAACCTTTGCTCGAAACACTCACCCTTAATACCGGGCTGAGGACCAGTGTGCTCCTCATTGTCCCAAGCAGCTTCCTTGAGTGTCACCTGAAATTTCTTTGTCTCTCGAACGCATCCGAGGTCTTCATCGTAGGGCATTTACTGCTCCTCGTCAACTACAATCTGGTTAGGACATTGGAGAGACCATTCCTTGGCCTTCTCGTACTTGAACCAAACCCACAGACGACCCTGTCGAATTACCACTTCATCCTTGTACAGACCCTTCAAGAGCCCATCTGCGGTAACCAGGTAGCCTTCGTTCTCTGTCATGTGTTCATCCTAGCAGATGTAGTTGGAGTGTCAAGTTGGTGGAACGTTGCCGGTTAATCCGGGATTAGTATCATACTCTCACGCACATAGTATCTAGAATACGTACGCTACCCTTTGACTTTATCCGTGCCCTGTATACGAGCTTTGGCGTTCCAGCTCCGGAGGCAGGAATCGAACCTACAGGGAAACGAGTTAACAGCTCGTCGCTACTGCCAATAGTAGCCCCACCGGAATAGCCCTTTCGGGCGTCTTGCTTAGTCGAACATACTGCTGATTGCGTCAGCAATATCCTCGAAGAGGTCTCCAACCCAGTTGCCATTACTTGACTTCCGGGCACTCCCTCGGCTTGTGCTTATTACTCTACCAGACCTACAGCGTGAGCACAAGGCCCTCGCGTTGCCTGTCGTTCCAAAGTCAGTCTTGGGCTTATCTTTCTTACAGCCCAGACACTTCATCGTACCGCTGGTCGAACCCGACATAAGTCAAATCTCCTGGGGTTACCTTCTGGGACAGTCTACCATCTTCGAACAGGTGAACACCTGCACGCTTATAGGCTTCGTCAGCCAACTGGGAACAGATTAGATGCTTGGAAGAGGTTACTCTGTTCTCTACCCACTTCCAATGAATACCGAATCTTTCTATAGCCAAGGCCACATAGTCAAGGAAGCTGTATGGTGTTCCCTCTAGCTGCCGGGCTACTTCTACGATAGCGTCTCGCTGCTCCTGCGTCAACTTGATGTCTAGATAAACTGCCAGTGGACTGCCGTACTTGGTAGTTCCAGCATACTTGTCCAGTGGGCTGATGATTGCTCCACCTGGCATGGCTTCTATGACTTCCTGGTTGTCCAAAACAACAAAGACGTGAGTGTATCTACTTGCATCTCGCATGATGAATTGCCCCAGACCCACTAGAACGCCTGTCAGACCACCAATTCTGGTGAGTCCGATGTCGCCTGGTCTTGGTGTGTATTTCTTTGGTGTAGTCATACAAACTATTGTAGCATGAAAAAACCCTATCCACGAGGGATAGGGTGGGTTTTAAGTGGAGCTGGGCGGGCACCTCGCCAGGTGTGCGTTCCCTAACCCAACGTGATTCAGGTGGGACTCGAACCCACATCCTCAAAGATTAAGAGTCTTTTGCAGTACCAATTCTGCGACTGAATCTAGTGCTGGTCCCTAACCCTCGGGCGAGGATACGATGGGGTTCGTATCGGCCAGCCAGTTTGTTATCAAAGAATCCAAAGCACAAGCGCTACGATGAGTAGGATTCCTACGATAGTCCAAATTACACTATCGCCTCTCATATTTAACACCTCCCTGCGCAGGAGTTGTGGACAATGGGGGACTCGAACCCCCTCTATCTGCTTGCAAAACAGACGTGCTACCATTAACACTAATCGCCCATAGTCCTCATTGAGGACTGTCAATCATATTGAAGTTCTTGGCTTGTTCTACCAGACAATCTTCACAGATTGGCATTGGTACAAACATACCAGGTTCAAGCTCTACTGTCAAGTCACCGTCAGCTTCTTCCGGGCAAAATGTGCACTTAAGGAAGAACTCAACATCCGGTATGTTAGCCAGCATATCAAAGTTCGTCAATTACTTCAACCTCAACGTCTTTGATATCTATTCCGCAGATTTCGCCTTCGCCAAACGTATCCTTAACTGCTTCAAGGGCGTCTGATTGGTCGGGAGCTTCCACCGCCAACAGAAGGCTAACTGCAATGGTGTATGTCTTCATGAACTCATTGTATCATCTGACCGTTAAGTTCCGCAGTCCTGAGATACAGGTAGATATCTGGATTGTACTCGTACAGAGCATCCCAGTCTAGTGAGAGAAGAATGTCGCCATTCTCTTCTACCTCTTCAACTTGAAGAATCCCTCGTAGAACCAGCTCTGTCATTATTCCATTCTCGGTGCCATTCTCTTCGTTCACGACGCCTCCAAATTTTATTTTTGACTGGAGAGTCTTCGAACGTCTGGCCTCTCCAGACTTTCCTACCGAGCATTTTCATAACGTACCCTGGACAGGAATCGAACCTGCCTGTAACTGTTTAGAAGACAGCCGCGTTATCCACTACGCTACCAGGGCATTAGGGGGAACTGCCGGGATTCGAACCCAGAATTGACGGTTTATCGGCCGCTATCGCACCATTGCGTGCTGGTCATGACTCAGCCAGTTCCATGTCAGTTCCCAAGTCCCGTAGACGAGAATCGAACTCGCGCTTTAGCCTTGGCAAGGCCATGTGATACCATTTCACCACTACGGATTGTGGAGGTTCCAGTTATGAGTCGGAACAACCAAGACACTCTCACCCTGTTGCTTTGATGCCCCTTGCAAGGCCGTTGAGAAATGCGGTTTGGGATTGTACACTCCCTTGCCGACTTACATTCCTGCATCTAGCGCAGGCTAGCGGAACGGTCGGAATCGAACCGACAACTGCTACTCTGATATCTACTCACGGACGAGCCTCCAATGAGGCACCACCGCATATTTCGACAGCGCATTTCACGGTTTTACCATTAAACTACGTTCCTCACACTGGGAGCGACCCTGTGTGCATTCGATGGCATCGCGTTTACCATCAAAGTACGCCGGGTGAGATTCGAACTCACACTGTCCAGTTCCTAAGACTGGTGCCTCCTGCCATTGGGCTACCGACGCATAAACAACCTATGTAGGCTGTATCTTACTTGTTTCACCACACTTGCGACAACGATATTTTCCAGACCACATCTTCCATTCATGCTTACCACCCTTTGGGCAGGCTGCCATGTGCATCCTTGTCTTTGTAGTTATGGAGTACGCCGTGGGAGAGTCGAACTCCCAAGCAGTTGATTCTAAGTCAACTAGGTATGCCAGTTCCCGTCAACGGCGCATAAGGTGAAGGGCGTCACCGCCAAGTGTCCGGCTGATATGGACTATCAGCTTGGGGAGCTTTATCACCAAGTGGATTTGGAGGGATTCGAACCCTCTGCGGCTACGGGTCCATTGTCGGCTTTCCGTAACGTCATACCAATCAAACCCATACGTACCCAGTGAGGGAATCGAACCCCCGTATACGCGGTGTAAACGCGCCGCTCTCCCATTGAGCTAACCGGGCCTAAATCTTACGTACCCCGTGTCGGATTCGAACCGACGTTCACACGGATTGAAAGTCCGGTATCCTAACCGCTAGACCAACGGGGCATGTTCACTGCTTGTCTTCGTTACTACTACTGTAGCTTGGCTGTGGGAGTCTGTCAAGCGGCTTCCTGCACTCAGGACCACCGGGCGCGTTTACCCACTCCATACTTTTAGCTACACAAGCCTTCATCTTGCTTGTTTCATTGCTTTCAGTTATACATCCAACCATCAAGAAGCTGGCAAAGATGCAGCCAATGATTCCGGTTAGGATGGCTACTACTATTCTTGCTTCTATTTGAGTTGGTATCTTAGCTGGCACGTACCCCTACGGAGAATTGAACTCCGACCACAAGATTGAGAATCTTGTATCCTACCCTTAGACTATAGGGGCGTGAACGGATTTGTGAGCGCCCCGTCCTGCGCTGTATAAGTTAGTCTAGCGTGACTAGACTAGTCTGTCAAGCTGGTTCTTCTGGAACTGGATTGGGTGGAGTTATGTTAGGTGCCTGACCTAGGTCACGACCGATGAACTCCTGAGTTACACTACCATCAAGTGATGCTGGACGGTACTCACCAATCTTGAACTTACCTGCATCCAGGAATAGTTCTGCCTCAACTACATCATATGGGTCGTCCATCTGCGCTGTTTCGTAAGTCTTTTCAGTATATACAGCGAACTGAACGATGATGTTGTTAGTCTCTGAGTCGTAGAAGAACTGGTTAATTGGGTAATAAGCCATCTTTACCCTCCTCTCACAATCATTATATCTGACGAATGATTATGAGAAGCTTTGGCTATAGTTCTTCTATAGTCAGAGTGAAGCGCTTCTTCGTGCCGTCGTCATCTTCAACTTCGACGCTTAGAAACTCTCCATCATTGGACGCACCTACGAATGCCTCGATGCCATCATTCCATCCACCATCAATGGTTCCAGAGATGAGGTCAAGGATACGCTCGGCGTCAATGTGTTCCAAAGACATATAGCTCCTTACTCGTGCTCACAACGTTCTACAGCAAAGGTATCAGATGTTGCCGTCACCTCTGCCGGGTCTCCAAATGATGTCATGAGCCATGCATAGTGAGCACCATTGTCAAGAAGCTTCTCAAACTCGCTCAGAGCAGACTTGATTTCCCTGGTAGGAATACCTTGGATTTCATAGATTTGCTCATCCCAGTTCTTACTGCCATCTTCATTGACACCGTACTCGTAAAGCTCATACTCATCGAAGAAAACCTCTTCGTCTTCATCGTACCACCGGTCTTCGGCGGATTCAAATCCATCCGCTGGCACAGCAAAGCCCTTAAGACTTACCGCAACGCGATGGACGCTGAATCGACAAGGTTCACCGTCGTTGAAGCTTGGTGTGTACTGCTCCCAGCGTACAGAAGCAACGTGCTCCATGTCAAGCAGCTTGTCAAGACCAGCAATCAGGATAGACGTATCGTCCTGCTCAGGCCAACTGTCGTCGTCCTGCGGCTCGCCTTGCAGAGTACGACCATATAGATTTGTCACTTGCTTCCCTTCAATGTATCGGCACGAGAGACTGTGGTCTTTATCTTACCACCCATCCATGCCTTGAGTTCCATGTTACCAAGCCAGTCTGACAGACTTGGAAGCCATCCCAGGTCTTCAAAGACATGCTGCTCAGCAATTTCACGAACAGGCACACGTACTTCTACACCTGTCCTTTTCTTCTTTACTGTGATGGTGAGGCCAAAGACTCGTTCAGCCTCCCAGCATCCTTCTGTGTGATGACGCAATGCTCTGTGCCGGGCGTCTCCGAAGTGAGCCTTGGACGCATCAATCCATTCGTGAATGGCAATGTAGTCCTCTGGCTCACCTCCCCACTTCCGGGCCGAGCTACGGGCATGGTAAAAGCTATTGCTCACTTGATGTTCCTCTTGGCAGTCTTCATCTCGGACTCAAAGCGGTCAAGATTTGAGTTAGGTCCGAAAACCACAAAGATATGCTCTTTCTTGAAAATGCCAGTCGTCACACGGTTTGAAACACGGCAGTGATTCTTCACTGCAAGATATGCTACCTCATCGGCCAGAGCATTTGAGCCATTGAAAGTGTAGCGACGAGTATCGTAACTCATGGTTTCTCCATCTTTGCATAGAGGTCTCTGATATAAGGACACATATGGCCCTTATGGATATCGTACTTGGTCTTACAATGGCCACAGGTGGATTCTACCACTACCGGCCGAACCTTCTTTGCGCGCCTGAATATCCTCAATAGACTGAGGATTGAAACGCCAGGCTCGTCTTCCTTCATGTATCGAGAGTACACCTTCGTAGGAGCTGTGTCAACGCATGAAGTTCACATAGACTAGGATGCATAGTGTAGCTGCTGCCATAGCCATCTGACAGAGTGATGCCACAGTTCTTACTAGTTCTGCTTTAGACCTTGCGAGTTTGAGTTGTTTGCGTTCTTCTTTGCTAATCATCTATTCAGTATAGCAAAAATCCCCTCCGAAGAGGGGATTTGCTCAGATGCGACCTGCGGAGAAGTCAGCGAGCACACGAGGTGCATTGCTGTCAAACCCTACGAAGTCCATCATTCCTGCGTCACTTGGGTCAGCGATGGTGAATTCAGTTGCCTGAACTCCCAGAACTGCCAGACGAGCTGGAATGCCAGTCTTCTTACGGTACTCCTTGAGCGCCTGGAATGGGTGGATTTCACCAGCCCACGTGTCATTATCAGTGATAATGACGAACGTGTCTACTTCAATTCCACGGTCCAGAGCCCAACGCATTGGAAGGCTACAGTCTGTACCGCCCCAGTTGTGACGCTGGACATTACGCATTGCCGTAGCAAGGTCTGTCTTAGCGCTGATACCAAGGTCGGTAAGGTCACTGTTGCGACCGGACCAGCCATATCCATTGGACGTGAATCCACGGATGATGTGAGCAGGCTCGGTACGAGCAATGGCCATAGACATTGCAGCAGAAACCTGAGCACAGCTAAGGTCGAGACCGTTAGCCTTTGCACTCATGGAGCCTGATACGTCCAGAGCCAGCATCGTTCGCTTACCGGCAGGCTCGACAGCCTTGAATGCCTTGTGGAATCCCTCATTGAGGGCATCCGCAATAACACTCTCAGTTGTCCAGTCCTTTACACGCTCCTCGCGCTCGAAGCCCCAGCGGTCCCTTACGGTCTTCATCTGGCCTTCGTTGTAAACAACAGACGCATTCAGGAAGTTGATTGGGTGCAGACGAGTCTGTACAATCATCTCCTGATTTGTGAGCTGTCCTGCATACGCAGCAGCAAAGCGCATGTCCTGGAAAGCACCAATTCGCGCAAGGCGAGTGATGTTTCGAACAAGAGCCTGGCCACGGAGCTGTCCGTTAGCGAAGATTCGCTTCCATACACTCACGTCCTTGAGGAACTGAGTTGGGATTGTCTCCCATGAAAGCATCTCGTACTCACGGAGAACGCTGTGAACGTCCTCGACAGACTGAGCCCTCTGCATCTTCTTGAAGCCCTCGATAACCCGAAGGTCATCGGTAGCATCGTGAGGCTTGCCGAGAACGAAATCTGCAACAGATGTGTTCACATCTCGTGGGTGGGAAAGACGCATTACGTCTCGGAGCGTCCAAGTCTGCTCACCGAACTTACGAGAACGGTACTTGACCGCCTGGTAAGCCAGCTTGTCAGCATCTCGGTCGAACCAAGAAGCAACAATCTCTCGCTTTGAACGACCCCATCCAACGTTCATTGAAGTAAGGTAGTTCAGAAGCTCATACAGGTGAGTGCCTGTACGAACGACACGATTGAATACCGCCTTGACCGCCTGCTTGTCCTTACCATTGGCAATTACAGAGGCTAGAGCGAACAGGGCAGGAGACTGCTTGTATGCACGACCATTGACAGACACGTCCACAATGGTGTTCAGTACAGAGGCTTCGTCTCGCTCAATCATCTCGTTGAGGAATTGTACGTTGGAACGAGCGTGAGCGCTCTCCTTGACGTAATATGTGCCACCATCAACACCCAGAATCAGGAATCGCTCTAGGCGAGCCTGGTCAGAAACCTGAAAGACGAATCCACCAGCGTTGTTCTTGACCTGACCTGCCTTAGCCTTCTGAGACTGAGGAGTCTTGTTCAGACCCTTGGCAGCAGTGTTAAGTGCGTTTGACATTTCTTTCGACCCTTTCTAAGGATAATTAGTTGTATTCAGGAACAAGACCCATCTCGAAGTCATGCTCAAACTGAGCAAAGTCGTCTTCACGAATCTTGTAGTGTATTGCGGCTTCGATGAGCCTGTATCGTCGTTCTAGGTACTCTAGCATACCGTCATCAAGTCGCGCAAGGTCGTTGATGTGGTAGCGAGTTCTCTGAGTGCTGGCTTTTGCAGGACCAGAAACGTAGTAGCGATTGTCGTCCATGTGAGAATACTGATAGGTGTCCTTGTCCCAGATAGTTCTGTTACTGGGAACCCAATGCCACTCTACACGTGCCGTTCGCTTTTCTTCGTTAATGTCGTCTACAACGCCGACGCGGAAAGAGGACGATGTGCCCTGCTTTCCGCCGCGAAAGACTACTGCGCCAACCTCGATTTCATGACCGAGCCAGTTCTTCATAGCTTCTTCTTGTCATTCCAATCGACTGTAGTGACAACCTTCTCGACTCTTTCAAGAAGGTAAACGTTCTTGTCATCGAAGATATTCTCTTGCATCTCCGTCTTGCCTCGCTCCCAACGTACACCTACGTATACGCCCTTGTCAAGCTCAGCAATATCAAGAGTATGAATCATCCAACGAGACTCATGCTCCTCAATGGTGTCCACCAGTACCGGCTTGAATTCACCGTCTTCCACTAGGTCACCAATTTCACCGATGGCATCCTCAAGGTACCAGCCATCATTCCAGAGTTCTTTCAGCTTTTCAATTCTTTGCTCAGTGTTCATACTAGTGCGGATATATAGGTGAGAGTCGGAGTCGCCCGTGCCTTGGGCTACGTAGGATTCGAACCTACCTGTTTCTTATTCAAAGGAAGATAACCGACTTACTCTTTCGACCCGCAAGCTTATTAACGGTACAGCTTGACCTCAATATTTTCCACATGCTCAAGGTCAAGATTTTCTAGACTCTTTGCTAGTTCCCTTAGTGCCTCAGCCATATTACGTGCATCCACAGTTGATTGTAGCTGCATCTTATTCTTTGATGGCTTGAGCACCTTGAGGTTCAAGTGGAACATCATGGTCTTGCCTCCTTAAGTCCCGACGAAGGGAATCGAACCCTCGACATTTCGCTGACAACGAAGTGTGTTTCCATTACACCACGCCGGGATAACACCCTACCGCTTGAGGGTGATTGTTACATTTGGCTTACCTGTCGTCTTACGACCAGTCTGCCTGGAAATCTCCTGCACTCGTGCATTGAACTTCCGATTTGCTTCCAGTTCGTTCTTTGCTTCGTACACATCATCGACAATTTCAGTATCATTGCCGAAGGGAATTGTCCCCTTGATTTCGTACTTAGGCATATTACTCCTTACGATGCTTACCTGTCAAGTCGTTAACTTCGCCTTCGTCTGGTAGAGGAAGCTTCTCATCTACCGGCTTAGTAACTGTACCACAGTGCTTGCAGTTCGACTTTTGCACGATGGTTACGACATTTTGCATACATGATGGACAGAATCTGATAGCCATGCGCGCCTGACGGGATTTGAACCCGCGATTTCCTGATTGACAATCAGGTGCATTAGACCAGACTATACTACAGACGCAAGGTGATGGCGGAGGTGTTGTGGCTCAAGCTCCTGTGTTCCTCTCTTACCTGCTTGCCGACCATCTACGTTCTACTCTACCGGTTCTCAGAGAACCTGTCAACTGACTGGACTGGAACGTCCTTGCCAGCAACTCTGACAGTCTTCTGTACCGGGCCTTCAACAAAGACTACACGAGTGTTACCGTTGTGTCCATGGATGTTCTCAAGAGTCTCAATGTTTGGATACACAGCAACTGAGTTCCAAGAGGTCAACCATGTCATACAACACTGACCATTGTCAAACTGGACTCCCTGTGCAACCACTCCTGTTCCAGAGACGCCAGATGAATCTACGTCTCTATGAAGTTCAAACAGTCTCATTTTCCCTATATTCTATCTAGATTCTAGAGAATATCTAAACATCTTTTTCTTTATTTTCTCTAGTGTAATACTACCCTAGCATGGGCTCAAGGTGGTGTCAACTCAGAGAGGATATCCCCATCCAATGGCTACATCAGGACTGACTGTGACTGTCATTGTTACTCTCTGTGTTCCTCCTGAGTCGTACCCCTTGAATATCAAGGAGAGTTCATAGCCATCGTCATCAACATCAAACCATCCGTAGTGATTCCCTTGTTGTGTAGCTCCATAAGCAGGATAGACTCCTGCTGAATTTGCTTCTCCTGATGAATCCCCTCCTTGAGCTGATTGGTCCATAGGAGCACAAGAGATTGTTGGGAATCCCCCTCTTGTATTAAGAATTCCATCATCAGCAGAAAGGCGATGGCTATCGCCATGGACATAGACTACCTTGATTTGATTGGAAGAGATGAAGTTTCCTATCTCTACTCTCTCAGTATTGAAGGCTTGCCAAGTATCATTTGTACCGGGGTTTGTTGCTATTCCTCCCCATGCTTGGTCATGTAGCCAGACTTTAAGAAGTTCTGGCTGTAGAAGCTGACTCTTAAGCCAAGCTTTCTGTTCCGCTCCCAGCATGGTCTTTGATGAATTATCTGTAGACCCCTTTGCACTCATGTAGGTGCGACTGTCAGTTTGAATGAATCTCACCCTTCCGATTACCCAGGTTCTCCATAGTCCGTTTCCTTGAGTATCAGGAAGAGGCGGGTCAATCATAATCTGATGACGAACACTGATGATTGCTGGACGACCGGCATACGTGCTATCAGAGTTGCTTCCACAGAAGTCGTTGTCTGAGTACGTATGGCTCACCGGAATATTGCGCCAAAGAGCGGACTGTCTGGCGGTCATCAGAGAATTCTCATAATTCGTACGGTGCTCCACAGGGTCATTCGGAGCTATCGGGTTAGACGTGTAGCTCGCATGCTCATAGTGCACATCTCCAAGATGGGCGAAGAACCTTGCAGGCAATCCATCTGGTCCTACTCGTGTGCGCATAGCATCGAAGACTGCATGATTTGATGCAGTGAAGGAGCATGACGCAGCAAGAAAGCTAAAAGAGCCGGTGACAGGGAATGTCCTCGTCTGTCCCACGATTGTGACATCCAGGATACCGTTCATTTCCAGAGCGAAGTAATACTGTGTGTCCTGGGACAAACCAGTGACAGTCAGTTTAGAGTATCCATCGCTGTCCGGTGTCACTGCTGAGGAATATACAGGTGAGGACATGTCACTTGACAGTGACACTGCTAGGCGGACAGATGTCGCACTGTTTGTCCTGCTGAGGACACGGATTTTGTCCTTGTCCGCAAGACCTTGTCTCAATGCGATGACAGTTGGTGGTGCAGTTCCAAGAGGCTTTACTGTGAATGTGAATCCACCAGAACCAGATGCGGCCGGTGAATAAGTAGTTGTCCTTGTTCCTGTAGCTCCAGAGACAGATAGAACCTGATAAGATACCTTGAGGTCAAGAGCATTAGGTACGCTGTTAGCGATGTTGACGTTGGCAACCTCAGTCATGCCGCTTGGAGTGCTTCCAACTGGTGCTGAGCTTCCTCCTGCAATTGTGGAATAGCCAATGGTGAACAGAGTCGCATGGTCGCTTACTGCATTGACAGAGGCGAAGTTCATGCTTGTTCTGTTGGGTGCTGTAGCCGTACCAGAGCCCAGCGCATCAATTGCAGTTGTGGTGTCGGTATTGGTTTGAAGCCATAGAATAGCTACAATTCGCTCGGCAGTCTTGTTGGTGGTCCATGTATAGTTAGACGCACTCTCTGCTGAGGCTGTAGCAACATATTTGTAATACACCTTGCAGTCAACGTAATCTTGCTGAGTTACGCCAACTTCGGTCCAGCCGGAAGGAACAGTCCACGTACCGGCTGCATTCCTTTGTAGGATAGCTGCGAACATGTAATGACCGTTTGCCAGATTAGCTGGCTTGGCAACGGTTACTGATGTCGCATTTGCGTTGCTTGCTGTGGTGACGTTTCCTGCTCCAAGCAAGGGTGTTGAATTAGCCATGCATTCATTTTATCACCAAAAACACTAAAAGCCATCCTCATAGATAGAGGATGGCTAGAGTGTTGATGATTACGTGGATAGTGTTATCTGCGATAATCATCAGCCAGGTATTGAGCCAAGGAGGCCCGTCGTTTCGATAACCAGTTAGATTACCTTCGCTCCAGGAATATCGCCATTCCTTTGGAGCAAGTTGATTCTTTGCCCAGACCACATGTCTCGCCAGGCGATAATGGTCGATGACAATGTGAGTGACAATGATGACAGCCAAGGCTATCGGTGACATAGTGACAAACAGGAATGGGACACCGTATGTGACACCGTGGACAATTGCTGGTGCCCATCGCTTTGTTTTGAGCTGTGCCATCCAGTCTGTCTGAATGATGTAATCACCTACGAAGTGGAGCAAAACTCCGATAAGAGCTGCTGTCACTTAAGACCACGCCTATGCTTAATGGCCTTGATGGTATTCTTCATTCCACCAATCTCCATTGCCAGGGTAGCAGCCCTGCGCTTAATTGCATCAAGCTCGGCACCCTTCTTGCCACGCATAGTTTGCTCCATTGACTTAAGCTCCCTCTCCTTGCCAGGAAGGTCACGCTTAAGATTCTCATAGAAGCGAAGTTCTTCTTCGGGCTTCATATCTCTCCTATAGAAAATGCCCGGCACAATTAGTACCGGGCGGGAGCGGAGACAGAGGGAGTCGAACCCCCACGGCATATCACTACACCTTCAAGGTTTTCAAGACCTATAAGCACTCCAATGCGTGCCTCCATAGGGAAGTCAGCGAATGACTTCCAGGTCATCTTCGTTAAAGCCACCCATTACACCCATGATGGGATGATTGAGTCCTCTCTCGAAGAACATGATTTCGTATTGCCCAGCGCCAAGAGCACCGAGAATACGAGTCCTTTTGTGAATCCTGCCACGCTTACCGTAGTAATCAGGGTCAACATTAGGACGGTCGTGCTTTACTTCAACTGTGTCACCACAGATTATCATATTGCACCTCCTGCGGAAGGCCAGGGAATTGAACCCTGCCGGGCTGTAACACCCTTAGAGCCTTTCCAAGACTCCTGCTAACCAATCGCTTACCTTCCAAAACGTTCAGTCATTCCGAACGTTGATTTGCTTCTTTACGCAGAGCACGACGTTCCCAGAACCCTCGGGAACCTCTACCTTTGCCAAGGTTGGGTTCTCAGAATCTCCCCAGTAAATACCAGGTTCGTTTCCGACCCAAATCTTCTGGCCCTCGAAATAAGCCATTGTGCCTCCTTAGAGAACTTCGACCATACGGTCATGGGCACCAAACAGAACAGCGTTGTCCTTGTCAGAAACGATGACCTTGTGGCCATCCCTTACCTGAACAGTTCCAGTCGTGTTTTTGTAAGACCCATTTGTAACTTTAACTCTGGTACCCACTGCATGTGAAAGAGCAGCCACGGTTATTCCTTAGTTAGTAGTTGTTTGTAATGTGGATAAGGTGTGACAATCGTCTAGCCCATTCGGGCAATGTCAGCTACTCTGCCATTGAGTTACCGAGGACAATGAAGTCCCCAGGGAGGATTCGAACCCCCAACACGCTGATTTGAAGATAAACAATCATCTTCGACCCACAAGTACGCCAGGAAGGAATTGAACCTTCTCTCGGTAGGATATAAGCCTACTGCATTGAACCGTTATGCTACTGGCGCTCCGCTAGCCCGGAAGGACTAGGTTTAGTTATATCTTACAGCGAGCACGAGCACCTGTCAACCCTGAGAGTTGGTGATGCTCTGTGCCACGCTGACGATACCGTTCCATCCAGTGTCAGCCATGTTATACACGGTCTTAGGAAGACCGGTAAAAATGGTGGCAAGGATGAGACCTCCGACGATGCCCCACATGAGTTCCGGCCACTGCTTACCCTTCTTCTTGACAAGGTAGAGTGAGATTAGAACCCAGAGGATGACAGGGCCGACGAGTACGGCTTCCATCACTTCTCCAATTGCTTCTCGATGTTCTTCCTGAAATAACCAGCCACCTTGTACTTGGACCCTTCCCAAATACGGCTCTCTCGGCCGGTATCCCCTAGAATCTCATGCAACTGACGAGCTGTCAAGGTGTGACCGTAGCCCTTGAGTTCCTTGACCAAGATGCTGGCTGGTAGCCAATCATTCTCGTCGAAGTTCTCAAAGATGTCAAGCACGTCCTCAAGCATGCGCTTGTCGGTTGTGTCTGTAACTGTAACATCTAGGTAGGTGTCTTTGTCAAGCTCGGGCATGCCCTCTGCTTCACGCTCGTCACCCATTTCAATTGCCTCATCTGGTTCGATTGGGAAGACCTTGTACAGGTATGGCTCTCTTGAGCCACCGCCCAAGATGTAGCACTTACCAGCGTCTTCCACGTCCTCACCTGATGCTGGATGTAGCTTATCAGGTCTCCAGCCCTGTGACAACATGCCCTCTCCGAACACGAGAGGTACGTCAGCATGACGAGAAGCAAACATTACCTTGATGCTGACTGCATCTGCAATGGCGGCACCAAGAGTGTCCTTCGTGGCCTGCTGTGCTGCCATAACGACAGTAATAGCTGACTTACGTCCATTACGGATAATCTGTACAGCCAAATCCTTGCACCTCTTGTTAAGCTGAATGAACTCGTCAATGAAGATGATGAGAGCAGGGTGTTCCTTGGTTGGCTGCCAGTTGTCACCCATCCCTAGCTTCGTCAGCTTCTTTGCACGAATCTTGGTGTACTCCAGAGCCTCGGTTAGCATTTCTTCAATTTCGTCTTCCGTTCTACCGCGCCTTGCAATAGCCCTTCCGAAGACTTCGAGTCCATTACCACCAGGGTCAATGTCCCAAGTTACACAGTCTCTACAGCTAGTGGTGATGTCTGCCAGCTTACGCATGAACATTGACTTACCACCACCAGGTGCAGCAATGATTACTGCATGGTTTCGAAGCAAGCTGAGTTCAAGGAACTGACCATCCATTCGCTGAGCAATCTTGTACTTCTTCTTGATTGAGCGAGAAAGAGGTTCTGCTCTGTGCTCTGGAGTCATATCTGCAAACGGGTCGGTCTGCATAAGTCTGATGACAACTTCGGCCCGGAAACGAGTAGCAGCTACCAGCATTCCATCAGTAGGAAGCCTTAGTAGTGTCTCCATCTTCTTGGCCTTAGACATTACATCATCAGGGGTTCCCTTTCTCAGGACTACCGGGATTTCCCAACCCCAATTGTAACGAGTTGGTTCCAAGATAACCCTGGGAGTGATTCCCTCAGCAAGTAGCGCACGCCTCAAGCATTCCTGTGCCTCGTCTCTGGTACGAGCATCTGCAATTGGGAAAGGCTCCATAGGGTCAAGCTCCTCTTCCTTTCCTGTTATTGCTGACACAAGCTGCTTAGGCTTGACGCCACTACCTACGAACCACATGGCAAGAAGGCTTACAGCGAACACCACAACGATTGGAACAATCGCCCATGTGACGTAGGCCCATCCAAGAAGCGCAATCAGTACAGCAAGGACTGAGTAGAATCTCTTACGCCTTGGCTCACTACGCTTCTCTTGCTCTATCTTCAGCTTCCGGGCCTTTTCCAGATTGCCGTCCATCTTAGCCTTGGCAATCTCTTCCTTATAGTCGTTCAGGTAGACCCAATCCAGAACGGCCTTCGTAGTTACTTTCATTCCCTTTCGGACATGCGAAAATACACCCTGACCGGAAGACCGAAAAGACCTGGTATCAACCAGGTCTGTGTCAGGGCGTTTCACAAGCTCTTTGGAATGTCTCTTGTCGAAATCTACCATTGTTTTAAGGGGTTTCTATTCGGGTCCTCCAATGAAGACCAGTTGGGACGGTGGGAATTGAACCCACATGTAACCGATTAACCTTTCTACACTTTATCAGAGTGAGGGTATACGCCCCATTGGCGTGAGCCGTCAGACCCACTTTTGCACTTCATCGAGAACGCCCAGAAAGACATCCTCATATGCTCCAGATTCTCCGAGTGATGAGCGGAGAATGAACTTGTCCATAGTGGACAGCCTTGGATTGAACTTACCGTATTCCAGGGCCTCACCAAGGTTTAGAAGGAGACGAATAGCATGTCGCTTTCGTTTTACGTCTTCATGCTTGGCGAAGTTCAGAGCAGTACGAATGTATACTTCCTTCATCTTGGCGCGATTCACTCGATATTGTGTCCGGAACTGGTGAATTTCATCCACATCTGGTACCGGCGTCCATAGCGCTTCAAGTGCTTGAGGTACGCATTCGTCAACCATGTGCATGAATGTCGAGAGGTCAACGACCGTCTTGTCAATTCCATTCACGATGGTTTGCTTAATATTGCGCTTCCGCTTGGTCTGCTTCGTAGCAACTACTTCGTAGATGTCTTTATCCGAACCTGCGTGAGCGAGACCGTACAGATGCGAACCATGAATTGTTCTTAGGAGTACCGTCATAATGTAAATCCTTTAGGTAAGTGGCGAGAACGGAGAGAGTGTAGTACCTTATGTCATCCTACCACACACATCTGAGATGACTTTACAGAGCGCCTTTTACAACACCCCTAGGAATCGAACCTAGTATCCATTGTGTAAGATAACCGTGTCTCAATCGACCCAAAAGTTGGTGGTTCCTAGTCCGGAATTTAACCGGTATTACCTGTACTCCACGTACAGGCGGATTAGTCATTATCCTATGGAACCAGTCGGGATAACTGGATTCGAACCAGCGACTTCTGCATCCCAAATGCAGCGCTCTGACCAAGCTGAGCTATATCCCGGAAGTCAGGTGCCCCGGAATCGAACCGGGTGTCTTAGGTTTCCAAAACCAACGGATTACCATCTTCCCCGCACCTGATAGCAGGTTTCCCTGCCGTTGTACTTAATCTTAGCAGACGCTCTGGTGAGTGTCAACTCTTCGGCTTTCGCCTACTTGGTGGACAGCCTTTGCCGTCCAGGTTCTTGTGTCCTTCACAGACTACCACAGATTTGTTGTGGTACCTAATCGTGGTAGTGGCTTTTCTTGAACAGCGTTGGAACCAACACTGTCCCTTGCTGCCTGTAAGAGCCACTTTACTCCTTCTGGTTCAGTTCGTCAAGCTGACCCTGTAGCTTGGCAATCTCTGCCTCAAGCTCCTTCTTGTACTGCTCACCAAGACGCTTGTCAAGGCTGTGGTCGTATGGAAGATGTTTGTCCAGGTCTGGCTTGATTGTCTCAAAGACAATCTTAGCCTCTAGCTTGTGCATTTCTCCATTTCGGAACCATGCCTTCCAGAGGTCACCAGCCTCTTCACCATCACCCTCAAGGATGAACAGGACGTTTGGCCACTCACGTGAGAGCTGCTTCATGTCCTTCTCCCAGTCATACCACTTTAGGTTCTGTGAGTAGTTTCTGTCAAGCCACTCTCCGAGGACGAAATCATAGTCTCCACTGGAGAAGATAATCTTGTCCTTCTGGTTCATCATCTTATCATAGACTGGGCCACGACCCTCAGCACTTAGTGTGAAGTCGGTGTAATATCCCATGTTTCCTCCGGATATGATTGTGCCCGGTACCTTTCGATACCGGGCGTTTGTTAAATGGTTTTGACGCCATTCGGGACCTTATCCCCTACTTCTCTACTCGGACGACCTCAGCATGGCCGATGTCCTTTCAATACTACTCTCGGGCTTACTAAATGGTTTATGCTGACCACCATCGTTCATGCCTTCTAAGGCGAGTTTCGTCAAAGCATGTCCTGTAGGAATCGAACCCACGCTAAGAGGTTTGGAATCTCTTGTACTACCATTATACGAAGGACATATGTTCAAGGTGTTAGTACGCCAATGTTAATGCAGGGGGTTCGATTACGCTGACTAGTATGCTACCTGCTCACCTTGAAGTTGGCGGACGCGCGTGGCTTGCCGAAGCTACCCCGACTCTTCGCTATCGTTGAATCCTCTTTCCACGCCTTTACCATGGTTATTATGCGTGTTCCGAATCATCTATTGTCGCAATTCTGTGCGTCCAGCTCCCCAACCTAGATTCGAACTAGGAACTACAGATTCAGAGTCTGCTGTGTTGCCGGTTACACCAAAGGGGAATGATGTTACCCTACCAGTTACGGCCTGGTGCCCTGACGCGATTCGGGTCAAATCCCATAGATTTTAACTATGCTAGCGACTTATTGCGAAAGCAACATCGGTCCACTAGGTCAATTGAGCACCGAGCGGGAATCGAACCCGCGCTGTCTGATTGGAAGTCAGACGTTCTACCATTAAACTACCGATGCATTGTGTGGATAAGTGTTTGAAAGTCGGAGAGCCCCTATCGGAGCGTATTCACCATTATTGAAAGATAACCAACTTTCGTTCGACCCACATTTACTACTTTAACAGCTCACTCGCTGTCTGTCAAGCCTGTAGCGTTCTTGCGGTCCTCATCAGTGAACTCGTAGGCGAGTCCAGAGCGAGTCGCTGTTACATAGCTTGTCATACTCCTTGATACCGCGTCAAGTCCTGCCTTGTCCGCAGCGAACGTTAGGCTGGAAGCCACAGGGATTCCCAGCTTTGAGCCTACTGCGATGGCGTCCTGATTGGCACCGAGGTATACGAATTCATCACCGTGCTGCTTTGATTCCGTAACGAGCTGGTTGACCGTTTCTACTGTCCACTCCTGAGAAGCGTTCTCCAGGCCATCAGTCATGATGACATAGATTGTCTTCTTGGTCTGTGGTACATAGTTTACTACGGTCTTACCGATTGCGTCAAGAAGGGCGGTCATACCACGAGGCTGAATACTTACTGTACCAACCGCATTGGCAAGACCAACCTTCTCAAACTTGGTCTCGTATACATCATCAAACTGCACGTAGGTGACAAAAACATCACCCTCAACATTCTGCTGCTCATCAAGGAACCTGTTGAGGGCACCTTCTGCCTCGTCCTTAATCCTAGACATGCTACCAGAGCGGTCTACGATAAGAACAATATCTACGTCAGTCATTACTCTCCTTTTTAGAGGTACCGGGGACTAGTCTATCCCCGGTTCTCCTCCATCAAACACTATCTTAGAAGCAGGCACCCTGTCAACTACGCCAGAGATGCAGGCCCAACACCACCAGATACCCTCATGGGTACACTCGTTTGCACGCATCTTACTCCATTGAGGGTAAGAAGGTGGCATAGGACCACTACCACACTGGTCACACTCTTCGTCTGGACCAAGCAGTCTACCAGACTGACACTGCTCACAAACTACTGGGCGTTCGCTTCGCTTCACAGCTCGGCTGACCCGCTGCTTCTTTTCTACCACAGGCAAGGTACCGTCGTCAAGAGGTATCTTGTCGCCCTTGGCAGAGTTGCACTTCTTGTGCATCAACTTGAGGTTGTCAAGGTCCCACGTGCCACCAGCACTCAATGGAAACCAGTGGTCAATAGTAGGGCCATTGTCCTTTGTGAATGGAGTCTCACAGCCAGGGTATCGACATATGAGTCCATCACGAAGAGTCAATGCCTTGACAATCTCCTTACGATTGAACTTTAAGCTCGGCATGGCATACCTTTCGGTCAGATAATTTCTAGCTTCGTGAGATAATCAGCCAATTCATCTGGCATCTTTCTTTGCTCACGAGGCACTTCAATTACATTATCACGTTCACGAGCCATGTCAAGCTCCTCACGCTTGGCCTCAATTTCTGCCCGCCTGATTGACTCGTACGTTTGTACCTCAATGGTAGCAAACTCGTCTCGTGGCGTGTATGTAATTGCATTGTGAACTGCTCCACACGTTGCGTCAGCCAAGTCCTTTGACCCCGTTCTAGGGTGGTCAATTTTGTCATTTGGCATGATACGCAGTGCCAGCAATTCTCTCTTAAGCAATGATACATCTGGACCCATAAGTCTTTGGTCGTAGATGACCCAGCTCAAGTCTTCGTAGTGCTTCTTTGCCACTGAAAGAACCTCGGAATTAATACCGACTCCTCGCAGATACTTCATCTGGTCATTAGAGTTCCAGCGGTCAAAGGTCACTAGGCGGAGGTCGAAACCTCTGCGCTTCAATCCTGTAATGTAGTCTCTTACATCAGCGAAGTCAACATCCTTACCAGGCTTTGGTGTCCACCATCGGACAGCATCAACCACAACATAAGGAAGCACTTCGTTAAGCTGACCACCAATCTTCTTCTGTACGAACTTCTCAACGTGAGCAAGAGCTACAGCACAGTGGTCATGCTTCTGCGCAAGGTCTACGTGTACATAGTAGCGCACACCCTCCTTCGGTGTAAAGTCTGCCCTGTATGAGCCGTCTTCGTCAACTCCATTAGGACGAACGAAAGAGGCTTCCACCTTCTCCTTGTCCTTGAAGAATGCATCAATGGCGTCAGGTGGCATACACGCAAATCGAGAAAGGGCATCAATTGGGTCAGTGAAGAATGCGGTCGTAAAGTCTTCAATCTGACGAGTTGGATTGACTTCCCAGGTAGGACGCTTCAAGGCATAGACGCGAGGAACGTGGTAGGAAATGATATGGTCTTCCTCCCACTTAATGCTGAACTTGTTTTCCTCAATCTCGTCTGGTAGTTCAGGGTCAAGCTTGAATACATGGCTACGCTCGACTACTTCCTTTTCTGCAACTACCGCCTCATATCTCTGAGAGATAAAGTCGTTCTTGAAGCGAGGGAATGATAGAAGAACTACCTTTCCTTCTGCCGGGAATCGGGAGTCAACAGATGCTCGATACATCTTGTAGACGGCATCAGCCGTCTTTGCCTGCTCATTACCAGAGGTAGAGTCGAGAGCAAAACCGGAAATCTCGTCAAGGACGCAATAGATGAGGTTGTAGCCTTCCCAGGCTTCACGCTCAGAGTGTCCTGAGTAGACGTTGATGTTTTTTTCGAAAGCGATGTGACCAGCTTTGGTCGTGTACTTTCCTTCAAACCAGGGAGAGCCCTCAATGCGGCTCTTGAATCCCTTGAAGAATACGTTGTTAGCCTGCGCTGCGTTAATAGCAATGTTCAGAATGTCAATGGAGTCGCCAGCAGGCTTTCCAAAATACTTTGCTGGATTACGTAGACACAGCAGCAAATAAACAATGTAGGCACAGGCAATGGTTGACGTAAAGTCCTTACCACTACCCTTGCCCAAACAGGCAATTACCTCGTTGCACGTTTCTTTCCAGCGTCGTTCTGCCTTTTCTGCCTCGTAGAGGTTGTACAGCGTGCTTTGCTTGTAAATCTGACTGCTAGCACGAATGAGCTGGTACTGATATTCGGACAAATGAGGCATGCCTAGGTAGTCTTCGCTTTGCACGAAGACTTCGATATCAACTGGAATTTCTTCAAAGTCGTCGTCTGACAACGCATTGAAGAACTCAGCAAAATCAGTAGACAAAACTAAATCCCTTCATTGATATAAAGTATATCATGAAGGGATTTAATCAATTCGGGACGACAATGGTCTCTGTCTTGTCAGTGACCCTGCTCAGTCTTCGAGCAACTTCGACCTTGCAATGCGGACAATCAGATGTCACTTCTCGGAGAATGCTAATGAGAATTTCGTGCTTTCGCTCCATCTCAATTACTTCATCTCCTGCATGCTGACTGTCAATGAGACCAGCCTTCTGCAAAAGGTCTACTCGCTTGCCCTCAACATCTGCCAGGTTTTTCAGGACAGTAGTCTTTGTCTTGAGGTCATTGTTCATATCAGCTTCCTCTAGGACTTCCCAGAGTTCTCTGATAATCATGTTGTAATGCTCATCCATGCCAGTCAAGGCTTCCGTGGCTCGCGCCTGGATTGCCTTATTATTCTGAGCGATGAGCTTCCACTCGTCAATATACTCAATGACTTGAGCACGCTTCATGCCCGTACTACGAGCAATTGCAGTGGCATTGTCGCCCTTAAGATGAGCTGCTACGACCGTATTCATCTGCTCAATTCGGTCAAGCGTGTCTAGTTCTTTAGGCAACCTTTCTCCTTCTACGTGGACGCCTTGGCTTTACGAGTCCCTTGAGCTTTTCCACATAGAAAGACTTCCATTCACCTGTATCTGCATTGATGCAGTCAATCCAGGTTTTGCCAGTCTGAGTATTGGTTGCCACACATCGGAACTTGAATGAGCCTCGCGTATTTTTGAACTTGATGAGAGCCTTTGGCAGAACCGTGTCTCCATCAATTTCGAATTCATATGAAGCGATGATGTGTGGGATTCCGCTGTACGCTCCCTGCCACCAGGCATCAGGATTCTTCTCCCTTGAGCGCCTTCTAGTCGGTGTTCCCATAGTATCTCCTCACTTTCAAGATAATTATATCATGCCCTGAAAGATTTCCATCCACTTCCGGGCATCTTCCTCACGCTGAATGTCAAGCTTGTCAACAAGCCAGTTCACACGCATTTGAGGAGACACATCAGGAACCGTGAAATAGGGAACATCCAACATATCCAGGACTGTCTTTACGTTATTGTCGATTTCTCTGCGGTACTTCTCGTCAGGGTCTCGGACTCCATCGTCCACATTCCCCCAGTAAATTGGGAAGTAAAGGAGAAGAGAGTACGTCTTCATATACATCTGAGTCAGACGATATGTGACATGCTCAATGAATTCTCCACTCTCCCATACGTTAGCACACTGATACATCGTGTAAGCAAGAGAGTCAACCAGCGTTCTGTCTGAGATGAGTCCTTGCTTGTACATTCTGTTGTGTGGATTGACTGTAGCCTCTGCCTCATCAATCATTCGTAGAAGGGGAACGAGAATCTGACTTAGCTCTGTGGCTTCTCTGTTAATGGGATAGCCATATGCTTTTATCTGTCGGGCCGTTGATGGGACCAGGGAAAACAATTTGAATGGTCCTTCAACCATGGCTTCTGCCATGGAAGTCTTCCCTGTCCCATGTGCGCCCATCATGCCAATCTTCATCATAGAGGTCAGCATAGCACAGGTCAACGGCTACGTCTACGTGTGATGTTAAACGTCTCAAGATAACGAGTGATTGTCATCTCTGACACGCCACACTCTTCGGCAATCTGGAGAGCAGTCTTTTGTCGGTAACGCGCTCTCAGCCACTTCTCACTCTTGTAATACTCTTTCTTTTTCTTCTTAGACATCCCACACCTCCTTCATCAGAGGGTCAATAATCTTGATTGGCATCTTGCCAGAGGCGTACTTAATGCAATTGTAGGTGCCTCCAGTCTTACCAGCCTCAAGCATTCCAAGGACGCCTTCTGCGTGGTCCACCATGTATTCATTGCGCTTTTGGTAAGCCCATGCTCCAGGGTAGTCGTCATTTGGCAATACGTTGATGACCTCATCAGCCAGTTGTAGGGCCCTGTGATAGTCGTACTCGTCTGCTCTACGTGGCTTGTGGCCTCTCCATGGCTTTGCAGCAATGAAGGGAATCTTGAGTCCCCATGCCGTTTTCGCCAATAGGAGGTCGAAACCAGATGCCATGCCTACATAAACCAAAGAGGCCCCCATATCAATGAGGGCCTTCTCAGTTTGGGCAGCAATCCAGTCACGGTCCCTCAAATCTCTATGACCTGTTCCCGCAACAATCATGCTAACTCCTTCGTGTCTTATTCTTCACTGCCCACCAGGCAATGCCTAGTGAATCAGCTACGTTATCGCTTTCTAGCTCGACGCCAAACTCTCGTTTAGCAAAGTCAATGGTGCGCTGCTTCCTCATCAGTCTGCCTTTGTTCTGATACCAACTTGCAGACTTACCAGGAAATTCTGCCTTTATAGCATCCTTCTCTGCCTTCGTCAGATTCTTATTGCCAATGAATGATTGCCATGAAATCGGTGGGACTTCAATTACAGTTGCTCCCTTTTTCAAGAGAGCAGCAATCACGGCACCAAACACATAAGCCATCTTAATAGCGACTGATGTACTTCGAACCATAATGGCTGCTTCAATTGCAACAAAATCAGGAGAGAAGTGTTCGAAGAGTGCGAGGGTCTTTACGTTCGCATCATGCACTCTTTCGAATACTGTCGCTCCATTGAAGAAGACCTCTCCACACTTCAAGAAGTCTTCTCCGTCAAAGATAGTGAATGCTATGGATTTGGTAGAGCAGTCAATTCCCATGACCCTTCGAGCCTTTGTCTTGTGTATATCAGACAGAGGCACTATCAATCAACTCCAATAGTTCCACTCGTTCCTTCCGGCGCTGCTCCGCTTTACAGCCCTCGCATTTGTCTGAGCTGTTATATCTGGAGAGCACAGTGGGGCACTCAGAGCACGTTCTTAGGATTCCCTTTTGACGTGCACGCCGAGCGTAATACTTCTCCATGATTCTTGCGTTGGTCGCCTTACGGCAACATGCTGAGCTGCAAAACTTCTGATTATGAGTCTTGGGCTCAAACATGTTACCGCATTCTCCGTAGGCGCAAATCAATTACTTCTTCACCTCCAGTGGTGCCTTAGTAATGTCGCCTTCTGGAGATTCGTTCCAACACACATTGAATAGCGCGCAGGACTTGCACGCCTTACTCTTTTGGGTAAATGGTCGGGTAGGCAGAGTCTTGTCTTCCCATGTCTTTCGTGTGTCACGCATCCAATCGAACAGATAGTCGGTATATTCACTGTTCGCCTCATCCATTGTAATGGGGACGAGGAATAGTTCCTGCGTGTTCTTGTTTTCGTAGAGAACGAAGCCATCGTCTAGGCCAAGCACTCGCATGTACACGAGAACCTGAACCTTATGATAGTCAATTGCTGTTCCATTTGTTTCACGATGGATATATGATTCCTGACGAGTCGTCTTAAACTCACCAACAATCTTTCGTCCTTCGAAATCTACGATTACGTCCACGAACCCTCGAATTGGAGGGTCTGCATAGGTAATCTCTCGCTCTGCTTCATCAAGCACACCAGCATCACCGAATAGTTTTTCGATGCGAGTATGTGCGGCTGTTCCGTTTGCCATGTTGGCGACACTCAGTCCATCAAAGGTATCGACAAAAGTTCCGCCCTCAAAAGCCAGATACCAGTACCTAGGACAGGTACCGGCACCATAGCCAAGAGAGGACGGACTAAATGAGACCTTCTTGGAATATCTTTCCTTCGGCCGGGAATTTACATAGGCGTCTTCGAGAACTGATACCAGCTTCTTGATATCGAAGTCCGCCTTCTTTCCCAGACGAGCAATCTTAAGTAGTCCGTTAGACATTGTTGTTAGTTTCCGTTTCTCTTAGTGATTACTATTGTAACACATCAGTAGGGCAACTTGAAAGTGTACTTCAATGCCTGGACTAGCTTGTCGATTGACTCAGCCGTCGTGTAGTAGATATTCTTTTTGAAGTTGTTTGGACTACCAGCAGGTGCCTTTTTGATTGTGCTATAGATAGAGGCAAGCATGCTGAACTTTGCAGCATACGCCTGTAGCTGGACGATGAGTCGCTGATTGGTTTCTGGCTTGAGGTTTGGATTCATCATGAGCTGTACCATGACAGCCATTGCCTCATCTAGTTCCGGGTCCTCCATGAAGTCATGAAGCTCCTGAAACTCACCAATCTTTGAAATGTGCTCAAGAGGCGTCAGGTCGCTCATCATCATCCTTCACAAGGTCGGTTGGCATCATTACGCCACCTAGGTCATCAAACATTTCAAGAATCATGTTCTCGACCTCCTGCTTACTTACCGGGCCTCCATATTCGCTGCCGTCGTCATACTTCTTGTACGCCAGCCATCCGCCATTGTCACGACGAATATACTCAACCCTCATTAGCTTCGCCATACTTCTCCTCCCATGCTTCTAGCATCTCCTTGAACATATCGTCCCCAATTACCCAGACACGAGTCTTCTTGTCTGCTGCGCCTAGGACGAGCTTGAGCGCAGGAATCATGTTACCAGACCGGAAGGCGTCTGTGCAAATCTTGCCCCACACAGCCTGGGAAACACTGAAAGACTTGGCATACTCTTTGATGTCGTAGCAGAAGGGTCCTAGCGTGGCGTCACCCTTTTGGAATTGACCACGCCCAGAATTCTTCTGTGCTTTGGCACCATCTCTCTTGATTTCGTTTAGCTCAGTCATTACACTCCTAGATTGAAATTCTCAATAGCAGACTTGTGCTCCTCGACACAAATCCATACAAGAATCTTGTCCACTGGAAAATACTCTGCTTCGTCACAAACGTGGCCACAAGTCATACAGACGAAAGAGCCGTCGATGACGATTCCCATAGGAAGTTCATCGACAGGCTTCTTCGGCTGCTCAGCGAATGGATTAATCACGCGCCCTCTACCTCCTTCACCAGCTTTTCAGCCAATTCAGGATTAGCTCGTAGCTCAATGGCGAAATTGTCTCCACCCTGAACCTTGAGGTCTCCGTAGTAATGCCAAGCGCCCTTCTTCTCGACAATGCCAAGCGCAACACCCAAAACGGCTGCTTCACCAATATTGTCGATTCCTACGAAGTCGCCATCGTAGAAGAGATTGTACTTGCCAGTCTTGTTTGGAGGACCAAGCTTGTTCTTGTCAATGGTCCAGTTTACTTCACGACCAATTGGCTCCTTTAGCAGAAGGTCACCATTGTGGACCTCACCCATAATCTGGTCTGCCTCACGAGCAGAACTCCATAGCTTTACGACTGTAGAACTAAAGAAGTCCACTGCGTGACCACCGGTCGCCTGATGCATAGCTCCATAGGTAGTAATCTTGTTACGTACCTGGGAAATGAGAACCAGAGCAGTCTTCTTGTTGGCGTAGTTAAGCATCTTTACGCCATTAGCCAACTCTCTTGCCTCTGAACCAATCTGCTTTGTGCCAGATAGTTCCTTTAGTTCATCACCCTTCTTATCTTTCTCAAAGTAGGCTGATGAAAGAAGTGCTGAGATGGAGTCCACAGTGACAATATCAATGCCAGCCTTCATGAACTCGACTCCTGCGCTTACCATATCTTCGATTGTCTTTACGTCAGTGTAGATGAGCTTTCTTGTATCTACTCCTAGACGCTCTGCCCAAGAGGGGTCAAAGGACTGCTCAGAGTCAATAAAGGCCGTCTTCTTACCGGCCGCCTGTGCAATTCCCAGCATCCCTAGGCAGAATGTTGACTTTCCTGCTGACTTGCTACCCCAGATTAGGGTCTGGCGTCCATAGCCAATGCCTCCACGCAATGCAGAATTCAGCCCTGTGCTTGGAGTGGGCTGCCTCATCAATTGCACTTCTGAGGCCATCTTAGCTCTCGCCAGTACCTTTGGGCTTAGCTTAGCTAGAATCTCCTCTTCTATTTCCATATTCTCTCTGGTTCCATTCCTCTTCAAGTTTTCTTGCCATTGCCTTTATTTCTTTGTCGCGGCAGGCGGCCAACCGCTTAATGATAAACAAAATTTCCTCCGAAGAGTTTCCACGAAACACCAATAGATGTTCGTCTTCGACTCCCCGGAGGAAATATGCTTCTGTTGCCATAGGCTCAGTATATCAGGCGTCAGCGGTTGTCGCCACTGCCCTGAATCACTCCTCGTGCCTGACGTGACTTGAGCTTCTGTAGATTCTGCTTCGCAATTAGCTCAAGCGGATAGCCAAGCTCACTCGCCAGATTAGCGGCATACCAGAGAACGTCACCAAGCTCTGCTGCGAGGGCCTTCGCCCTTTCTCCTGTGACAATGCCATTGTCGTCTCGAATGGTCTTCTTGAAGCTGTTTGCGATTTCGCCAGCCTCACCAACCAGGCCAAGAATGCAGTAATTGATTGCTGCTGTGCTTGCCTCGCCATTCTCAGGGTAAATCGCAGTCTCGTTGGCAGTTAGCTGATAGTCGTTAATGCTCAGGTCGTTGCCCAGGTTTTCAAATCCGCTAATCATCGTTCTCCAGGTGTATTGTGAATTCTTCTTTGAATGGTTCGTAGCTTACCGCTACTTGATAGTGTGTTGCATCGCCAAGAGCCCTGTCCATCTCCTCAGCAGAGATAGTGACAGGGCCGTTAGCGATAAGCAACAGGCGCAGAATGTCTTCTGGCCTGATTGCCTCGTCCATTATCCTCCTCACAGGATATTGTCGTAGAACCAGCTACCTTCCTGAGTCTGCTTGAGAATAGCGTCGATTACCGCACCATCCTTGCACTTACCATATGCCTTGTGGAACATGGTAGGGAAGGCCATCACAGGATACAGATTCTTGTCAGAATCGCATACTGTCGTATACGCCATTGTCTTCTTCGCCTTCGTAACGTACCGCTGGAAAGCAAGCACCTTGTACATGCCTTCCGGAATGTCACCGTATTCACTCGCATACAGATAGTCCACGAAGCCGTTAGGAATCCTGTGAATCAGCTCGTCCATGGTCGCAAACCTCGCAACCCTGTTGTCAGATACCAGGATAGCATACATCTGGCCAGACTCAATAGGCGTCTCTGGATTCGTGAAGACACCAGCAGTGCCAGTCTCATCAATCAAGTCCAGACGTGCCCAGCCTTCTCCTCGCTTGATTCCTCGAACCATTGCAAGGACGCAGAACGCTCCCTTGTCCTTGTAGTCTTCCAGGTCAGTCATTTGTGCCCTGACCTTTGGAGGAATGAACTTCAATTCGAAGGCAGGAATGCGAAGGTACTCGTAGTAGTTCTCTCGCTCCTCTCCTGTGCGAGGATGGTCCTCAAAGGCAGACGCACCGATTGCATTAAGACCTGTGAGGGTCCTAGCGCTCAGTCCATTGCCCTTTTCGTTGACCTTGGCATACAGGTCAGAGTAAGAGGTGAAGGGACGATACTCAATGAGCTGCAAAGCACCAGGCTCACGAATGAACTTGATGTTCGTCAGACCGAACCGAATTGCGTCACCCTCAATTTCGAAGTTGACTCCTGATACATTGACGTGAGGCAGAAGCATCTTGATGCCCATACGCTTCGTCTCAATCAGGTACTCGGTCAGAGCATCCTTGTCTCCCTCATTGCGAAGGGTAGCACACATGAACTCAAGTGGGTAATGCTTCTTGAGCCACGCAGTCCAATAGCTGAGGCGAGAATACGCTACAGCGTGAGACTTGTTGAATGAGTATCCAGCGTGAGCCTCGAAGTCGTGCCAGAGCTTTTCAGCAACGGCAGGATGAACCTTCTTAGATGCTCCCTCAAGGAATTCCTCTCGATACTGGTCGAACTCACGTGCGTCCTTCTTCTTACCAATAATCTTACGAACCTTGTCAGCAGTGGCCATCTTCATTCCGGCCAATTCTGTCATGGTCTGCATGACCTGCTCCTGGTACAGAATCTCACCATAGGTCTCAGAGGTGAATGGCTTCATCTCAAAGTGGTGGTACTTTACAGGAGATTTTCCGTTCTTACGAGCGATATACTCGGCACCAATGGTGTTCATTGCACCAGGACGAACAAGAGCGTTAGACGCAGCAAGCTCATCGAAGTTCTGAACGCCACCCATCTTGATAATCAGCTTGGTGTAAGCGGTCGCCTCACACTGGAACACACCCTTGGTGTATCCCTCAGAAAGCATTCCATATACACGGCTGTCGGTCAGAGGAATGTCATTCAACACAATCTTCTTGTTGTGACGGTCCTCAATCATCTTGATGGTGTCCTTGATGATACTGAGAGCCTTAAGCCCAAGGGCGTCAAGCTTTACCAATCCAAGGTCTGCTGCCTGGTCCATGTCCATAGCCACAAGAGGGATACGAGGACCGTTGGGGTCGTTCGGGTCCTTTGCGGTTTCGATGGGTGCGAAGTTGGCCAGGGGCTGATTTGCAATTACTACACCAGCCGCGTGCATACCAGTCTGACGGATACGACCACGAAGGCGCTCTGCCAGAGTGATGACTTCTGGATACTTCTTACGGAACTCCTCAGTCGTTGGAGAGTTAAGGAACTGCTCCCACTTATCAACGAACTTGAGTGCTCGGTTTACCTCACCAACAGGAACACAGAATACACGAGCAGCATCCTTTACTACCGCCTTGTCACCAAAGAAGGTGAAGGTGGCAATGGACGCTACGTTCTTGTACTTCTTGCGAAGGTATTCCTTGACCTCACCACGACGAGCATCCTCGAAGTCGGTGTCGATGTCAGGAAAGTCGTTTCGTTCAGGGTTGATGAATCGGAAAAACAGCAGGTTCTCAGCGATTGGGTCAATGTCAGTGATACCAAGCACATAGTTCACGAGTGAACCAGCACCAGAACCACGACCAGGACCAACCATAATTCCCTGAGACTTAGCCCATGAAATCATGTCCTCAACAATGAGGAAGTAGGTAGAGAAGTCCTTTGACTTGATGATTTCAAGTTCTTCCTCAAGTCGCTCTACATACTTCTTATCGCCAGAGAGACCCTTGTCTTCCAGGCCCTTTCGAGACATTTCCTCAAGCAGGTCGTCAGGATTTCCATCCTTTGGACGAGGCAGGAGGTCAAGACCCTGATGGAATGGATAGTCACCAATCATGTCAGCGACGACATGGGTATTGGTGATGATGTCCTCACGGTCAAATCCCTGCGCCTTAAATGCCTGACGGTGCTCCTCAGCGTCGTGAAGGTAAATCTCAATCTTCTCGAACGTCATCTTGCGGTCAGGGTACAGGTAATTGAACCGCTCCAGCATCTCCATCTTCTGAGACTTGGAGAACTCAGCGTCCTTGTTTTTCTTAGGGTTGGTGGACAGGATGAGCATAGCTTCCTGAATCCACAGGTCTTCCTTACGAGCGTAGTGGCAGTCACTTGTGACGACAGGCTTAATACCCTTAGCATCAGCAATGTGGAACAGTGCCGCATTCATATCGACAGGATTGTGACCCTGAACCTCAATGAAGAATCGGTCGCCAAGGATGTTCTTGAATCGGTCGGCAATAGCCATAGCCTCATCAAGCTCACCTCGCTCGATTGCCTTACAGATGAGTCCGTTAAGACACCCAGAAAGAACAATCAGACCCTCATTGTCGTTTTCCAGAACCTCCATGTCGATACGAGGCTTTGAGTAAAAGCCCTCAGTCCATCCGACACGGTTGATTCGGTTGAGAGTCTGTAGACCAGTCTCATTCTGAGCCAGAATGATAAGGTGGTTGTATGCGTTTGTGCCGTCTGAACGAGACGCCTTGGAGCGCTTGTCGAAACGGTCAGTCGGTGAGATGTAAGCCTCTACACCGAGAATTGGAACAATACCTGCATCCTTCGCAGCTTGCTGAAACTCGCGGTGACCACCAAGGGTACCGTGATTCGTCTGGGCAAGGTGCGTCATTCCCAATTCCTTGGCGCGAACCATATACTCAGCAGCAGTATTGGTTCCGTCCATGGAGGAGTAATGGTCATGAAGGTGTAGTTCGACAGTCTGAGTCATTGCTACCTTCCTTGTTGTTGTAGGTCCACTCTATCAGACCGGCCTCAGATACGCAAGAAGCCCCTCCGAAGAGGGGCAATCTTGTTTACCAGGACTCGTCCATGTTGTAGCTGGAAGTCGCCTTGGAGACACCACCAGATGCATTGCCAGAATCGGCAGTGTCATCCTTCTGCTTGTAGGTTTCACCAGCGAAATACTGCTCCTGGGAAGCCTTCTCAGAGGTTGCCTCGTAAGGATATCGACGGATGATGCCATTGGCCTCATTGTCGATATCGTGAACTACAGCCTCGCTGTCGTCCAGTGGTGCATCTCCCTTAAGAAGCTGGAGGTCCCACTTGGTGTCCTTTGAGGTACCAGTTCGAGTCACCTTGAAGTTGTGCTCAGTGATGCTGTCGAGAAGGTCATGCATCGTAATAAGCTTCTCGAAGAAAGATGAGCCAAGGCTACGGGAAAGAACCATAGTCTTTGGAGCCTCACCGTCCATTGCATCTACAAGAACGTTGATGTAGTAGTTACGCTTTGTTGAATAGTCCTTGTCGCCTGCACGGTAACGCTCACAACCGTAGCAGCGACCTTCGTCGTCCATCAGACAGGCGGTGCGGTACATACGACGGTTTGCCTTGTCGTAAACGCTGTGCTCAACGACACCAACGCCTACGCCACGAGCCTTGTCGTAGTTCTTCGCCTCTGCGTCCATTTCCTGGAGGAAACGAACCTTTACGCTCTGTCCATCATTCAGGCTAAGGTATTCTACCTTTGCGGAGTTGAGACGCGCTTCTCGCTCCTTGGCTGCCTGTGCCTGCTTCTCGTTATGTGCGCGAATTGCTGCGAGACCCTTAAGAGTACCCATATTAGTTTATATTCTCCTAGTGTTTATTCGAGGTCGCTATGCGCCTACTAAGTTCTATTGTAGCAGAGAAGGGCTTGTCAGTACAAGCCCCACCTTTTGTACTCGAAGTTGGAGACAGCGTTCTGAATGCAATTCTTGATTTCCTTGTCATGCATTCCGCCAGCATCCTTGGCTTCGTTAGGATAGACCTCTTTGTATCCGTTGGATGCCCAAAGCACTCGCTTCCTAGGGAAGGATTCTACAATGAGCTTTCCGAGGTCTCGTCCTGGATTGTGCCCAACACATTGTCCAGGGCACTTACGGCACACTGGAGAAATGTGCTTTGTCTTATCATCGAAGTCGGTCATGATGATAAGCGTATTGAAATAACGCTCAAGCAAGTCGATGTGGATGAGACTTAGATGTCCTCCCAGCAAGGCTACCGTACAAGGATAACCAGACTGATGGACTCTCATACTATCGAATGATGCCTCTGTGATGACCACTGCATCACCGGCCGCTTTCGCCCTGTTAAGATTCCAAAGAGTACGACTCACTGGAAGACCAGGTGAATTCTTGAATCTCTTGCCTTCGATTGAACGACCGATGAGCCCCACATGCTTTCCGTCTGGAGAATGCATAGGGACAATCACCATATCATTCTTGACTGAATAACCAATCTCGAAGTGGTGAAGAGTCTCCTCTTCGAAGCCTCTCTCTTCTACCATGTATCGAACGGCCTCTGGATACTGCCAGAAGTCATCATACATGCGCTTGAAAGGCTCTGCTGGGAAGATGTTGAAATCCCCAGCTCTCGCCGCTCGCTTCTCTTTCTTTTCAGCAAGAGATACGCGACGAGTATCCTTGTGCTTCATAATGAAGCGAAGTGCTTCCATCATATTGCACTTACGAAGTCGCTGAACCAGACCCATCAGGTTTCCCTGTTCGGCGCAGGCAGCATTGAAACAAATATACGTACCATTGCGCTTGGAAACAGAGAAACTTGGGGTGTCCGTGTTGCCATGGAATGGACAATAGCACAGGAAGTCATTGCCTGTTTCGCCCTCTACATCGACTCCGATTCCCTGAATCACGATTGCGATTTGTTCTTCGGAGTAGTCATAGACACTAGTTGACCATTCGTTATTCCTTGGATTTCCCAAGCCTTTCTCCTCCCAACGTAAATTCCGTATGCCGTCACGACAAAGTTGTATCGTTTATTCTGATATTCGGTTGAGAAATATGGACCAAGGTCAAGGACTGGAATGTAACCGCCATTGCGCATTTCTTTAACCAGCAAATGTTCGTAGTGTGCTCTCAGCCGTGGAAAATCAGCATCATCTCCGATAATGCCGTCCACCTGAAACCGTTTAACATTGCTGTGCATCAGAAACCGCCGTAGGATTCCTTCCAGACACCCTTATCGAGGTCTGCGTCAATCTCAAACTCGAAGTCTGAGCCATGACGATTCTTCCTGCAAATAACCTGCATGAGGCCACTGTCAGGGTCACGGTGGACCGCGAAGGCCATGTCAGCATCATACTCGATAGCCTTGGACCAGGCAACCTGGTTCAGCATAGGAGCTGTCTTCGTGCTGTTCGTGTCATCAGCCGTCGCAGCAGTGATGTCAATCAGAGGAATGTTATTCGTGATTGCAAGCTGCTTGAATTCACGAGACACACCCATTGCTCGCTCTACAGGAGAGTTGCTTCGGTTGTTGTTCGTGAATAGCTGGTGATAGTCACAGATTACGATGTCTGGACGATGCTGCTCAATCTTAGCCTGAACAGTGTTAGGAGTTACATCACCTACACCCTCATTGGAGACAATGACAAAGTCAGGCTTGTCAACCAATTTCTTCTGGCCCCAGGCACGGAAGTTGTCAATGTCAATCTGTCCACGAGCAAAGTCGGTGGCAGAGAATAGACCAGAACCCATGAGAGTATAAATTCGGTCTCGCATGTTCTCAGGAGACATCTCAAGAGAGACAATCATTGGCTTGAATCCACGTTCCCATGCCTTGCATGCAAGGTAGGAAGTGAACCAAGTCTTACCCTTACCGGGCCAGCCGATAGCCACGATGAGGTGACCAGGAGCCATACCAGTAGGATATGCAGCATCGATTGCCTTGATTCCAGTAGGAATACCAGGAGAACCGTTAGCTGCTGACCTCTCACGTACCGCCTGGAAGTGCAATTCAGCAGCTTCATAGTCAGTAAGGTTGAGGTCACGTACGTTGTTGGTGAACTTATTCAGCTTACCAAGTTCTGCGGTAAGCTTTGCGAGAACTCGCGCTGGAGCCTCCCTGGATAGAGCCTCATCGGCCTTACCCATGATGGAGTCAATACGACTCCTTAGATACTCGCCCTTTAGCTCGTCCAGGTAGAATTCTGGCTCGCCCTTAGCTTCGATGTCCTCAAGCAGTGCGTAGCGCTCCTGCAACACAGAGACATCTGGAATTGCCTTGAACTGCATGTAATACTTGCGCAGTCCAATCCAGATGTCCTTGTGTGAGATAAAGAGGTCATCGACATTATCAGCGAGTAGCGGTCCCACTTGCTTTGAACGGCAAACGGAATTGATGAGCTTTGCCTCAGTGCTCGCCATCTATTGCCTCCTCATTCTTCTTGTCTAGTGCAGCTACTAGAGCTGCCGTCTTACGTAGGCGTACTACTCGCTTCCGGGCGTCTTCTTCTACCCTCAGCCTGTTCTCGTGAAGCTTATCATACTTGTTCAGGAACACCTGAACGTCATGACCAGGAGACTCACAAGTGAAGAAGTATTCGAGCGCTTTCCTTGCGTTACCATACTCCAGGTCATCAATAGCAGCCATGAAACCCCACTGTAGAGCATTGCTGTTCATTAGGGGTAGCTTGCCGTACTTCTCACGATAGAGCTTTTTGTAGACGCCAATCAGCTCGAATGCCTTAGCCCTTGGACTCTTCTGCTTCCTGGTCATCCTAGTTCTTCTACCGCCTTCGCAACACGGGTTCCAAGCTGGTCTTCCAGCTTTGCAAACACTCGGTCAAAAGCCTGGTCAACGGTCTCGCCATCACGAACCGTATCCTCAATACCTACATCAACCTTGATGTTCTGAAAGTTTCCAAGGTTATGCGTGTAAGTAAGGCTACCCTTAATCGTTGTCACTCTCAGCTTCCTCCTCTCCAATATCGCTCGTCACTGAGAAACCAAACGGACGACCTTCTTCCCTTACCTCGGGAGCGTCGTCCTCTTCTTCGTCATCGTACACGAGACGGCCACTGATTTCAACCCACTCCCTAGCTACTCTAACTAGAGTGTCAGTATCCTTAGATTCAACCGCAAACTTAGCTGCGACATCCAAAGCATTAGCCGCCTGTAGAATTGCAACAGATGGGTTAAGCCTGTCTCCGAAGGGAGTGTACTTGGCCTGCGCCATGTCTCACCAATCTTTCTCTTGCCACACTGGTGTGAATTCACCATCACGGGTCTTCGTGTATAGAACCACATCGTTCCGCATCATGGCAAGTAGCTCTGCTCTAGAGGGAAGTCGTGACGCAGTGGGTAGTCCATCTTTGCGCTTACGTCCATATCCTCTATTAACAAGCAGTTCATGAAGGTCAAGAATATCCTTCTCTGACCACAGAAACATACCGGGCCTATACTCTCCATCGAGAGAATACGTTTTGAAAGGAGTTCTGATTTGCTGCTCATGAATATAGAGATGAATACTGTTCCTGTGACGATTGAGCATTCTCATAACGTCTCTACTCAGGAATGCAGGCTTCATATTTCTCTTTGCTACAGACCATACGTACGCAACGCGCTTGCGTTCAATATAATTCCATGCGAGCAGAGTATCTGCCCCACGATTGATTTGTAGTTTCTTGTGAGGAACGCCATCGAGAAAGAAGTATCGAGCGGCATTTCTCTTACCGGTTCTTTTCTCTTTTCCCACATGGTCTCCAAACAATAATGTCCCCTGCGCACTTGCGTACGCAGGGGAGCGCTATGTCGAGTATAGCATCCTGTCCTTCACCGGGCAAACTGTGCTGAATGAGTCTTTTCTCTAGCAGACAGCCACGCGGCAAGCTTATTCTTGGTTTTATCGAGCATCCACCTGGCACCACACTCAATGCATGCCAGTTCCAGATGAGTCCTATCTGAGAAGACTCTATCGATGAATACTCGTCCACCACATTTCTTATGGTTCAAGTCGTACTCCCTGTACTGAATCGCCAACCTTGTTAGGGACAGCGTAAATACCAAGAGCACCAAGTGCTAGGATTCCAATCTGGCCCCATTCAACAGGGGAGATTCCACCGATGATGGCGGAAGTAAGGAATGCTAGAACTGCTGCAAGAACCGCAAGAATGGACTTCGTGTAACGAGAGCCTGGAACGTTAGGTGCAGCAAATACAGAAGCAGCACCAACACCAGCAATAGCTACGTTAACCCATTCGACATCGGTAATGCCGCCGCCAGCAAATCCTACCACAGCAGTTAGAACTGTGGCAACGACTGCCATAGCGAACTTAGCGTACTTACCCAAAAGACTTAACCTCCCTTGCTTTTTCTTTCATTATAGCATGGGAGGCTTTATCTTTATCCTGTGAATACCTTTGTACCGATATTGCACCGGTAATTGATGACTGGAACGAGGTCGATGAAGACCTCATCACCTGAAACTACGCCATAGGCGAAGCCAGCCTGCCAGTCAGGAGACAGGTCGTAATCCTGTCCTGTGGGAACGCACATGTGGCCAATTTCCCAGCCACGAACTGTACGGTCCTCAAGAGGAGCTGTGTGAGCGTAATATCCCTGTCGATGTGAATGGCCACGAATCAGAGACACTTCGAACTTCTTGACATCGTTGCGGACAGACTCAGCAGAATACTGAGAAATGCTCACGCCATGATGTGCATAGATTTTGCCGTAGCGCTCTGTAGGTCGTTCCAGGTAGTTGTGCCATACAAAGCCATTGGCAGCCACACCGTAAATGCTCTCTGGAGTATACACCCCATCCTCAAGGGACTGTGGGTTGTTCTTGTCCAGCCACTTCACGTGTCGATGCCAACCATGATTACCATCGAAGAAGTGCTTGTCAGCCTTCGGTGCCTTGCCATGAATCTCTGCAAGGAAGTCTCGTGTACCTGTAACACCAGGGTCATTCTGGGAGAAGCCTTCTCGTGAAGTTCCCTCTGCCCACCGGCCCGTTCCGTCTGCATCGTCAATGTCTCCAAGCAGGTCGATAGCACCTGGCTTGAGATACTTCATCACCTCGAACCACAGGTCAAGCATGCGCCTGTCGTGATTTGGAAAGTGGACATCAGATACAAACAGCCATGTCATGTCGGACATGCTTGTTCCTTTCGTTGTTGTACGGACAAGCCTAACATGCCGTCATCTTCGTGTCAAGGCTTCTTGTCGGTTGAGTCTGTCATGCTCCTCCCAGGAGCAGAGGAACAGATTCTTCCTCGTATTATCAGTCTTGCATCCGATGTGATGAACGGTCTCCGTTGAGTCAAGCAGCCTTCCTAGTCGGGCCTCAAAGACCATCCGATGCTCATAGTACCATCCTCCATTGAATGACTTTGGATGTTCAGGAGCAAAGACCAGCACATAGCCATCGTCTGAGACAATTCTCTTTCGATTGTGCCAATTGCGGATTGGTCTGTACATCAGTATCCGACAGCGATGAACTGAACATTCACGCCATAGTGGAAATAGTTTGACTTGGAGCTTAGCTCGTCTGAGTCAACAACGGCTGTAAAGCCTCTGTGGTCAGGCCAGTATTCTCCGGTTAGTCCTCGAATGATGCAGTGAATTCGTGACTGCTTCTGAATGACCTGACCGGTTACAATTACTGGCTTACATCCTACTGAGAAGAAGTTACCAAAGTACACAGCCTTCTCGTAGTGCCGGGCCTTTCCGCCCTGAATGTAAACGTAACCAGCCATAATCTTAAGACCAGAAGTCTTCTTGATTCCATGAGCATTGTAAAATGCGTTTGGCTGATTCTCAAAGATGTACTGGTCGTTAGAAGTCATCTGATTTAGCTTCTCACGAGTAATCTGCTCGCCTACTGACCAACTTGTAGGCTTGTAGGGGGTAGTTGCCAAGTTATGTTCTCTCCTTCCTTGTGTAGGGCAATCTCCTCCGGAGACACCTCAATTACTTTGTCTCGGGGAAATAGCATGACACCAAAGAAGTCTGGCGAAACAATCTGTCGTCTAAGGTTCTCTGATATCAGATATATTTTACCATTGGACATATCCTCAACCAAAGTTCCTTGACGGAAACCGAGCTTACCACCTATCCTGTACTTTGCACAAGCCGCCTCAGTTGAGGGGATGACAAAGGGATACTGCCAACTAGACAAGATTCGGTCTGATGTGATTCTGAACCTGAACTTGCCCTTGATGAAAAATACACCGTTCTCCGTCTGCACGCAAGTCCCAGTGGGATAATCCACTGGGACTGTTGGCGCAACGAGCTTCTTAGTCCTTCTTCTCAGCCACCGCACTCTTGTCCGCCTTGAGTTCGTTAATCTCGTTAGTGAGCTTTGAGATTTGACCCTGGAGTTCTTCGACAGTCAAGGTGTAGTCCGCACGAAGGTCTGCGATTCTCTCTTCATAGTCCGCAGTAATCTGTGCAATTCTTTCCTTAATTGCTAGGAACTTAAGACCATCTTTACTCATCATTTATTCTATTTCTCTCTTTCTTTTCTAGTGTAACTACACCTTAGCTCATGCCAGGTTGGTCTGTCAAGTTGAGACTCATCCCTTGTGATAGACCGTAATCTTTCCATGGGATGAACCAGAACTCTTTCCGTACAAGACAAGGTATTCGCTTGTCGTGCTACCATAACAACCTACACCTCTTAGTCGGTTTGCAGATGTTGAATCTACAAAGTTGTTATACCAGCTTGATGGAATTGTAACCGTTGCAGCCTCTCCTCTTGAAAGAGCTACAATGCTATCTCCATCAGAACCTTCATTGGTCATCTTACCTACCGGGTCTCCAGAAGGCTTTGAACCGTATGTGTGTCCACGTAGATTCAATCCAACACCAGAGTTGTTACCATGAGACGTATTCTGTCTTTGGACATAAACTGTCATCTTGGTAGGAGTTCTTACAACACCACCAGTTGCCAGCTTGTTGTAAATTCCATCTCCGTAGAAGAATAGTCCTCTGTGGTTGTCATTCTCTGTCCAGTCACCCTGATAAGGAGCGTCACCGTCGTTACGCCACATTCCTCCGTATCCAAGACGGTATGCGTCAGAATCCGTAGCATAAATCGTGAATGGACTTGCAAGAAGATACCTTGAAGCTGATAGATATCCAGAGTGGTTTCCAGACTTATCGTAAGCAACAATTCTGTAGTAGATGGTCTTGTTGACCGGAAGTCCAGAATGGTTGTAAGACTTAGCCTGAGAAGGAGTTCCTGTAACTGTAATGATGCTTCCATCGGTGGTAAGCGTCCTTGTTCCAGATGCAGGAATCGTGACTGTTGGATAGCGGTCAGTTCTCCAGATAATCTTGACACCAGCCGTGTCAGAGGTGCTTGGGTTGGTCCACTTCAATTGGTAAACGCCAGTTGAGGAACCTGAGCTATACGCATTGATGCTAAAGCCAGAAGGCGCAGCAGGGGGCGTAGTGTCACCAGTGACAGGAGGCGCTACCGCTTCTGGAGCGATGCTGAACCATAGACCATCGAGTGATAGCTGAGACAGCGTGCTTGCAGAAGACGTAACCTGTACAGTTCCAGTAGTGTTTACCTGGAGCAATACAGCACCAATTGATGTCGTGCTGCTCCACTGAATAGCATTGAGGTACACCGTTTGTGCCGGGCGATACCCAGAAGGCAGAGTGAACAACGTTGTTGTCTTGGAGTAAGTCTGAATTACACCACGAAGATAAACGTTTCCATTACTCTTGTAGTAAGCTACATTGTATGCAGATGAATAGTTGACACCATTAGACAATGTTGGAGCGACCCAAGGTGGGTTACCCTGTACATCTAGGTGACCACCGACACGAACGTTTGTGCTTGTAGTCATGTCGGAACCATCGTCAGCATATGTTGACAATGCAAAGCTTCCAGAAAGGTTTGTCAATGCAATTCGTCCAGGATATCTATCATCCTGTCCAGCATAGATTCTTACTGCTGCCTCTTCGATTCCATCCGCAGAATAGTTTGACATCTGAGTAGATGCACGGTTTCCGTAGGTGTCAGTATAGTTAATCGCACGGAATACACCACTACCACCATCAGTCTGTGAAATGAATGATGGGTAAGTAGAAACATCCCTACGCCTGCTTCCTCCACCCCAGATATTCAATGGAAGGTCTAGGTCAGAGCTTGAAACAATGATTGAGCCAGTTGAACGAACTGTGTCAGAAGTAAGACTGATAAGTGATGACTGTGCATCTCTGTAGTTAGAGATACCACCAGTTTCGAGCTGACATTCATCAACCCAAATGGTGTCACCGGCCGCAGCATTGTTCCACCACCAGAAGTAACGAAGATAGTACGTATTGTCAGGAACAACCACTGGCATGGTCCATGCCTGCTTAATCCAGTCAGTTGTATTGACAGGAGTATTCTGGAAGTAGTAACTGATAATGATTGCGCCAGTCTCGTCATGACAGTTCAGATATAGACGAATAGGCTTAATCATTCCAGGCTTGAACCAACCTGATACGGAAATCTTCTTTCCAATAAGGTCTGGATGCTGCTCTGTGTAGATGTCATACTTTCCATAGATTTCTGTTGCTGCGACTGGAGTACCAGTTGTAGTAATCTTCAAGGAACCTAGCTCAATATGACCTACGGTTTCATCCCAAGAGACTGCTGAACCAGGAGTTGCCGTATTGGCAGTCCAGTTTACAATTCCAGCCTGGAATGAAGAGTCGTAAATGTAGTTAGGGTTTCTGTCGTAGATTCCCATGTAGACTCGACCATAGGTGCTCTCGTTGTTGAGCATTGGTGGAGACATACGAAGATGAGCAGCGCTGTTAAGGTCACCGTCAAGAATGTGACCAATCATACCAGGCTTCATTTCATCTGATGCACCAGTGTAGAATCTGATAGCGTGGTCGAACTCAGAGTCATCCTCAATGTTCTCAATTGAGATACCCTTTGTTCCGTTGATATCAGTTGTATCAATCTTTCCTGGAGCACCATTCTCATATGCTTCAATAGAGAACTGGTCAAGCTGTGCCTTTGAACCTGTTGCAATATCGAATTCTACATAAGGCACAAGGTAGCGAACAGACTGATTCAGTGCTGCTGGGGCGTAAGGGTCATTTGCCTGTCCCTGAGAACCGAATAGACCATCTGTTCCAGTACCACCACGACCGCGAACATAACCAGTTACGGTAATCCAGTCAGCAGTAGTGCTACCTGTACCAGAAGCAATTGCTACTTCCTGGTCATTAGAAACCATCATGTACTGATTACCAGCAAGTCCGGATAGCTGGCTGTAGTCGGTAGGCATTGCGTGCATCTTAGTAGGAGTCGTTGCAGCGTCAACAAAATCCCAGTCAATTACATTGTTGGCATTGTCGAAACCGAATAGACCTACCTTGACTCGTGGAGGTGTAGTGATAAATATATCATCAAACCATCCCTGAATACCAGCTACAGGGCTACCAGAAATACCGGCCTGAATTTCAAAGCTGGCAGTGGTCGCACCAACTGGAGCAACACCCTGAGATGTGAACTGAATCCAGGTCACACCATCAATAGGAATTGCTGCACCATTCTCGTCAACAGGTGGAGCCATGTCATTGAAGGTAGTAGAAATCGTTGCATTGGCTGCGTCCTTCCAAACAATGTTCATCTTGAGATTGTCTCGGATGACAGTGCTATTTGGAAGCACACGAGCTGCAAAGTTGTATGTTCTACCAGCCTTGACGTTGACAACCGTTCCCATTCCGTAGACTCCATTGGACGTACCAACCTGGTCCCAACGTACAGAAGCGGTGCCTGCAAAGAACTTGGTGGTGTCTCTGGTAATGCTGTTTGAGCCGTAGGCAAACCACCCTGACGTGTTTGTCTCAAAGCCAGAGTTGGCGTTCAGCGTCGCTACCTCATATGCACGGATACGAGCTGAGATACGGTATAGAATGGTTGGGTCATAAGCAACCTTGGTAACACCGACAGCATTTCTGAGTACCAGGCCAGGTCCGGTGAATTCGAATAGAGATTCAGCGGAGTATGCACCAGGGTCAGTCTTCTGAGTCACAGCACCAGAGGTCAGCCATAGCGTTCCGTCCTGCATGTAGTCAAAGAGCTTTGCGTAGGTGTTGTTCTGCATTGGGGAGTCCAGTGCAGTTACCTTGATTGAGTTAACAGCTAGCTGACGGAATTCTGCATATCCATCATTACGAATAATCCAACCACTTACACCGGCTGAATAGTTTGAAGAGTGGATACGTGAATTCGTACCGTCAGCGGTTGGGTTCGCTGGGTCACCTACTACGATTCGTCCTCGGACTGTGGCATCACCAAACTGAGCCCCACCAGTCAAGTTAATTGACCAGGCTGGCTGTCCTGAGAGACCATTTGCCAAAGCGGTTGAACGGATTTCACCAGTACGAATGATTCCACCATCAATTGAGGTCGTGCTTGGTGCACGCCATGGTGAAGCTGTCGTTGCGCTGGTGAGCTTTCGCTCAATCTGAATTCCATCGAAGTAGACAGAGCCAGCATTGTAGAGGCTCATGTAGGTCATAAGCGTGCTGCTTGTACCAGTGTTGAATGTACCCTGAATTCTGGTCCAGGTTCCATTGGCTACGACAGTTGGAGTTCCGCCAGGCTGTGGATAAGTTGCAAGGTCTGTCTTTACACCAAAACCGACTACCTTATCACCGGAGCCTGATGGATTGTAAACCCATACAGAGGCAATGTAGTCAGTGTTTGGCTCTACAATGACATTGTAGTCTGTGTAGCTTAGACCCTGGTAAACTCGTGAGAATGTTCCTCCACCAGTCCAGGTGTGCTTGAGACACTGAGTTCCATACTTTGGCGTAACTTCTGGAGCGGTTGCAATTGCCCAAGTCGTCGTTCCACCGTCGTTGAAGGTAACCTGCTTTCCGGTGTACCAGCTTGACTGGAATTCAAAGTCAGCGTACTGAGGCAAAACGATGTTTGGAGCATCCTGTAGAAGCAATGCGGCAGCTCGAATAGTACCCTGGTTGATTTCCAGAGTATTGTTGGATAGCTGATATCCGGTTGAGCCTGCTGCATAGTTGGTGCTCTTTACAGTACCGCCTGTATCTACAGTCAAAGAAGACTTGATGAGAAGGGCATTGATAATACCCGTACCGGCCGTAATCTTGTTGGCATCCAGATTGTTAATCTTGGCAGAGGTAATGGTCGCATTAGCAATGTAGGCATTGCTGATTAGACCGACAGTGACAGAAGCAACTGCGGAAGCAGAAGACTTCAATCCACCTCGGTCAACGGCAATGACTCGTACCCAACGTGCCAGAGAAGTGTCCTGGGCAGGCGTGTTGAAAACTTCGGAAACGAAGGTGCTGCCAGGCTCTACCTGCAATTGCCCAATCATCGTAGAGTCGCTTGCGGTGAATGTAGACGTGGTTCCTAGATGAACCTCAAGGTAGCTAACGTCAGACTCAAGGCGACCAGAGGTTGCCTTCTGCAATGCGTGGCTTACCTGAATGCTCATTACGTCAGCCACAGCGGTTGGAGCTGCTGGAGTTGACGGAGCAGTGTTAACAGCAGTTCCGTTTACCGCAGTGGAGAATGCACTTCTGTTGGTGCTTCGGTCGAATGACTGTACAGAGAAGTTGTACTGGACACCAACAACTAGACCTCCAATAGTAATTGAGGTCGTGCCTACAGGGACATTTACGTAGTCGTAGGTGCTACTTGCATTCTGCTTGTATCGAACAACATATCCAGCAAGGTCGGTGTCAGATGGAGCAGTCCATGAGAGGGCTGCTGTCGCAAAGGCTGCGTCATTGGTATCTACAGCCATGGTTACGGCTAGACCTGTTGGAACGCCAGGCGCTGTCGTGTCTACATCAGTTGGTGAAATAGGAGTCGCAGAGACAGTGACATAGTTTGAAATGCTATCGAATACGTCACGAGAGCGAATCTTGAAGTAGTGAACAATTCCCAGAGAGCTTGAATCGAATACAACCGCATTTCCTGTACCACTGTAAATACGGTTAGAGTTGCTTGGAGTAAATCCAGAGCCAGTAGTGCTCATGTATACGTCGTAAGCTGCAAGGTCATCAATTACCTGAACATCCCACTTCATGCTGACGCCACCCACAATACCGGCCGCTGCTACTCCAGTTGGGTCAGGTGGTGGTGGGTTGGTTGCTGATAGAGTCGTAGACGCCACAGAACGGTTTCCTGTAAGGTCAACAGCAAATACAGTAATGCTGACTGTAGGCTTTGGCGTGCCAAAGAAAGCCTTATTGGTTTCGAAGGCTAGGTCATAGAACGTATTTGCAGTCTTCACCTCGACAATGGTTGTGCCATCAGTTAGTCTGACTACATAGTGAGAGAAATCTTCAAGTGGGCTTGCATCCTCATTCTGAGTAACCGCATCCCATTTAGCGGAAAATGCGGTTCGGTTGACTACCCATGACAGATTGACAGGATGGGCTGGAGCCAGCGTATCCTGAATTGTCGTAAGCGGAAAGATTCGGCTCCAGTCTGAAACGTTGGTTCCATCGTTTGACCGAAGCTGAATGTTGTAGTCTGTTCCTGGTGTAAGGTCTCTTAGTAGAATTCTCATATAGTGATTTCCAATGCGTACTCAATGTCCATTTCGGTATCTGAGGTCTTTACCTTTGGAGTACCGAGGACTGACCTGGCTACAAGTGCGTAATCTGTGCTGAGGGTATCTGCATCTTCTGCTCTAATACCATCAAAGACTACGTTTCCTGTACCGGTCGCTGAAACTGTAATTGAAGTGATGTTGCTCCAATCAGGCGTTCCAGTTGCCGTGAATGCTGTCTTGCCCATTGTTTTGATTTCATATCCAGTGGCAGCAGCAAAAGTGTATTCGTAGTAGTTTGTGCTGTCCGTACTGAATCGAAGCGAGATGTTTCCAATTGCTGCATCTGCATTGTATGCTAGTGACATGAAGTCGGCATCTGAATACACAGACATGTCCAATGCGATATCTGACAGAACTGAATTAGCTCCACCAGCAACCTGCAAACCGTCCACTCCAATTCGAGCTACGGAAGTATTCCATGTAGCAGGAAGCCATCCTTCTGTGTCAGAGTCAAAGCTTACAATGATTGTGCTGCCACCTGACGTTTGTGGAGGAGTTCCATACCATAGAGCCACCTCATAGATGGTTCCTACATATTCCTGCGGAATGGTTCCCTTAAAGATAATTCTGTCATTCAGGATATCTGCGGACACCAAAGTAACAGGAATCCTTTCCGTCTCGAAATCAAGACCAGTGTCATTGACATTCTCTGCTGAGTTGCCGATTCCCACTGCAATTGATTCTGCGATACGAGGAAGGTTTCCTGCTAGGTATCTAAAGATTACTGACTTTCCCTGGGTAGTTATCATGCCTTTGTCATCCTTACGTCAACCTGAATGGAATCCTGTACGTCTGGAACTTCCAGAATTACGTCTACGACCTGCTTTCCAGAGCCATCAAATCGGATGGTCTGGCTAACCACGATAACCGTGTCAGGTGGATAGAGGATTACGGTGTCATTGTCTTCGCCCGTCTCCTCTGGCTCGTCCAGATTTGTGTCACTGTCAGCATCAAGAATGTCATCTGTGTCGATGACATCGGTGATTTCGTCGGTAGTGACTTCAATCTCGTTTGGGTAACGAGCATCAACGACCCCAGGTGGTAGAAAGAAATTGGGGTCGATGACGACATCAGGCTTCTTGATGATTTGATTGCTGTTAATGCTCATGGATTGATTATATCCCAGAGTTGCGCAAAGGCAAAATTAAGCTTTGACTCTGCGCAACGTGAGCTTCGTATTATCGTATCCGGTGTCGTAGCCTCTACCGATTTCAACTACGAAGTACCTGTGGTGTACCGGGTCGAAATCCTTCTGTGGGTAATTGACTGAAACGATGTCTCCAAGCTGAATCAATGGGTTACCAAAGATTTCAGCTTCCACCTCATCGCAACCATCTGCCCAGTGATGAGTAACCCAATCTGCGAGTGCCTGAGCACCGCTTTCTGTCTGAATCCACTCAGGCTGAATTTCTGTATCGACCTGACCACGACGTAGAACTGCATCATCGTTGGTGGAGACGATTGTCTTTTCGTCCTCCTTGGTGATGGTTCGACCGTAAATCATGAGCTTCTGTTCAATTGAATTGTCTGGACCATAGGTCAGGGTGTCCTCACCATTCACAATGGCATTGCTTCGATAAGCATTTGCCAGAATGAACTTAGCTCCGAATGGGTCAGACTGATATTCAGGACAGACAATCTGCGTATCATTGGAGAAATAGATGTTTGAGTGAACGGCAGGTGCCTTATCAAACTTCACATCGAATTCTCTGACCTCGTGACAGATGGCTCCAAAGTCATCGAAAAATCTGTTTGCATATCTCGCCCATAGATACTTCTTCTTTTTCTTGACGATATGGCTTGTGTAGTGCCACTTGTATAGCCATTCAGTGTATGCCTGGCTGCTTACAATACCGCCTCGAATTCTGTCAAAGAATCCTGTGGTGTCAATGTGCAAGTCCTCTGTTGTTCCATTTCCGTAAAGGTACTCAAAGTCGGCATGGGTACTTCCACGAGTGAAGCAACCAAAGCGTCCTGTCAGAGGCTCCTTCTTGGAGACAGGAATAGTAAAGGTCATCTTATTCTGTCCATTGATGCTTACTTGAATAACGTGACCAACAAAGGCACCGGGGTCTCCATAAACACCGTTCTCCATTCGGATAGCAATGTCAATGTCGTACCAGACGTTCTTGGAAATAGCCATTGCAACTCCCTTGCCCTTGTCAGGACCGAATCGCTCCAGCTTTCCATTGCTTCTACGAATGTAGAAGTTTACCTCGTTCTGGTACTTTCGACCGCCAGGAAGCCTGTCTGTTCGACAAAGCTCAAGGAAATAACCCTTGTCCTTGGTGCCGAGATTGAACGCAATGCCTGCCATGCCATGGTTGTATCCAGAGTCCCTGAAACGCACGCGAGTGCCTACGTACCAAATGCTCTTATCTGTCTCGCTACCTCGGGAGGCTACGTAACAGGTATTTACGTTGGTCGTTGTAGTGGCCTTCAAGCTGATAGTTGACTGGTCCTTGTTGTGAACAAATCCACCACGCCAAGTCTTGTAGTCACCCTTGTAGTTTGCTACTCTTACGCCATATCCGTTTGCGTCATCAGTGTGAGCTGCTGGATATGTGTTCCAGAGTCCTCTTTCGGATATTCCGAACCAACCAGAGAATGCATTCTTGAACTTCAAATCTGGATGGCTTAGTTCCTCGTCCACCTGCTTCTTTTCATCAGCAGACTTCAAGGCTCGGAATGTGCTGACACCAGACTTGTTGTAGTACCAGTACCCCTTTGAGTTATAGCGCATTAGCTCACCCTCACACTCAATGATTCCAGAGTAAGGCCAGGTAGCTGCTTCACTACCGGTCATTCTGATGAATGTCTGAGAGGAGTTCATGGCTTCTCTGAGCTGGCTACTTCGAAGAACGACATCTCCTTCTGGCTGCCAAACGATATCCATTACTGGAGTTCGACCCTGCTGGGTTTCTGACATCGTAGCCTTTGAATAACGAACCGTTACGTTATTTGCTTCGTAGTCATACTTCTGAGAAAGGTCAACAATATCAGGCTGCTTTGTGCCGTTGAGCAAACCATCTAGCTGCCAAGCAATTGGATTACCAAGGTTGTATGCCTTGTCTCTGGTGAGGATTTGCAGAATACCGAACTCATCAAAGTAAATAGCGCTCTGCGTAGTGATTGCCAGGCTGGAGAAGATTTCCCAAATGGTCTTCTCTCCATCGGTCCAGAAGTAAGGAACGATTGTCGCCTTATCGTCATCAATCTTTTCGTACGCATAGTCGCTGAATCCCATGATGTCGCATAGCTGCCAGACAATTCGAGCAAGCGTCATGTTCTCAAAGAACATCTTTGGTGGCTTCATTTCCTGCAAGAACTTAGAAGCATCCTTCATTGAAACAGTTGCAGTCTCTTCACCCTGTCCTGACCATGAGTCGGCAAACATGGTGTATTCTCTGATATAGACCATGCCACTTCCACCTACCGGCGTTGTGTCATATCCGATGTTGTAGGTGAACTTGACATTCTTGTCGATGAGTCCATAGAACAGAGATTCGTCATTCGTATTGTTATAGCGTCCATCAATGTTTGATAGCTGAATACTAGCAGTATTGGAGGACGCTCCTCCGAGAGGAGTTACAAATGACGTGGTTCCCATGCTGAATGAAGAGTCGCTGGAAATGAGAGTAGCCGTCAAATCCTGCTCAAGGCGGAGAGACATTTCAATCAGTTCAAGGTACTTGCCGAGAGCACTGATTGTATTGACCTTGATTCGAATCCCCTTGAGCTTTACTGGATTGTCTCGGTAAACAGTCGTTCCCCACGTTCCATTGGCCTGCCGATATAGGGTGACCTTTCCATCTGCTGGTGGCTGAATGTCTCCACCAACTGTGGTCCAGGTTGTGCCATCAGTCGTTACGTCAATGTCGTAATCAACAGGGAATGCTGCCGTGTTTTCGAATAGCAGGTAAATCTTGTTGACCCATGAAGCAGTCTTGTAGACAATGTATGGGCGTACCGTTGTGGTAAATCCATTCTGTCCACTGACAAGAGAGCTAGCCTTTGGGCTGCTCCAATACTTATATGGGTCATCTAGTCCTGCAAGGTAGTACCTCTTATTGCCGGGCCTGTCTGTATATTCAGAGACAATTCCCTCCACGCTCGCGCGTGCCTTGACAACACCACTCTTGGATGGTCGCAGAGGAAATGCGATTGACTCAATTGGGTAGTATTCTGGGTCACCCTCATCATATTCTGTTGGGGTGTTGTCTACTGTCTGAATGCCAGCATAGCGATTCATATTCCACTCAGCAATAAGCTGGGGCACTGCCTTTACGGCAAGCCCCTCTTTCAATAGCTTATTTACCTCAAATGTAGTCGTCTGCATTATACCTGTTCCATTGACACTGTGACTTCGTAGAAATCGTAAGCTCCACGCTTATTCAGGCTCATGTTGAAGTCAGAAAACATGACCTGATATGTTTCCACTGTTCCATCTCCATACGTCACTTCCAAAGTGAAGGCTCCTGGGGTGGCGTCATAGAAAGACTTCAATTGACGCGCACCCCAGAAACCGTCTACCGTATAGGAGGAGGAATGCGGTAGATTCTGCCACTGGACGCTGAAAGTACGCTTGTCTGCGACAATGTACTTTCTCATCGTTCCATCGGCCATGCGCTGCTTCTTCTCAATTCGTTCAACGTCGATTGAGAGTTCGCCACGATTATGGTCAGTAATCGCATTGTTATTCCAGCGCATAAGTCTTGGCTTTGCAAAAGTTATAGCCATTACTTAACCACCCTGCTCCTTCCCTTCTTGCTCTCAATCTTATCGAGAGCACGAGTAACAACCTTTTCAAAATCAATTTCGGTGTTAATTCCACCGTCTGCGTTGATAGTGAAATTGTACGTGTTACCGCCTCCTGAGTCAATCTTGTCAATTCCATTCTCAAGCTTTGATGTGAGTGGAGCTGTAAGAACTGCCTCATTCTTGTGAAGGTTTGCAATGGTGTTGTCGTACTTAATCCTTCCACCTACTGCAAGACCAGGGATTCCAAAGGTGCCTGGAGGAACTGTCTGTCCACCACGCCAGGTCTCAAAGTGGAGGTGAGGACCAGTGGAGTTACCTGTATTACCGGAGTAACCAAGTAGCTGTCCTGCGCGAACACTGGAACCAGCGCCTACACTTCTTCTGCTGAGGTGAGCATACAGAGTCTTCTCAGAGCCATTCTGAACTACGACGTAGCGACCGTATGAGCGGTATCCGCCATTGCCATTTCCACGGAGGTCCGTAGAGGTGGTGACATTACCGTTCATTGCTGCGTAGACTGGTGTGCCTACTCCTACACCGAAGTCAGTAGCTCGTGGTAGGTTTGAGTGGTGAGCATAGTCTCTGGATACCGGGCCATTTACTGGGCGACGCTTTGAGCCGCTTCCAAATGCCTTGAATCCAGTTCCAGCTACAACCGCTCGTGCCATTGCTTCCCACTTTGCGTAAGCCATTGGGAATCCAGAACGCTGAACTCTCTGAGCCTGCTCCCATAGAGGTAGCTTTCCGCGACCCTTCATTGCAAGCAAGTGCTCGAAGAACTTACGTGCTGCATAAGAAGGAGTACGAATCTGCTCAGGAGTTCCCCAACCCTGTGAAGGACGCTGCTGGAATAGACCAAGAGAGTCACGGTCACCGTAGTTTAGATTCCTTAGAGTGGACTCCTGCATAGCGGTCATGATGGATACGATAAGGTCTGTAGGATTTGCTCCCATTCCCTTACCAGTCGCAATGATGGTTGCTGCATTCTGTAGCTGCTCAGCATTAAGCATGACGTTTCCGTACATACCTGCTGCGCCTGGAATGCCCATTCCATCAATACCCATCATCAGAGCGGAGTCAGCACCCTGCTGAATACCCTTCTGAATCATGGCCTGCATCATACCAGCCATTCCAGCACCAAGGAGACCTGGCAGACCCATTCCTTCGGCTCCACCAATACCACCAGTTCCAAGCTTTCCAGCATTGATGTTCTCCATGAAGTCAACACCGTACTTCTTTACAGCCTTGTCCTTCATCATGTATTCGCCCTTCTTGGCACGAATATCTAGCTCAGAGTGAGCACGACCACCAGCATATCCAGTTCTACCTGAGCCACCGGCCTTTCCACCAATGAGACCACCCTCGTGGTGAGCGTCTAGAGACTTGTTCTTTCCAGACTTCTCATTTAGACCAGACTTAGGAAGCTTACCGGTTGAAACCCAATCAGAGAACTGACCAATGGTAAGACCGAATGCACCCTCGGAAATCTCACTGGCTACGCTCTTTGCAATCTTGTCCCATGCAATCTTGTTCTTGAGGTCTTCGGCAGCGACTTTAACATTCTTATTAAGGCTGTCCTTGATGTACTTGGACCAGTCGTTACCCTTACCCTTTAGGTTTACACCGTACTTCTGGTAAGCAGCCTCAATCTTCTTGATTTGCTCATCGAGTTCCTTCTTGTTTCGTGGAACGAATGCCTTTAGAGTTGCAAGCTCAAGCTCGATTGCACGCTTAGCAGCTTCATACTTTCTCTGCGTCGCCTTAATCTTGTCCTGAGTTTCCTTCTGCAATGCTTCACGCTGAGCCTGAATTCCCTTGTTGTAGGCTTCACGCTCAATCTGAATCTTCTTGAGCGCTGTCTCACGAGCAATCTGCAAAGCCTTGTTGGCAGCCTCACGCTGAGCGTTTAGAGCTTCCTGCTCACGCTCCTTACGTGCCTGTAGCTGCTTCTTCTCAGCCTCTTCCATCTGCTGAATAACCTTGAGACGACGGTCTCTTTCGGCCTCAACAGTTGTCTTCTGATTGTTGAGAGATTCAATCTTCTTGTCAGATGCAGACTGGCTAGCTGCGGAAGCATCCTCGGTAGCCCAAGAGTCCATATCAGCCTGAATGTTGTTACCAATCTTTGCAGCTTCATCAAGGTTACCTGAATTGATAGCCATGTTGAAGTCAATGTTCTGATTGGCAAGAGATGCCATGCGCTGGATACGGGTCTTTTCCTTTTCGAAGATTTCCTGACGCTTCTGCTCGGCCTGTTCCTCAGCCTTGATAGCGTCTTCAATCTTCTTTACCTTGGCATCGTACGCCTTATTGATAGCATCGGTTCGACCTTCCCACTTCTTGTCGTGGTTCTCCATGAGATTGTCCCACTTCTTGTCGAACGCCTTCTGCTTCTTCTCGTACTTGTTGTCAAGGGCTTCCTGCTTCGCCTCAAAACGCTTTTCTGTACGGTCCTGTCGCTCATCGAATCTCTTATCTGCTCTTTCCTGAGCAACATCCAGAGCCTTTGAGCGTGCCTCGGAACGTGCGTTGATGCCGTCGATTTCTCCCTGCATCTGGTCATTGAGAAGACTCTCTGCCTGGCCAAGCGCCTCGTCACGAGTATTGGACATGACTCCCTTATAGGCGTCAGTGAAGTCTCCGATGTTATCAGAGTTTGCTTCCCATGCATTCATGTTCTCAGTCAGAGAATCGGTGCTCTTGTCAAGCTCCTTCTGGAATCCCTGCTCAAGAGAGGTAGCCTCTTCAAGACCGGCCAATCTACGATAGATGTTGAGCTGGTTCAGCTTTTCGGCATTGCTGGTCTCTACACCGACTCGACTTCTTTCACGAAGTGCCGTGTAGTATCCATCCTCAGCCTGCTTGACAGACCATAGCTCCTGCTTGGTCTTCTGTAGCTCAGGAAGTTCCTTTGTAAGGTCGTTGAAGTTTACGCCAGCCTTGCCCTTTGGAATACCCTGCATGTCAGCGAATTCCTTGGAGAAGCCCTTTACAGCATCAGCGGCTCGCTGGACCTTGTGGATTTCTCCATCGTCAAGACCGAGCTTTACGCCAAGAGCAGTGTCAGCTACACCAGATTCAATGTTGCTGTCCTTGTTCAGATAGTCAGTCCAGTCCTTGAAGGTCTCGATTCCCATCTTCTTGAATTCCTTGGAATACTTCTTCTTGTAGGTCTCGAATAGCTTGACAGACTCAGAGTTTACAGACTCGGCAATCTTATCGAATACCTTCTTCTTCTCTGCTTCCTGAGTGTTGTCATAGATGTCCCAAAGGTCCTTAGCATTGGCCTTCATTGCTTCACCGGCCTTCTGCTGAATGGTTCCTGGGTTAGCGAAGAATCGTCCGAAGCTCTCAGACTTAGACTGGTCAAACTTCAAGTTGGTGGCGTCACGCATATCCGTGGCAGCATCCTTTAGACGCTTCTCGATAACCTGAGAAACATCGTCAAAGTCAATCTGTGCCTTTAGCTTATACTGGAACTCGGCATTGCTGTAACGCTGACCCATGATTGCAAGAGAAGTCTTTACAGCTTCCTGGGCAGCACTTACAGTACCACCGTGAAGACGAACCTTTACACCCTCTTCAATTGCGCGGCCCCACTTCTCTGCCTCGTCTGCGTCGTAGAACTTCTGAATGTCCTGGTAGGCGTCCTTGTTGTTCTTCTTGAATTCGTTCATCTTGTCGTTCAGAGAATCGACATTGTGAGTTCCCTGAGCAACAATCTTCTGCTGTTCGGTGTAGGTGAATCCAAGAGTCTTTGCCCATGCATCAGCAGACTTCTCAATGTTCTCCTGCTCCTTACGAGAGGCAGCGACATTCTTGTTAATGATGTACCAGGCTGCACCAATTGCCAGGGCGACTGCAAGGACGGTTCCCATGACTGCGCTTAGTCCACCCATTGCTGCAACTGCTCCACCAATAGAAGTACGAACAGCACCCATTGCTGCCCGGCCTCTTGTGGCGACAGTTCCGAATGCAGAGCTGGCTGCACTACCAATTGCACTAATGGCTGGCATGACGAGAGTCTTAATGGCTCCAGCAAACTTGGCGATTGGACCGATAAGCATAGGGCCAAATAGAGCTAGAGGAATAAGCATCTGGGAAATGTTGTTTGCCATTGTTCCAGAATCAGTAACCATTGCACCCATGAATCCTGCACCGAGTGCTAGGTTCTGGAAGCTGCTACCCATCTGAGTCCAGTTACGACGAGTTGCTGCTGCATTCTGGTTAATGCTTGCAGATGCCGCCTGTGCTGCCTGCCAATTCCTTACCTCTGCTGTGGTAAGTGCACGACCAGTTGAGTCACGATATCCTGCTGCGGTAGGCGTAATTGGACCAACAACTGGAGTGGTTGGCCTAGGAGTCGTAGGATTAACAGGAATTGGAGCACCAGAAACTACGCCTGGTCTTAGTCCCATTGCTGCCTGGCCCGTTCGGGAAGCCTGAGTAAGCCCCTGCTGAGCTGCTGTAGCTCGTCCAAGGGCTGCGGTAAGTTCATTTACCGTTGCGATAAGAGCCTGGGTCTGGCCCTGCTGAGTTTGCATTGCTGCTGTCTGCTGCATTGAAGCAAGACGTGATGCTACCTGTTCTGGTAGAAGTGCACGGAATCGGAATACGAGTCCAAGAAGACCGGCACCCATCTTGACTGCCTGTCCTGCCAAGTTGGCGAACAGACCTACGAGCATGATGATAGGACCGGCAATAGCACCGGCAATAATTGCAATGGTAGCGAATGACTTGACTGGTCCTGGAAGGTCGTTGAATGCCTTGACGATAGCAGTTACACCCTTTACGATGTATCCTGCAATCTCAAGGAATGGCTTTCCGGCTTCGGCTAGCTGAACCTTTAGAGATTCAATGGCAATCTTTAGACGACCAGAAGCGGACTGCTGTAGCTGGTCCATCTCTCGGCTTGCACTGTCAGCCCATGTAGAGGACTCCTGCTTAGCAATCTGATAAGCCTTACCTACCTGAGTTGTTTCGTCATTTAGGTTGGCCATTTCCTCAACGATTGCCTGCAAACGAGTGGTCTGCTGGGTACCGAATAGAGAGGCGAATAGAGCCTGACGACGCTTACCAGTCAGGTTAGCTGTAGCCTTCTGCAATGCCTGGAACGTAGGAATTACCTCACCATTAGTCTTGTCAGTAAGCTCTGTCAATGACTGCTTGGTGAAGATTTCGAACATGTCCTTGGCCTGCTTGGTTGGCTTGAGGACTCGGGTGAAGGACGCCTTAATTGCGTTTGCACCTTCGACTGCATTGATACCGCGAGCACGCATGGCTACAAGCAAAGTACCAACATCCTGGATAGTACCACCAAGAGTCTTCATAGGTGCGGCTACCTTTGGCAGAGCCTTTGAGAAGTCTTCAATGGATAGAGATGTTGCATTCTCTACCGCGTTCATGTAGTTGAAGTCTTCGGCTAGCTTAGAGGTATTGTCACCATAAACTGACTGCAATGTAATGGTGGTTTCCAGAGCCTTCTGGTAATCCATTTCACCAAGGGTTGCAAGACGCATAACCTCGGTGGTCTTACCGATAAGCTCATTACCCTTCTCACCGGTCGCTGCTAGGTTAGCTTCTACGGTTAGGGTGTCCTTCATTGATGCACCATACTGCTCAGCGGCAGTCTTAGCAGCCCTCATAGAGTTAGCTCTGAGGGTTGCAGTTTCCTGTGCATTCTTTGCTGCGTTCTGGTCCTTGGTCGCTGAGAAGTCGTATACCTTATTGATACGAGTCATCTGAGCTTCTACGTCATAGGCAAGCTTACCCATTGCAGCACCGGCGGCAACTACTGGAAGGGTCAAACCAACCATTAGCTGACGACCAGCCCACTGAGTATTCTTACCCCACTTAATCATGTTGGCACCAGCAGAGGCAGCAACCTGACTGACGAGACCCATCTTGATGGCCATCTCGCCTAGCGCTACGTTTGTAGAAATGGTTCCAGCACGCACAGCGCTAAGTGTTTGACGGAATTTACCTAGACGCTCTGGAGCGTCACGAGGAACGATGAGGTCCATGGTAGAGCCGCCACGAGTGTTTGTGCTCCACTGCATTGAAGCGGCTCTACTCAACTGGTACTGCTCACGAAGAACCTGGTTGAATGTGGTTCGGTTCTTTAGAGCCTGACGAACAGTAATATCTTCCTTTAGAAGCGCCTTGGTGTACATCTCAGACGCGGAGGCAACACGCATTGTCTCGGTAGTCATGCTACCAAGACTGCGAACCTGATTCCTGAATGCCGCCTGATTTGTTGCAAGGGCTGCTGGCGTCATTCCGCGCGCCAAATTAGCCTGCATTGCTGCAAGCTGAGCGTTAATGGCTTCGATTTCAGTTCGAGCCGCACGGAAGTCCGCAGTAGCGCTAAAGCGGATATTAATGTTCTCTATTGTCAGTCATCTCCTTCTATTCCAATGCCAATCTCAGCAAACTCCAGCTCCTCGGCTGATACGCCTCTGTTCTTGGCTTCTGCTCTGCGCTTGATGTCATCGAAGGTTGCAGCTTCCTTGTCTTGTGGTTCATCTAGGTCGATACCCTTCAACGCTGCCGCGAATTTCTTATTCTGCCAGTCCTGGTCTCGCTTTACTTCTAGTAGCTTCTCCAGTTCTGCCAATGTCAGATTTTCTTCAATCTCTTCGAAATTTTTCCAAATGCCTAGCAGGAAAAGTTCTGCTTCAAGCTGAGTTAGATTCAGCTCGTCCCAGCTTGCTGCTCCATCACTGCCGCCGCTGCGGCCATCAGTTCCGGGTCATTCAACTTAACCCCTCCACAGATTTCGATAATCTTGTGAACCGTTGGCATATCAACTGCGTCCTCGAACTTTTCTGTGTCCTCGTACTCCTTATACAGAGATGAGAGACATAGCTGTCCAACTTCAATCAGGAAGTCAACTACCTCGTCGTCTTCCTTTAGCTTCTCAATTTCCTTGAACTTCTTCATGAATCGTCGGAGATTCTTAATGTTCAGTGGCTTGAGAGTTACCTCAGTGCCATCCTGTAGAACAATCTCTTCGACTGTGTAAACCTGTGTTGCCACATTTCCTCCTATGTGTTTAACTTGATTATATCAATGGGTTCTCATAATCCAAAATGCGAAAGCCCCCTTTCGGGGGCTGACGCTGAAAGTCATCGGATTAGGCGATGTTCCTGTCCTTAATCACACCGTACTCCTGACCTGAGAAGCTTGGGTCTGGAAGAAGTCGGAATGAGACTGGGAATACCGTTGCCTCATTTCTCCTCAGTGAATGAGAAGAAGACTCAATTGATAGAGCACGTCGTACGTGGTATACACGCTCTCTCTTTGTACCGGCATCTGCACGTGGTGCAGGGCCTACAAAGGCTACGGAACGCTCGGTTGGCTCGTCACCAAGAGCACCTGCTGAAATTCCGAGAGTGGTATCACTTGCACCGGAAGTCAGGGTGGTGTTCTGCTGTCCCCAAACGATGAGAAGGTTCTCAAGAGTAGCCTCTGAGAAGGTGGTGTTAACCATTACTCGCATAGACTGCTTGAATAGCTTAGCGGAGTCGAGAAGCTGGTCAACTTCTACCTCACCGTAGTCTGGCTCGTAAGAAACCTCGACACCTTCGGACGTAAAACCAGAGTGCTTCCATGATGCATCTCCATCGAGAGCAGGGGTCATGCTAGCAGTTCCGGATACGGTTGGAAGGGTTGGCGCTGCTGTCCACTCAGTAGAGTCTTCTGCTGATAGGTAAACGGCTGCGGCACCAATGATAATGTTCTTAACCTGATATGCCATGTTTTTCTTTCACCTCTTTTCTTGAAAAAGTGTTGCTTGGCTAGAGCACTTCCTCAAGATTATGTTAAGGGCAGCGGGGTTATGAAGCAAACTAGACTCTCATTCCATCGTTGTCGAGTGCTCCAGTAAAGCAAACGTGCAATACAATCATTGCTGAATGCCTTCCGCCCTCTTCGGTAGCTGGCTCAATGCTAGTTGAGTTCACTACTCTGATGTACTTCATATCGAATGCCTTCTGGTTTGCCGTTCCATTGGCACCGAGCCATTCATTCACCTCGTCGGCAGACCAATCGAATCTACGATATAGCTGAGTTAGATAGTGAATGATGTCCCTGATTTTGTTTGCATCGTCTGTATAGACCACATATGCAAGCTGCTCGTGCTCAAGCCACCAGTCCTGATAGGTACCTTCCTGTGCATAGTTGTAAACAATGAACGGAATGCCCTTGGGGAGATTGGTGAATTCTGGCTGCTGCTGTGCTGGAATGATTGGTGTCAGCACTTTGTAATCAGCCATGTTGAGAAAGCCAGCTTCTACTAGCTTAGCCTGAGTGAAGGCATTGACTGCATGTGAGCCTGTTAGCTTATAGCTCGTCATTTACTCTCCTTCGTGCCGCGTTCTTTCTGTTTCTTTCTGCAAGGAACTCTTCTGCGAGTCTGGCTCCATTTGCGAATGCGGCATTGTTGTCTGCAATGGAGAGCTTCACAGCCTTCTTGCGTGCTGGCTTGAACCTTCTGATGAATCTAGCCATTGCTTTTTCTGACAGGTCTCCTTCCAGGGTCTTCCTAATTTCTGAATTGAAGACCTGCTCTGCACCGGCTCCTGTCCACCAACTTGTCCATGCTGCTGTGAATGCTCCAGTGGTTGCAGCACCACCAGGATTCTGTACAACCACAGGTCCCTTTGTGAAAATGATTCGGTCTTCCACAGGGAATGCCAAAATCTTTGCTCGCTTAGGGCGAATGGTCACAGCCATGTTGTATTCCATAATCATGGCCTTGTAGATGAATCTGTGCTTTCGTCTGAATGGCTTCTTGTCTCCTTCTGGAAAAGGGACTGGCAACACAGACGCTCTGAATTCAAAGGATGCGTATCGGTCATTTCCTCGACCTCTCAGTACATTCTTCCAAAGCTGAGCTTGTGGAACACCAATTCTTCCCCAGTCATAGACGTGGTGGAATTGGCCTGGTGAGGCTGGGGCTATTACAGACATATATGCGTCAAAGCGCTCTGACAGCTTGTCGTGGGCGTAATTCAACACCGGGCCTGTATTCACATCATTGCCAACCTTAGCTGACAAACCAGTGATAAATCCCGTGAGAGCAGACACTTCAATTGTGTCCGCATTGACAGCAAGAAATGCCTTGCCCTTTGCCACTGCCATTACTGTACCTGAGCCCTCTGAATCAGAGCTGTATTTTCAATGTGATTTCCGAATGGGTCAACGACTGGAGTCACACCCATAACCATGAATACGGTTGCTGGTGCTCCTTCAATTTCCTCTTCCTTCCAGATGATATCTCCCTTTGCGTTGGAGACATTGGTGATTCGGTCACGCTTTGACAGGATGACTCCCTTTGGGAAAACCAAAGTAGCCCAGTCGATATTCTCATAAACTTCTGAGTATCGCTGGGTTGTTCCTGCTACGCGAATACCACCGTTTGTGACTCCTCGAACCATGCACTTGATTACTAGTGTTTGGTCTCCTGGAGTATCACTGTCTTCGTCTGGTACCCATACTCGGATGATATCTCCTGTTTCTGGGTCCTGCTGAGTCTCCCAATGACCACCGGGATTTTCCTGTGGATTGGTTCCAGACTGACGAAGCACAGTGGCTCGCATGTTGAATCGAGAAGAAAGAAGGCACGTCATATTACCACCATATTGGTTAGCCTATATGGGTCAAGGAGTTGGTCTGCCTTTAGATTTCCGGTGCCGTCGTAAGCTGCCTGAGTGAACTGGATTCTCCAGTCTGCTGCCTTCATTGATTCGAGATACTTGTCTCGGTATGAAGAGTCCTGACATGCATAGTCAGAAATCAGCATCTTGGCTGCCTGAACGACAGGGAAAGGAACCGTCTCATATCCCCAGTCACCTGTAATGGTATAAACAGAGGTATAGGTGAAGTCTCGCTTCTTGATAGTGCCGGGCGCGTAAATTACTCCATCACTGAATTGGTCAAGGACTTCCTCTGGGGGCGCATCCTTGATAGTCCAATATGCTCCTGGAGACTGGCCAAGGAACCATCCCTCGCCCGTGATACGGAATGAAGAAGGGTTGTAGCTCAGTACGCTATCGGTCATATCTGTAAATGAGATGAGGGGCGATGGAAGGGCTAGACGGCTACTGTCGTTACCGGCCACATCCTTCGTTCCCCTGAACTTGCCAAAACTCTGTCCAGTATATACCTCGATGATTCGTCTGACAACGGCTTCGGCATCATATCGGTCATGCTCCGCAACGTCTTCAAGAAGAACGGCTAGTTGGGAAAGAGGAACAATAGGAGTCACTACATCAACATATGTTGAGCGTTCGAATCCTGTCTTCTTCCAGACGACCTTCAATGTGCCATCGTATTCAGTCAGACTCCAGTCAAGAGTAGTCGTGTGGACATTACCATTTGAGGTAACAGGCTGGTTAGCGGAAATCACTGTGTCGCCGCGCAATACATCAGCGGTTAGGGTTCCTGTTACTGGATGTTCCAGAGTAACAGTGCTTGTAGTGTCTCGGTAGATTTCCATGTCTGCATTATAGATTGTTTCAGCTTAAATAGCAAAGAGACCCCGAAGGGTCTCTTTTAGCCGTAGAACTCTCGAACTTCCTTTGGGGAGGCAATTCTGAATCCCTCGTACTTTTCAAGGATGTAGTCAGCGTCGCGCTCTCGAACAATTGCATAAGGGTTAGCCTTAGTGAATCGTACACCTCTTACTTCAAAGGTTCCGTTGTCACGAGTCATGCGAAGAAGAACCTTCTCGTCTTCGTCAGGCTCCGCAGGCTTATCGAAAGTTGGGGTTGGAGCAACAATTGGTGCCGGGTTTTCTTCTTCCGCACCAATCTGCTTCTGGTAGTAGTCATAGGTCACGCCATTCTCAACTAGCTTGCTGAGAATAACTGCCTTGTTGTCCTTTGGGTCGATGTCCACTGCAAAATCGTCAGCAATCTGACGCAGCTCATCAACCTTCATCTTTTCAAAACTCATTGATGTCCTCCATATGACGATTGTAGCATAGAAAAGCAGAAAGAGGGCCGAAGCCCTCTTTCGCTATTAAATTGTACCTGGTAAGGATTAGGCAGAAATCTTGACGTTCTTGACGACAACGAATGCGTCTGCATTCTCAATCTGAGTACCTACACGGCAGTACATGGTGTACTCCGTGGTGTCCTTCTTAGGCTTGAACTCACGGAAGACCTGGATTTCTCGCTTTACACCCCATAGCATGTTGTTAGGGAATGTTAGCCATACATCCGCGTGGTCTCCAGCAGCTCCGGAGTAGTCTCCATCAAGAGTCTCCTCGAATAGAGGAACCTCCTGTACAGGTACACCGAATGCATTACCAGTTGTGAAACCGGCTGGACCCTCAGTACGAACTCCACTGTTGATACCGGCAGCGGCCATAGCCTCTGGGGTAACATAGTCAGCAGATGTGTTCTGTAGGCTGAATAGGTAGTCCTGAATTACATTGGAACCTGTGAAGAACTTAAGGCCGTTACGACGCTGCATGTACTTACGTGGCATTGCCTTAAGAGCCTTGTTAAAGACGCTACGGTCTACACCGTTACCGCCGTGGTCAATTACGTGACCTCCAGCGAGTGCACGCTTACGCCATCCATCGAATGCCTTTAGTAGAGGGTCGGTGGTAAGGGCCGTGTTACCGTTAATGGCTACGTCCTCAAGGTCGTTACCGGCCTGAGTTGCCATTAGACGTGCAATGTGGTCCTCAAGGGCCTCACCCTCGATGTTGTCTTCAAGGGACTCTGTTGAGATTTCCCAGTCTAGACGAAGCTTCTTGGTGGTAAGAGAAATCTTAGAGAAGGTTGCTCCGGCGTTTACACCGTCGTCAACTGCCTCAGTGGCAACTCTCATTAGACGCTCACCAATTCCGAGCTTGTCAATATCAACTGTATCGGCTCTCATACGAATGGTACGAACCTGGGTACCGAGAACTGTGGATTCCCACATGTAATCGATAAAACGGTTTGACTGTTCTGCGTTTAGCAGACCACCGCCACCAGATGCTACCTCAGTGGTACGAATGACCTTTTCAATTAGCTCATCGCTCATGTTGTTTGTTCACCTCTTTCCTTTTCTTGGATTACTTGATGTCGGATACACTGAGGAAGTGTCCGCCCCACTTTGAGCCCTTAGCCTTGCTAATGGTCTCTTCCTTTGACGTGCCAACGTCGCCGGACTTCTTAATAGCCGTTTCCTTTTCCACGCTGTCTAGACGCTTTGTAACGTCATCAGCCTGCTTGGAAAGGCTCTCAAACTTTTCGCTAAGCTCGCCGTGCTTTTCGACTAGCTCAGAAAACTTGGAATCGAATGCCTTGTTGATTTCATCAACCTTGGTCTCGATAGTCTTGATTTCCTCAGCAGTAGCTTCACGAGTCTGCTCTAGGCCCTTCTTAATTGTTTCCTGGACCTGCTCAAGCATCTTCTCGAAGTTTGGCTCCTCTGCGCCACCCTCATCTACTTCCGCTGCGGTCTCCTTGTCATCAGACTCAACAGTTCCATCAGCCTCAACCTCTGGAGCATTCTCAGTTGTTGATTCTTCTACTGGAGTCTCGGATTCTGCACGACCCTGCTCTGCAACGTCGTCCTTACGCTCATCTGCCATTTGTTCTGCACCTCCCTTGTCAGTGTCCTTGTCAGAAGACTTTGTAAATTCTTGTACGAGATTCTTTACGGCTTCCTGTCGGTTGCTGTCAGTCTCGAACCAACCAATATTCTGCATTGACTTTCCGCAAGCGGAGCAGTCTGCACTTTCTTCGGTTGTAGTCTTTGCGATTTCATCTGCTGGACACCAGAAGACATTCTCTACGGAGGTTTCTACGACCATACCCTTCATTACCTTGTCGCCATCTGCCATCTTCTCAATGCTGAAAATGTTGGCTAGCTGATTAGCTGGATTATCGACAAGGGAGAGTTCGATAAGCTCATAGTCCTTGATGAATCGTACGTTTGTCTGGGCATCCTTGTTCCACTCAGTTTCAGAGTCTACGATGCTACCGCCGATACTAAAACCACTTAGAGTACCGTCAAGTACCTTTTCCCATGTGTCCTGAGCACCCTTTGACACATACGCTGTCGCATAGATGCCCCGGAAAAACTTCTGAGTCGTAGAGTCGTAGAACTCTTCCTCTCGGAAATCGACCAGCTTTCCTACTGCAATAGGCTGATGCATCTCACGGATGTTTCCACGGAAACGAGCAAAAGCCTTCTGTGAAGCCTCTGCTAGAACAATGTCACCATGAGAGTCGAAGTTGTCAAGAGTGGCAAATCCACTTACCTGACGCTTCTCCACATCATACTTTGCAATTGGCATTGTCAGACGAACGTTGTGTTCATCGGCATGCCAGGATGCCTTCTCAATCTTCATGGTCTTATCTTATTCACTTCTTTATTATCATGCAAACTAGAGTCAACAAACTTCCTATTGACTCGTAGGTTGATGGCTACAAAGGCGCAATAGATGGCAACCATGAAGGCATTTATCCATCCTACTGACTGCCAGCTTCCCATGAGGTAGAAGCCACTGATGACAAACCAGTAGTAGAAGCCTGCCAGGGCTCCTCTGTGCAATGCTCTATACACCTGGGACCACACGCCATAGAGCATGATTGCTCCAATGGCCATGGCTGCTACACCCCACACCAGTTCCGGCGCGAGATTGGACATCATTCCGTAGATTGGACTACGAGCAAATGTCGCCCAGGGCAGAGCCAGCCACAACCCCCATATGAATGTATAAACACCCATGATGGAGATTGCAGCCGTGTTGATTGGCTTTCTCAAGCCTCTCGCCATTTCGTCAGTCTTATGCCAAATCTTGTGCGTCACTGAACTGCTCTACCTTCACCCTTTGGCTGACGCGCCTCTCCATCCTTATCGGGTGAAGCGGCTGAACGCTGTGCGTCTCGCGTTCTTGTTTGTCCTGCCTGCGCTCTTGCCTCTGCTTGCTGCTGTGGCTTTTGCTCGACAATCTTGTCACCGCCTGGAAGACCTGGCTTACCCTGACGAGCACGAATCTCGTTAGGCGTAGTCCACTGGTTGCGAATTGCTCTTTCGTCAATCTTGCTCTGAGTGTCTTCGTCAGTAAGTGATAGCTCGTTGAGATGAATGAGGAATACATCGCTGATTTCCTTCATAATCTTGTTGAGCTTGTTTTCGAAAATGGTCTGTTCTGGTCGGCAAACCTGTTCCTTGAAGGTCTTGTCTGCGTCTCGTGCAACTGCTAGACTTGCTCCCTCTGCAAGGCCGACCTTTGTGATAGGAACTCGGTGGGCCATGAGGATGTCATTCAGGTTTCCCTTACGGTAATTGTTGAATGAGCTGTCCTGAGTACCGGCCTCAACTGGCTTCATTTCAAAGCTGGTCTTACGGTCCTGCTCATCAGGTGGCAGAGGAACATAGAGTGTTCTGTGATTCTTACCCTTTAGGGAAGTCTGGAAGAACTCGGTGATTCGTCGCTCTGCTGCTGGGGAGAGCTTTCCTCCCTTGATGACAATGACATACCTAGGAACAGCCTTGTTCTCGAAATAGTCCAAGTTGAATCGGGTGGCGAACTCATTACCTGCGACAGCAGCCTTAGCTGCCACGATGTCAGGGATTCCGTAATACCCATTGCTTGGAGCGTACTTCTTAATGTGGATGACTTCATTTGGTCTTGGGTCATTTCCTACCGGGTCCGTTGTCTCATTGTCTCCGAAGTTTCGGAAGAAGACAGCCTTATTTGAAATGATTTGAACGAATCCATCACGTCGCTGTCTGATACGCATGGTGGTACTTGGAACATGTCCAATGTAGCCAATCTCACCATTGGTCTTTCGGCCAACTTCAAGGTATCCATTTCCGGTTACCTCGTAATCAGTCCATACCTTGATAAGCGTCTCTAGGAAGTCATCCTCTTCATTGCAGGAAATAATCCATTCCTTGATGCGCTCCTTCTCAAGCTCAATCTTCTTACGAGCCTTCTTGGTCTTCTCTTCACCATCCAGTTCATCTAGCTTGCGCTTTGCTGCTGATGTCTCTACAAGGTCAAAGCCGAGACCAACAATGTTGGACACCTTTGCCTTTACTGCTGAATAGTGTGGAGGGCTTACTTCGTAAAGCTTTGCCAAGTAGTCGAGATTGTACGGAGGAAGCATTACCTGGAAGGCATTGTATCCTGTGACCTCCTGGCTTTCTTCCTTCTTTGAGGCAGCGCCATCCGTACCACGATAGAACTTCTGAATTGACTTCGTGGTGCGAATCTTGAAGGAACGAGACAGACCATCGAGATTCTTGTTCAGCTCATCGGCTGACTTTAGAAATGGGTCAGGGTCGTGACTGATGTCACGACTGTATTCGTTGCCTAGAGAGACTTCAATTACTCTCTCGTCCTCTGGCTCTGCTTCGACAACTCGATTACTGGTCATTGCGCTCCTTGTAAATCTGCTCACTTACGAGAGCTGGAATGTCATTCTCGTCTGGAATCAGTCCGAAAGCCTGACGCTGCTTCTGATATTCGAATTCCTCGTCATCGACCTTTCGATGTCCGGAAAGAAACAGTGGCTTACCAACCATAATTCCATAATGACGGGCAGCTTCGGTCAGTTCATTTAGACGCTTGAGGTCACCCTTCATGGCAGCAATGGAGAGGAAGTTACCTTCATCGTCTCCAACCCACTGCCCATTAGGCATTTCCCAAACGTAGACTCCGTAAGCGGCCTCTTCAACTGTCTGGATATTGGTCTTTTTCATACTGACATCATAAGGACATTAGCGTTATTAAGCAAAAATGGCCCCGACATGGGGCCATTCTCGTTATCCTGCTGGTGTAATTCCCCAGACATGCGCGTACAAGTTGGTAGCAGGACTTCCTTCACCGATATCAACGGTTGAAGTGTCATTTACGACAAGACCTGGCAAACCGAGATAAGCGGCATACATCTGTTGTAGTCCTAGGAGGCTTAGGCTTCCATAGATAATGGACAATTGGGAAATCACTGTGCCGGGGCTTCCGACAGACATTGCATAATTTCCCGGTGTTGAGAATACTCCAGCAATGTGATACCAGCTATCCGAGCCAAAGACAGTGACTCCACTTGTGACGGACTGGCCATTCACAGTGAATGCACTGAATCCAGAAAAGACAATTGTATCTCCTGAGCGTTCTACATTGATTCCAGTAGCATTGAAGATGTTTCCCGGAGTCGCCTTGACCCACATATCGAAACCATTGACATTCAAGTCTCCTGGTTCTTCTTCACCCTCATAAGAATCATCAAGGGAGATATCAACCATTCCAGAGATGATTCTGAGGCCATTGATATCAGCATACTCAATTGGTTCGTAGTATGAATCGCTGACAACTCCTGTACCGGTCATCAATGCAGCTCTGTCAGAGCGGCTTCCTCGATAGTATTTATCTAGATAGGCAACTACTTCGATTGAGCTGACGTAGCTGGTGTCATCAACAATTCCACCGGCAAATGTGACTCTGATGTCAACGACGCTTTCATTGTCGAGAACGGTTGAGCCAGAATCAGATGGCGTGAGCCAGGTTGTTCCTCCGTCAACAGAATACTCAATTGTATAAGAGCCTTCACCCTTCCAATTGATTCTTGCGTCAGAAACAGTTTCTTCTGGGATTGAGGTGAACTGTAGGGAGGTTAGCCAGACTCCTGGTAGCGAAGTGTTTGTGTAAACTGGAACAATCAATCCATCCTCGACAACCTCTGATTCTGTCTGTGAATAGCTTGGCGTAATTGTATTGTCCACAACCGCTACATCTGTCAGAACTGCGTCTGCCCAATCAGCATCGCTTGTCCAGACCTTCTTGATTGCGATGTTTCTGGTTTCATCTGTGAAGTTCCAGAAGATTGCATCATTGAATCCTGCGATAGCCTCGCTCGTATCGACATCTACTCCATTTGAGTAGTGTCGTGAGATTGCCTCTGAGCCTAGAGAGTTTGTGTAAATAGCTGGAGCGTCAAGAGCAATCGTTCCACTTCCCTGGCCAGCAATGAGGTCAGAGGTAAGGAATGAATAGGAGTCAATCTGCTGGTCTTCTGTCAGGTCTGTTTCTGCCACCAGGACTCCATCTACATAGAGAGAGTTCTTTGCATTTGTATGAACACCTACGACATGGAAAGACTTACCAGTTGAGTATTCATAGGAGACCTCACAACTACCGGCCGTCAGATACTTCGTTCTGAAATAGATATGAGTAGGTGTGATGGTGAGCCCATCATAGATTCCAGAATGGCTCATGATTGATACTTCACCTGTGAGGCTGATGGGCTTCACCCATGCCTCTAGAGTGAACTGACGTAGCTCGTAACCTTTGTTGAAAACAGGGTCGTCCATGTCCAGGTGGTTTGTATTATCCAATACGAGAGCCTTACCTGAGCCCGTTACAAGGGCAGGATGACGAGTGATGGTCCCAACAAGGTCAGCAGTCCTCATGCTACCGGCTGAATCCGGGAAGGCTGGGCCTGCTTCGTCCAGCTTCCAATAGGAAAATGGAGCATCTGTGAGAACTTGTAGTTGATAAGACATGTCTCTATATTATCACGAAACATGCCAAAAGCCCCACCGAAGTGGGGCCCTGGCAGTAATATAATCCATCCTAAGCTAGCGGCACGAATGTCGCCAGACAGTCTCGGACTCATTTCCGTAGGCTGTAATCACAGGATAGCACATCACTTACTTCTTTTCAAGTGCGGAAACCTTTTTCTCAAGCTCCGTCACACGCTGCTCAAGCGTTGGGGTTGGAGTAGTTGTTGGAGCTACATCCTTGGTAAAGGTTAGTCTACCGAGAACGTCTGCTGCATAGTCTCCACCTGTAGTCGCTGCATCAGCAGATTTTAGAGCGGCTAGAGCCTTCTGAACCCCATCCACACCTGCATTGTATGCGGCTACAGCATAATCCCAACTCTTTAGAACCTTGTAATTGTCAGCAAGGAGTGTTGCAGCATCTTCGGCCTGCTTCTTCACATCAAGAAGATATGATTCATCGACTGGCCAATATCTGTTATCACGCTGCCAAACTCCAAATCCGTGACCACCGTCGCCAATTACATTGGTGAGGTTTGTTTCACGAGAACCGACTGCAAGAAGCATCCCTGTTGGAAGTCCCTTGACCTTTTCAATTTCGCTGATGAAAGGCCACGCCTTTAGCGCAACGGCTGCCTGTGCAACAATAGTGTCCTTTGTCTCACGAGATTTAGGAATGATTACTGGCACTGGCACTGGAATTGTAGGAACCGTTGGTGGCTTAGGTGGCGTTGGGGTAGTCGTAGCAGGCTTCTTTGTCTTGAGAACCTGACCAATTGCTAGGTCGTCGGACTTTAGTCCATTCCAAGACTTTAGGTCTGCAACGGATACCTTGTATGCCTGAGAAACACTCCATAGGGTGTCACCCTTCTTTACCGTATACGTTCCGGCCGTTGGAGTAGGTGCAGGTGTTGGCTTTGGAGCAGGAGTTGTTCCACCTGGTCCGGCTGCCTTCGTTGCCTTGATATCGGCACGAACCTTCACCATATCCATAATCTTTCCAGAAGCATAGCCTGGGTCCCACTTGTCATTAGACCATTCACCGTGTCCAATTACAGACTTTTCAGTCCACTTGTGGAAATCTAGAATGGCTGCTGAAAGCTTAAGCGCAGTCTTGTACTGAGCATCGGTCATCTTGCGACTTCCGGAATACATGATTTCCACGCCATAGAAATGAGCGTTACCATCAGTACCGTTTGAATTACCACGAGTAGGCTTGAGCTGTTTGGAGTAATCTTCATTGATTACGTGGTTGAGAACCGTAGGGTCTCCACCTCCAGCGTGATTTGCACGACCCCATCCTACTAGGTAAACCATACCATCTGGTGCTAGACCAAAGTGGCATAGAGGACCAGGCAGACCAGAAATACCATTGTAGAGAATGTTTCCTGCATATTCTCCAGCCTTGGCAGCGGTCACGTCAGCGCCAGTGTGATGCCAGATAAATCCGTTCATTCCACCCCAAGCACCGACAGAGTTTCTGTTGTGGGTCTTCCAAGACTTTACTTCCTTGTACTTGATTCCCCACTTCTTGAGCTGAGCAACAATCTGCGTTGCTGTCATTGGTGTTGCCATTTTCGCATTCACCTCCTTCGATTAATAGTATAAGGAGGTATTGGCTATGAAGCAAAAGGGCCGGTACTCGAAAGTACCGGCCTCTTTTAACCAATATCAACCACTTCGCACTGCCCCGCAGCGCATGCAAGCTCCTGAGAACCTGTCGTATTGTCGCCCTCTTCGTATGTAGGAAGAAGGTCCCACTGAATCTCGTCAGGCATCTTCTCAAGCCATTCCTTGTATTCTGCTTCGGTAATGGTCTGATATGGAGCCTGCTTGTAGGTGTGCTCAGAGAATGGAAGGAATGAAATTCCTGACACCTCATCGAAGTGCTTGTAAACCCAAGCTCCTACTTCCATCCATTCGTGCTCCTTGACAGAAACCGTGATAGATGGCTTGTGCTCGCACCAGTGACGCTGGTAGGCTAGCCAAATCTCAAGGTGCTCGATTGCCGTTAGGTCATTTCGAGTAAGAGCGCCATCAGCAGCCTTCTTAGGGAAACTAAAGACGGTGGTGTCATTTGGCTTCATTACGTCAGGCTCATTTGGAACTCCACTGTCCTTAAGGAACTGAGTAAGAGGGTCCTTGTTGTCTCCTCGTACCGTTCGAATGTAGAAGTGGTCGTGCTCTGTGTGCATTCCGGAAGGAACACCAACAAGCTGGGAGACTGTCCCAGAAGGCTTTACGCAAGTGATTGCAGCGGAACGAGGAATGCCAATAGCATCAGCAGTCGCAGCGTTTACAGCAATCGCCTGGTACTTAAGAGCCTCAAGAACATCCTTTAGCTCCTTCATACCTTCCTGACCTGACATCAGTCTGTTACCGAACTGGCCGGTAAGAGAAACGCCAAGCAATCTTTCTTCTTCGGTGTTCTTCTTCCAAATCTTGCGAAGGTACTTGAAGTTAGTAAGCGTTGACTGCCACGTTCCGAGGATTGTAGCGGCCTTCACCTTTCGCATCAGACTTTCAGCATTGTCGTCTGGACGGACAACAATCTCAGTCAGGTTACAGAACTGATTAGGTCGAAGGATAATCTCGCTACATGGATTAGTTCCGAAGTCGAAATTGCCATCTCGCCTTTCATTCTTAAGTACCTGCTTGACTGCTGCCTGGCGATTGAAGATTCCACGCTCTCCAGACTTGGAGTCATAAAGGTTCTTCCATTCAGCCATAAATGCAGTCATATCAGGCTTGCTGGTGTAAGCTACTGAGTTGTTTGCAAGAGCACGCTGAGGCTGGCTCTCCCACCAATTACCGGACTTTGCTGTTGCCAGACGAAGGTCGGAAAGGTCGGAAAGAGAAATAAGCGCTGAACGCCTTACTCCACCAACAACAACTACTTCTGCAATCTTACATACAAGGTCATGAGCCTCAAGAGAGGTCAATTGCCTACCGGCCGCCTTGGTGAAGATGTCAATCGTGAACTGGAAAAGCTGTTCTAGTGGCCCTGGACCAGATGCCCTACCACCAAAAGTCTTTAGCCTCGCGCCCGCAGGGCGTACCTTAGAGGTGTCCCAGCGTGGTACTCGACCACCCCAGAGAAGGCTTAGAACCTCACGATATGCTCGGGCCCAACCTTCCTTACTGTCAGCTACCTTAACTACTGTTTCGGTAGCTTCGAACTCCTCTGCAATAACAGGAAGCTTTCGAACATACTTCTCTTCAACAGAGAAGCCGACGCCAGTACCATTCATGAGAATGTAAAGAATCTCATCAAAAGCACGAACGTCATCAATAACTACATAAGAACAGTTGTAGGCTGCAACATTGTCACGGTCTAGCGCTGGTCCGGCAGTCATCATGGCACGCATGGAGGGCATTGCTGCCTGCTCAAGAATAAAGTCCCGAACGAGGTCATATTCCTCTTCGGGAACTCCGTATCCGTGATTGTTAATCAGACTGTTCCGCATGTAATTCATGTAGCGGTCAACAGTCTCCACAAAAGTCTCACGTCTGCCAAGGTCATCACGGTACCTTGCGTATCGACTGGTGTGGATGAAGTTTCTATAAGGGTCCGTGAGGAAGCCCTTTTCATCGACCAAAGTCAAAGTAAAAATCCCTTCTTGCCGTGCTTCGTTAGGCACGGCTATCATCGCGTAGTTCCTCCATGCTACAGCAAACGCCCACTTAAATCAAGTGGGCGAAAGCTTCTTCGGTGAGCTTTTCCCAGTTGTACTCTGCGTGCAACTTGGGTGCCTGAGTGTAGAAATAGCTGCTCAATGAATCAAAATTTTCGTATGCGAAGCGATACTTATCTACCAGGTCATCAAAGCTAGGCTCAAGCATCTTTCCGGGATGCACACCAGGCCATGGTGAGTCCACCAGCTTTGAATCAAGGCTCAGTGGGCCAAGATAGTCCTTGTAATGTGCCCATTTGCCTGTGCAGATTGTAGGCATTCCTGTGGCCAATGCCTGGAACGGAATGAGGCCGAAGCCCTCTCCCCAACTTGGATAGACCATGCAATGGAACTGCTTCACGAATCCAACCAGATGGTCTTCTGGGAGTTCCTGTGTAACTAGCTTTACATTGCTGTAGTCTGTAATGGGGCCAAGGATTCTACCGTTCTCGATACGCCGGGCGTTATTCAGTCTGTGAGCCTTTACAGTCAACTCGACATCTGGATTGTCTCCGAATGCTGCCCTGAATGCATCAACGGCCATTTGCCCACCCTTGCGAGGTGCAGGCTCTCCCATGTGCAGGAATCGCATCTTCTCGTAGATATTTCTATTCTTGGGAGTCCAGATTGGGTCAATGCCATGAGGGTAAACTCTAACATTCTTAACACCGGCTGCTGTGTACCATCTGCGAATGATTTCTGATGTCGTCCAAACCTCATTGGCAAGATTCATATGCTCAAGCCAGCCCGGTGGAAGTTGGGTTGACTCCCAAGGAGTATAACCGATATGGTAATTGAACTGATTGCTCCATTCCCAGTAATCTGGCTGGGAGAAGAAGATTTCAACTGGACAGCTCTTGTCTGCGAAGGGTACTCTGTGACCTAGCTTCTGTAGACTGCGAACCATGTTGAATCCGGCCACGCCATATCCAATGGTCGTGTTCAAGTTCCCCGGAATAGTTGAAAAGCTGATATCCATAGCTTCCCTTCGTCGTTGACACTGCTTCTTGCGTGTGCTACGATTATATCAGTGGTTGAGGTACGCCTCAACCTCGCTTCATTTGACAGCGGTTGAACCATGTGATACCTTCTAGGTAGGAAGGTGTCTGGCAGCCCTTTCAAGTGACTTCATAGTTCTCCTTGGAATAGTCTGCCAGCTATCCGAGGTTGTTTTGTCCCCTCGGTTGAGCTTAAGACCCTTACCGAGGGGACATTTTTTTGTGCCCGAAAATCCGACTAACGGTCTGAGGGTTCTCCAAGGGTCTTACCTCACTCTGCGGTCACTGCTTCCAGTTTCGACCTGGTGGGGTGTGTAAGACCCGCTATTTCATAGCGGGACTATATAAATTATCTACTAACATCTAACGATGTTAGTAGATGAGGTTACTACGTAACCTCATGAAAATACTTACTAATCTCTCTCAAGGAAGGTAACTAGAATGCCTGTAGAAGTTAAAGGATATTTCCTAAAGTACAAGGATATTCATGGAAATATCAAAGAGACAGATGAAATCATTTCTCATGCTGAAGCTCTCATTGAGAAAGCCGAGCTTGAGGCTGATGGTGCACTCTCTGTGAAGATTGTTAAGTACATCTCCGTACTCTCTTGACACAGAACCGTTACATCTGTAGACTCATTGGACCAACTCAACTTGGAGGTATCAATGGGTCAGGATATGAGGGGCAATATAGCTGCCATTGCTCTGTGTATAGGAGTGGCTACAGCAACAGTTGTAACTGCTTTGTCAGAGACAGGCAATCTGCCTTTGGATGTTCCAAAGCCGGTAGCTGAGCGCCAATCATCATCGCCAACGGCAACACCAAGCAAGAGTGAGGCTCCAAAGGCTGTACCACAGCCTAGTCTGACATCTTCACCTTCTCCCAACCCTTCTTTGAGTTCGCTTCTTGTGCGAAAGCCTATTCCGAAGCCTACTCCAAAGGAATTTGCAAAGGAGAAGGTTGGTTCCAAGCAGTTCTCTTGTCTGAATCATCTATGGCATCATGAGAGTGAATGGAACGAAAAGGCAGTAAACTCCACATCAGGTGCTTATGGGATTCCTCAAGCTCTACCGGGCTCGAAGATGGCTAAAGCTGGTGGAGATTGGAAGACCAATCCATTTACGCAGGTGGAATGGGGCGTGGATTACATCGAAGACCGTTACGGTTCCCCTTGCAATGCATGGGCATTCTTCCAGCGTAACAACTGGTACTAAGCTTGACAATCGTGCTATGCTTCTGTTATGAAGACAGATGAAGACCGTTGCATAGAGTACGGTGTTCCATATGACCCAAGCATCACCAGGGCTCAAGTCTACGCGCAGTCAAATTGGGTATGTCACCTTTGCAACAAGAGGGTGAACAAGAGATTGAAGTATCCTCACCCCAAATCTGCTTCGCTGGACCACATCACTCCACTTAGTTGGCGTGAGAACTCTCCTGGTCATGTTTGGGGCAATGTGGCTCTTGCTCACTTGAGATGCAATCAAAGCAAGGGTGCAAGATTCGCCGGTAGTACAAGGCCAGCACCTAGAAGACCTAGCATAATTAGTTCCCTATGGAAACTACGGATTGCGCTCTTTGGATTCACTGGAGTGCTCTTTTACTTTGGTGCCAGTCCTGTAGTCTTGACTGTTGCCGTCGCTTTGTGTATACTAAGCGTAATAAAGGTAAAGAAGTCCCGTCGTCGTCGTAGACGAGCCTGGTGGAAGCTCTGATTTCACCACTGCCTCATTAGTGTTAACGGAAACATACTTCCTTCGTAACGAAGTGTCCTCGGTTCGACTCCGAGATGGGGCTCTCACAGAAATAGAGATATGAGATACACAATATTCAGCATTGACTATTCTCGTCTGCACTACATTCAAAAGATGCTCCCAAAGCTAGAAGGCTGGGAGCATGTTCGCGTTTCTGCGGTAGATGGACGTGATATTGACGAACTTCGTGAGGCTCAGGCGAAGCATCCATATGAAATCAATTGGGATGCACGTCTGGGCCATCTTGGCATTTGGTATAGCGTGCTGAATGCGATTGAAAAGGCACCCATCGTGACCTTTGAGGATGACGCTTTGCTACATGATGACTTTCAGGCTAATTTCGAGCAGCGTGTGGCAGAATTGCCTTCCGATTGGGACTTCTTCTCACTCTTTATTCCAAGAGACTCTGACAAGATGTTCGATGAACGACGACATGGCGTCAGCAGAAGTCTCACCAAGGTCTATCAGAGATATGGTGGGGTTTCAATGATGTATTCCGAGCAGGGCGCTCAAAAGATAAAGGCTCTGCTCGAACGAGACGGATTGACTGGCCAGTACGACGACACCCTTTACATGTACGCCAAGGCTGGTGAGCTAAGTGGATATTGCTCAAAGCCCACCTGGGCTGACCTGGTGTATATCACAGGTCTTGAAAAGAGCATCGTACAAGAGACGGACTACGCATGAGAATTATGGTTTTGGTTCCTACAAGGGGACGACCAGAGAACGCTATCAGGCTCAGTCACGCAATTCAAACTACAGCAGATGTTGATGTGTTGTTTTGCGTGGATGACGATGATGAAAAGCTAGAAGAATACAAGCAGGCCAATCTTGACCTTTATACTGGGCCAAGAAAGAGACTCGTCGGTACGCTGAATGATGTTTCTGCGATGTATGCAGACGACTACGAGATTATCGGATTCCTTGGTGACGACACCCTACCTCAGACATATCGGTGGGATTACGAAATCACCAACGTATTCAAGCGAAACATGGTGGCCTACGCTAACGATGGGCACCAGAGAGAAGGGCTTCCCACAGGAGTATTCCTGGACTCTCGCATTGTAAAAACGCTTGGGTATATGGTTCCGCCAACCTTCATTCATCTATTTGCTGACAACTACTGGAAAGCCCTGGGCGATGCTCTTGGAACGCTGACTTACCTTGAGCATGTTGACATCGAGCACCTTCATCCGTATGCTGGAAAGGCACAGCACGATAAGACATACGAAGAGGCCAATGCAGGCCCGGTATGGGAAAACGACGAAAGGGCCTTCAATGAGTATGTGAAGCACAATCTGGCAAAGGATGTCGAGCGTCTTGCCTAACGTATATACGGGAGGAACGTTTGACCTGTTTCATGAAGGTCATGTAGAGCTTCTTAGGTCATGCAAGCGTTTGGCCGGTGATGGAAAGGTTGTCGTAGCCCTCAATACAGATGAGTTCATTGCTCGATTCAAGAGTAATCCTCCTGTACAGACATTCAGAGAGCGAAAGCTAGTTCTGGAGTCATGTCGCTACGTTGACCTTGTTATTCCTAATATTGGTGAAGAGGACTCAAAGAAGACAATCGTTCTCGCATCTGAGACTCATAGAATTGAGGTGGTTGCCATCGGTTCAGATTGGGCTGGTAGGGATTACTACGGTCAGATGCAATTCACCAAGGGGTGGCTTGACGAGAATGACCTGATTCTTATCTATATTGATAGACGTACTGGAATGTCCACAACGAAAATCAAGGAGAAGCTACGCGATGCCTGACAGTCTTGGAAGAGACAAGAAGGGCGAGAATACTCGCAACGAAAAGGGCAAGTGCTATGTAAAGCAGTGTCCCAATAAGCCTGCTGTCGATATTACATACTTCAACAAGGCTGTAAAGGTCTGCAAGGGGCATGGATATCTGGATGGTGTTAAGTGAGGGCTGAAATAGAACTGCTTTTGCTTACTGATTCTGCGGGCCTCAACAGAACCCTTGTTACAGCCCTTATCAGCGAAATCAAGCAGGATGCTGTGGAGGCAGACAACGCATACGAGAACGAAGTCAGTAATCTTCGTAATGCGATAGAGTCAGCTACAAATGACGTAGAAAGCGTACTGCGCACTCTTCGAGATGCGTGATACACTTATGTCATGTGGCAGGACTTTCATAAATACAATCGACTAGTCAAAGAGAATTTGGCCCCGGCACTAGAGTGTCCCGATTGTCATAACAATTTGATAGTCAGACTAAAGCCTGGTGCATCTACCGACCTCAGACTATGGTGCATGGTATGTGATACTTACATACTTCCTGGTCTAGAGACGCATCACAACGTAAAAACGGCGATTAAGGAGGTGGAGAGTGCTAGAAGCAAAGATGGAGGAAGCTCTCGAATGGCTTCTGATTCTCTCCTTGGTCGTCAAGGAGAGTCATTGGAATCTCAGGGGTAAAGAGTTCTTTTACCTACATGAGAAGCTTGATGAGCTTCACTCCGATATAACCGAATATGCTGACACTATCGCTGAACGTGCACGAGCAAACGGTTGGTATCTTGCTCCAAAGGTTGCATACGAAATGTCCGGTGAATCAGTAAGTTACCAGCAGGTTGTGGATAACATGGTGAGTTCTCTAAGAGGATTGACCCACGTTCTACAGAATGGTATACTGAACATTACCGATGACCTTGCAACACAGGATGTCCTCATTGAGGTTAAGCGAGGTATCGATAAGTGGCTCTGGATGTTCAGTGAGTCAGGAAAATAATTTCATAGCAGGCGGTCCAATCCGGGCCGCCTGCACTTTTGTCTAAAGGAGAATGATGAAAACGCCAAACGTCAAGCGTATTCTTGACTGGCGGGGTTCAATATCATTCGGAGTTGTTCTCATTGTCGCGCTGGCACTGAGTTGGTGGAGTCTCTATTCGCTCGCAATTACGTTCTATGGCGTGCCCCAGATTCTTGCTATCGGTGTAAGCGCGGCTTTTGATGGCGCAGCTTTGTTTGTAGCTGACCTTGCCTCAAAGTATGCCAGAACAGAAGATTCTGGCCTTGCAACAAAACTAGCAACATATCTGTTCGTCGGTGCATCTGTCTACCTCAACGTAGAGCACGCCATCCTGCTATCCTATGGCGTCCCTGGAATGGTTCTTTTTGGAGCACCACCAGTTATTGCCGGTATCCTTTTCGAGCTTTATCTACGCTTCATTCATCGAAGCGAGATGCGCTCGATGGGTCTTGTTCCCAAGCGTATGCCAGTGTTTGGTAAGATTAGCTGGCTTATCTTCCCAGGCAAGACTTTCCGTGGCTTCAAGGATGTGGTATTCTTCCGTCTGAACGAAGCAGTCACAAATGTCACTGGACAGCCTCTGGACAGAAAGAGGACAAAGGACAAGACAAGTGACAAGAAGGACAAGGTGACAAAGACAGAGGACAAGACATTTTCTGTCACGTCACCGGACATTCCTGTCACGGACAATGTCCCAGGGACAAAAAAGGTGACAGAGACAGCGGTGACAAACAAGGACAAGTCAGTGTCCGCCCTGGTCAGAGAGCTATGGGACAAGGGTGTCACGGACAGAAAAGAACTGCACAAGCAGATTTGTGACATCAAGGGGACAGATGTCCCAGTGAATACGGTGAACAAGGCAGTGTCACGTCTTGACAATGTCCCAGGACATGTGACAAACTGAGGACATGAACAGAGGACAACTAGAAGACCTCGTGGACAAGTGGCATGACAGTGACACAGAAATGTCACTCCACGAGTTTCTAGGAATGACAGAAGAGGAGTATTCAGTATGGGTTGAATTTGATATCCTGCCCGATGAAGAGATTCCCCGAGAGAAGTTCCTAGCACTTCGCAAAGATGCCTACCGGTGGGCTAATGATGCTGACAACTATCTGTCAGAAAATCGCCGGTACAAGGAAGTGACAGCAGAACTAAGAATGCTGTCTAACTACGACGATATAGATGCCGACTATGTACACGGTATCCTTGACAGGAATAACATATGAGTACCCCTAAGAACAAGGCCGAAGCAGAGAAGCGACTTGCTAAGCTCAAGGTCGAATACTTGAAGCACAGGAGCACTCCGCGCGGTAAGCAGATAGCGACCGAGATATACGCCCTACAGGAATGGCTGATAGCAAATGACCGACAAGGACGTTAAGAAGGCTCTCAATAGCTTGTACGAGCAGCGTAGGAACGCAGCTCGTGGAATGGAAAAGGCTAAGAGTGCTGGAAACAGGATTCTTGAGCAGCGCTACAAGCGCGAAATTGCCCGGCTCGATGGAGAGATTGAGAACCTAAAGTGACAAGAGAACGTGCGCAAGAGATTCTTGACCTCTTCCTATTCGAAGATATTTACAACAACAGGAATCATCACGAAGATACTCATCAGATTACCTTCGTGGGAAACCATTTCGCAGTACGCGAATACGACACTGGTGTAATTCACACCTTCAAGGTAGAATTTACGCCATCAGACCTACCAGCGAGTGACTGGGTTACCGCTTTTGAAGAACAAGGATGGTTGAACGTTGACGAAGATTGATGTGCTGGACCAGGGATACGTAAGACTCGTAGACCACATGGGTACAGATTTGTCAATCGTCAACGCAGCACGAGTAAGTTACGCAAAGGAGAGTGCCGAGTTTTCTGACAAGGATGAAAGACTGATTAATTTCCTAGTCAGAAACAAGGAATACTCTCCTTTTCGTCATGTTGCGCTGACGTTTGAAGTATATGCGCCACTATTTGTGGCCCGGCAGTGGTGGAAGTACACTGTAGCAAGTACCCATCTTGATGACCAGATAGGATGGAATGAATCATCAAGACGGTATGTAACCGAGGAGCCTGTATATCACATTCCAGAGGAATGGAGAATGGCCCCGGCAAATAAGAAGCAGGGAAGTGGTGACAATGCTGACCCTGTTACCTCACAGCAATATACCGATATGCTAAAGGAATTCCTGGCAAGAGGTGAAGACCTCTACAATGCAGCATTGGATAGCGGACTTGCGCCGGAACAGGCGAGGCTATTCCTCCCCGCATATGGTATGTATGTAAGATGGCGTTGGACTACCAGCCTTGCAGCAGTAATGCACTTTCTCAATGAAAGACTAGAGCACAAGGCACAGCTAGAAATTCAGCAGTATGCGCAGGCCGTTCGTGACCTCATTGTCCCCGAATTCCCTGTCGCTCTCAGACCATTTGGGAATGATAGACAAGATGAACAGTGACAACGAACCTCAAGATGTATTCGCAGAGGATGCATCAGAGATAGTACAGACAATCATGTTGTTGCGTATCTACGACGTAATGATGTGCATTGCTCGTGCTGTAAATCCTGATGAAGCGAAAGCCGTATTCGACGCCCATTCTGCTGGAAAGACGTTCTCTCCTCCCCCATCATTCGTAATGGATGAGGAAGAGTCCGACCCCGACGTTACCTAATTGTTACATTAAAAGGTGTGCGAAATGTTAGTAATTTTTGATGTTGTACGATACATGCTTCGCATACCTTTGTAACAATCCAGATAGTGCGCCCATATCCCTTGACATTCTCTCGCGGGAAGGTTCCGGGGAAGGTTCCACCCTAGTTGAAAGCCGTTTTCAAAAGGGCTGAGGGCCCGTCTGAGGGCATGAAAGAGCCCCTAGGCCACTACGTCCTAGGGGCTACTCTCTAAGCCGCTTAGCGGCCCGTGGGGGCCGCCCAACGGGCACGGCCACGGTTCACCATCGGGGCACTCTCGGCATTGCCAGGGTCACGCATGAGCTTACCGTCCCACATGTCCCGATTGTCATACATCGGAGTGAGAACGTCCATCATGTGCTCTTTGCCCATGTCCACGTTGCACTGCCTGCACAGGGGGAGGAAGTTGCACACGCACCACATGCCCCCTTCCGCATCACTGTGCACGTGGCCAAGGTTGAACGTGTCCATAGCCCTAGGGGTACCGCCCACGTGGGCACGCTCCCCACACCCCACACAGTTAGCCCATGTGGCCCCGTCACTGTCCCCCGTGAGGGATGCCAGGTACAGCACCGTAGCGAGCACCTGCCTACGCACACGGGCGTTAGTGGCCTTTTCCGTAGCGTAGGTGCAGGTCCGGCCGTCAGTGTGGGTGTTGGTGTGGGTGGCGGTGGCGTTCATCGTGTCTCCCTGGTGTGTAGTGGCTATGCCTACATACTACCCGTCCGCCCCCGCCTAAACCGCCAATCCGAGAACTTCTTAGGTAAAGACTTGGTAACGTCCGAGGCCGACAGACATTTAGGTCAAAACGGACATTGGGTACATAGCTACCCATACTGGTACACATAGGGCATATGGGTACATACCATGCCATACCAGTACATATATGGGCACATGGTACATAGGGTACATATAGGGCATAGGCTCTATTAAGGGGCCTTACGGACATACCCCACATTTCCCCCGCGCGTGTACGATAGGCGCTGAAAATTCCCGGAACATCTAGGGCTTGCATCCCCCATGTACGTAGGCTAGACTAGAGCTATCACCAAGACGGAAGGAAGTACACACCATGGACCTTCGTGACCTTCTTGAGCAGGCTGTGGACGCTGGCGTCTTCACCACCATGACCCTGCCTGTCTCCACCGTGCGGGACGCTGACCGTACCGTTGACTTCGGTACCGAGGATGCCTACGCGCACATGTCCGAACTGGGCTGACCTAAAGGGGGCATAATGCGGAAAAAGGCTGTTTCTCAGGTTCGATTCCACAGTATGTCCCTTTTGCTGGAAAGGGACGGGCTGAAATCCAAAACCCCGGTTTTCAACTCGTCCCTTCTGGCCAACCTTCTTTCGAGGTATCAGGAAAGCGGCTTTGTCGCAATCGAGGCGACACATTCGAAATACTGCCTTTGTGAGGCAGGAAAAGACGAAAAAGTCGCAATCTGACCTTCGAAAAACATTTGCAAAAAAAATTCACCCCTCTTTTCAAGGATTTCTCCCCAGATTCCCTTAGAAAAGAGGGGTGAATTTGTAGGCGAATTTTTTGTCCGGGTCCGACAATCACTGTACATCCTGGCAAGCATATTGAATCTGTCCTAGGCTTCTGTTAGACTTAGGTCATCAACAAGGAGGCGAAAATGGCCAAGGGTCTTCGTATGGGTCAGCGTCGTCGGAACAAGCACTGGGTGAACATTCACTTCGTAGACCGGGCCTGTGGTGGTTCGGAAGAGGGCGGATGGTGGTATAACTACGGTCAGTGCATCGAGGCATGGCCCTGTCGTTCCCGTAAGCAGGCTGAGAAGCTGGTCAAGTGGGCAAAGGCCCAGAGGCGTTACCAGGGCTCCAGCCGTTCCCTGTACAGCGTGAATCACCGTTTGGGTGACACGGTGACCGTCGAAATTCAGAATCACGAGGGTTCCGACTGGTCTGACTACCGGCCTTGGGAGTAAGGCGGCTAGCCCTTCGGGGCGTCCGCCCCCGACTAAAAATCTTGAAAATGGGGCTTGCGACTAAAAATCTGGTCGTGTAGACTATGACTAAGAAATCCGGGAGGGCAGGATGCACATCCACAAATGGTCCGACTGGAAGCAGATGGTGGGGACGTTCGACTCTCCTCTCTTCCCGAAGCTCGGTACCTGGAAGGCATTGATTCAGGTGCGCAAGTGCTTCAAGTGTGGTAAGGTACAGCGTAAAGACATCTGAGGAGGCGTCATGACCAACCTGTCCAAGCCCGAGCGTGTTTCTCTCGACAGTCTGACCTACGTGGGAGGCTTCGACTGGGACCACGAGTCCTACCAGTTCAACGAGACGCGAGTATGGAAGGAAGCGCGCGGACGCTACTACGTGGCAAGCGACTCCGGTTGCTCCTGCCCGTCGCCCTTCGAAGACATCAACTTCGTGGACGAGGCGTATGGTCCGTACAACAAGACCGAACTTCGCGCCTACTTCGAGCGTCAGTTGAAGGAGGAGCGAGGCTACCGGCCTCAGAGTGAGTTGCGGCAGGAAATCAGCTCGCTTCTCGCTCAGCTCACCTGACAAAGGGGCCTTCGGGCCCTGTCGGGGTCGGACTTTTTCAAAAAGCCCGGTAGGTGTTGTGCATGTCCCTTGTCTTTGATAGACTCGTCTTACACCGAGGGAGAGGAACCCCAAATGCGTAAGGTTCTGTTCAGCATCGAGGACGCCAAGGCCATCGCCAAGGACCAGGGCAACCACTTCTTCTCCGCTTCTACCATGCGGTGGTGGAAGTCGCGCATTTCGGACATGTGCTACAGCACCATCGACGGACAGTCCATGTTCTTCGTCTCTTCGGAGCGGAACGACGACTACGCCCGACGCTACACCGTTCGTGTGGCCAAGCTGGACGAAAACGGACACTTCTCCGTCGAAACCGTCTCCGAGTTCCAGGAGTACGCGAGCCGTTCCGGTGCGCATGACCGTGCGCAGCGTGAGCGTCTGGCCGCCATCCTGGCAGACTGACGGGAGGGGCCTTCGGGCCCCTGTCCGGCTCCGACAGACATTTCGGACATAATTTCATGGGTTGTACTTGTCGGCTGAGTCGTGTAGACTTTAGCTATCAGCAAGGGGGAAAGAAACCCCTAGCAGAGACTTAGGAGTCACCGTGGCTGTTACCCTTCGCAAGGCGACCGACGTCAACCACAACATCGTCTCCAGCGTCACCATCTCTGAGGGCTTCAAGGTCAAGGGCTCCAAGTCCACCTACAGCATCCGTCTGGAGACCTGGAAGACCACTCCGGGCAGCGACTCCACCGAGGTCCGCATCGTCATCCGTGACCAGGACGGCAAGTTCCACGGAGCGACCAACTTCAAGCAGAACATCATGCTGGACTTCACGGCCCTCATGAACGGCAACCACAGCAACAAGCGCGCCAAGGCCAAGAAGTAACACCTTCCCGCCGGGCCCTTCGGGGCCCGTGTCGGGCCCGGACAGTCTTGATTCTGTCTGTCTGATGGTGTAGAGTTAGAGCATCGAAAGGGAGAAAAACTCCCGGAAGAGAGGATGCATCATGGCTACTCGCGTTGCTGTTCACCTGGCCCACCGTGACAAGCCGGTTCTGTTCACTCTGACTTCGCACAGTGCGGAGGAGACGAACGAGTCGTGGCGCAAGGCGGTCGCTGCCAAGGCAAGTACCTTCAACTTCACTGACAAGGACGGGCGAGAGATTGCCCTCACTGTCAGCAGGGTTGACATGCTGGTTGCCATGGACATCAAGGAGGCCGAGTGACCTGCATTGAGTGTGGTGCTGCCACGGGTGACATGCACCGTGGTAAGTGCAATCCTGACAACCGTGAGGGCTACGCATGGATGGTGCTTTTCGAAGACACCTTCCTTGAGTTCGAGCCCGCTCCCGATGCTCACTTGGATGACATGGGAGATTAACAGTCTGGCCCTTCGGGGTCGGACCCGGACAACTTAGGCAGCCTAACGAATATTGGGTGTTGCGTCCGCCCCATCTCTCATGTAGACTTAGAACATCGAAAGGGAGGGAAACCTCCCCAAGAGAGGAGCAATCATGACGTTCGAGATTCCCGAGGGCTACAGCATCATCTCCGAAGAGGAGCACGCGGACGCTGTCCGTGAGGCTGCTGAGCCGCACAAGTTCGTGTCGGCTGGCGTCATCCGTAGCGGATGGCTGGCGGACATCTGGACCGTCTCCGAGGACGACGAGCCCGAGTACCTGGTTGACTGCGAGTAGGTCAGCCTGCTAGACTCTAGCTAAGCACAAGGGGACAGGCCACAGGGCCTCGCAACGTGAGGTTTTTCCCTTCCTGCCAAAGTCTCTGACAACTTCATACCCCAGCTTACTTCTAGCAGTGGAGTTCACATGATTGCCGGTATCGTTCCCGCCCGTGACGCTCTCGCCCTCCGTGTGGCCATGATTGTCCAGGGGGTGGACATCGAGTTCGGTGCCACGTCCAACGTCGCTCCCTTCCAGCGGTTCGACATCCTGGAGGCCGACGAGACCCGCGCCCGTGCCATCCTGGCCCGCTTCCCCCGCGTGCGCACCGGTCGCCCGGTCCGTAAGTGGAAGGAGGCTGACGCCTCTCTGCTCGGTCGTGCGAAGCTGGTAAGTCAGAAGGACACCAGCGAGGACTAATCACAACAACGGCTTGACCCTCTAGGGGCCCTTCGGGGCCCCTTTTGGCGGACCCGGACACTTTTCAGATGTGTTGACATGGGGCCCGGTAGTGCAGTAGACTCGTACTAGCGAAAGGGGAAAGCAATGAAGATGTACAGTGTGAAGGCACTCATCGACAACGCTCTGTTCTACGACGCCGAGGCTCTTGGTCTCACTCGTGAACAACTTCTCTTGCGCAAGCTGTCTGAGCTGTCGGATGAGTTCATGGACTCATGCCAGACCCTTGGAATCGTCTCTCCCATCTGCTATGATGAGGAGCAGAACATGATTCACGAGGGATGTCACAGGCTCATCGTGGCATACATGCTCGGTATCGAAGAAATCAAGGGTGGCACGTACCTTGAAATCTTCAACTCGGACTTTCTGGACATGCAGGACGACTTGGGCCTGCCTCTCTGTCAGGAGTAAACATGCACTTCGTTGAGTGGCTTCACTTCTACCTGTACACGCACTACTCTTGGTACCGGGAGGTTTGCGAGAATGTCTGACCGCCTTCTCTGGTACGTGGTGATTGTGTTCTTTCTCGCAATCATCTTTCTCTGACACCGGGCCCCTTCGGGGGCCCTCAGTCATGTCCGGGGCGGACAACGGACATTTCGGACATTCGTCTAGAGGCTTGTTTACGTCCGCATGTCTTGCTATACTCGAACACATGAGGAAGCTGAGCGTTGAAGCCATCGTTGCCCGTGCCGACTTCGCAGACCGCGAGGAAGGTCAGTCCACGATGGACCTTTTCACTCAGCTTTTCTTTGAGATGAGCGATGAATTCATTGAGTCATGCGAGCGTGACGGAATTCAGATGCCTATCAACTTTCAGAATGGCACGGTCTACAATGGTCAGCACCGTGTCGTAATGGCGTGGATTCTTGGACACAAGACAATCAACGCTGTTTCGCTCGGTACCATTGTCCGTAACACTGAATTGCCCTACAGCTCGGAGGAACGCAATGCCGCTTAAGCGCACGAATGACCGTAAGACTGCCAACCTTGCCAACAAGCGAGGGGAACAGTCGGTCATCAAAAACGCATTCTCCATTCCGAGTGGAAAGGCGTTTTCCTGCCCCGGTGCGACAAAGGTCTGTGAGACCGTATGCTATGCAGGTAAGCTCGAAAGGCAGTACCCTGCATATCGTGAATTGGTTCTCAACAACTGGGCCATTCTCAATGACCCTAACGAGGACCAGTTTCTCAATCTCGCAGTAATGATTGAGAGTTTCAGGGCCGACTGTGAAAAGCGTGACGCGCCTAAGCTGTTTCGCTGGCACGCTGACGGCGATATCTTCTCTGCGGAATACGCACAGAACATCGCTCGAATGGCTGAGATTTTCCAGGATGTGCAATTCTGGATTTACACTCGGTCATTCCAGTACGTGCGTCACATCGTGGGACACGAAAACCTCTCTGTTTATCTGAGTGTGGACAGTGAGAATGAGGAAAAGGCGCTGGCGACAAAGAAGGAATTCCCTTCGGTTCGCCTTGCCTATCTGTCTGAGACTCACGAACAGGGCAAGGAATTCATGCTTACCGAAACTGGTAAGCCTGGGGCTATCTGCCCTGAGAATGCCAAGCGCATTCCTCTCATTACCGAAAAGGGTGGCGCGTGTGTAACGTGTGGCCTTTGCATCTTCGGTAAGGCGGATATCCGTTTCGCGTCCAAGATTCCTAAGCGCCGAAAGGCTTAGCCCCTTGCCCCTTCGGGGGCATGTCGGGCCCGGACTTCGGGCAAATCGGACATTTAGGGTTGTAGACAGGACCCTGTTACGTCCTCTATACTAGAGACATGAAGGGGAGGGAAACCAACCTCTGCACCGGGGCTTGCCTCTCCGCCTTCAATCCGATAGACTGAGTGCACACCGAGGGAAGGAAACCCCATGAACGTCAACATGACCCGTCGCGCGTACGCTGTCTCTCTGGGCCTGGCCAAGGAATCCCGTGGCCGGATGAGCGCTGCCGCGTATGAGGCCATCGCTGAGGCTGAAAAGTCGGGCAAGGTCTTCGCTGACACCGACGCCACGCCTCGCAAGGTCGTCAAGGCTGCTCCCAAGGCCGGACAGTTCGATGCCAAGGTGGTGCGTGCGTGGGCCGCTTCCAAGGGTCTCACCGTGTCGTCCCGTGGTCGTCTGTCGGCTGAGGTGCTGACCGCTTACAAGGCGGACAACCCGGAGGTCAAGCCCGCTGCGCCCGGTGTGCACGTCAAGGTGACCGGCAAGGATGTCCGTCCGCACGCCGAGCCCACCCGTTCGAACCGTACCGAGTACACGGCTTACTACCGTGGCAAGCGCATCCGTCTCTCGGAGCGTGAGGTGTGCAAGTGCGGTTACAGCCTGTCGCACTGCGGCTGTGGCTCCCCGGTGGTGCTCGGTATGGACGTCGAGGTTCACGCACGATAGGATAGGGACATGGCAGTCATCATCGAAATCGACACGCCCGATGATGACGCTCACGACACGGCCTGGCCCTTTGCTACTGCTACGGCAGAGTTCATGGCAAAGGTGCTGGGCCTGTCTGTCAGCGTCTCAGACGGATACGGCACAACGGAAGACTTTGGGGGAGAGGGTGGCGCGTAGTCCCTTCAAACGAACAAGCATCATCGCACCTGACATGTATGAGGGTGCGCGACTCGTAACGCCACGGCCTACGTCGTATGAGCGTCTGGCCAATAAGCTGATTGACGAAATGGATAAGCGGTCATTCGACCCTCATGCATTCGCCTATCTGCTTTCGACCTATCCTGAGCCTGTGCAGGCGGTGATGTTTCAGTTCATCATCTCCATTCTCAATGCATGGGCAGGCAGGACGGAAAGCCGCTCAGATGATGAATTCAATCGCGTGATGGATTCGAAATTCATCATCGAACAGATACTACTGAAAAGGGGACACACCAACCCTTGACCCCACCGGGCCCTTGACTTTTGGGGCCCGTGTCGGGCCCGGACACTCTGAAGAGGGCTTGTATCTGTCTCACTAGTCATGTAGACTAAAGACATCGAAAGGGAGACAAGCTCCCTGAGACTGGAGGCTACCATGAGCATCTTCACCCTGGACGAGGCCCGCATCATGCGTATCTTCAACGCCAACGGTGTCAAGATGAGCTTGAAGAAGGCGTTCACGGTGGCCAACCTCATCTACGGTGCCCACCTGGAGCGGGTCAACGAGGTGGAAAACAACGCCTGGGACCTGGCCCGTAAGGAAGCGAACGGGCGTGTGGAGTCCGCCTTCGAGGACGGCTACGGACAGGGTAAGGCGCACGGTGAGCGTCTGAGCAACTTCACCGCTGAGAACGACCACACCAAGTTGGTCGCGCGTGCGTCCATCTGGGCGAACGGTGAGTTCAGCTACTACAACCTGGAGCGCAAGATTGCGTGCATCAAGCACCTGCGCGCTCACTTTCCGTCGCTGGACCTGCGTACCGCAAAGTGCATTGTGGAAACCTGTGACGGTTCCGGTGTCGGTGTGAGGTTCTGACAGAAGGGCCCTTCGGGGCCCTGTCGGGCCCGGACAAAAATGACCGGTAGACACAGGGCCCTTGGTACTGCTAAGATAGAGACATCGAAAGGGGCAAGGAGCCCCTAGAAACGGAGAACATCATGTCGGACCTTCGCGCTCAGCTCCTCACCTCCCTTCACAACTTCGAGGGTCACATGAGCCTCAACCGGGCCATGGACCTGGTGAACATGTTCGAGGCCATCTACGCTGGGGAACTCCAGAACCGTGAGGACAAGTCCTACGCCGATGGCTACCAGGCTGGCTACCGTTCCGGCAAGCAGGACGCCGAGCAGCCCACCAGCCACGAGCTGAACCGTCTCCGTGACATCGAGGCGCGTGTCAAGGCGCAGGGTGCGGAGCTGGTCAAGGACATCGTCCGTGAGGTCGGTTCCAACAAGAAGATTCAGTGCATCAAGCAGCTCCGCGAGAAGACCGGTCTGGGTCTCAAGGACTCGAAGGACATCGTGGACGCCTATGTGTCCAAGCTGGACGGCATGTACCTGGCCAACTGGGAGCGTTCCTGCCTGGACGCCGCGTACTGAGTCTGCTAAGGCTCGCACACAGCCCCTCTTCGGAGGGGCTTTCGTGTGTCCGGGTCCGGCAACGGGCAAATCGGACATTGTGGACATGAGCCCGGCAGCATGGGTAGACATCACCCCTTGCCTACTGCTAGACTAGAGACATCGAGGGGCAGGGAAACCGGCCCTAACACCAATCTGCCTAGGAGGCACAACATGCACGGTCTTGAGATTGGTTCCAAGGGTCAGGTCGCGTTCGCCACTCGCAGCGAGCCCGCGTGGCACCAGCTCGGAACCGTCTTCGAGGGAGAGCTGACCACTTCGGAGATGCTGTCCCTGGCTCACCTGTCGGACTGGAACGTCCGTCTGGAATCCGTCAAGGATGTCATGGGTCTGGTGTCTGACACCTATGACTTCGTGACCGAGCCTCACATGGTCGTCCGTACCAACCCCTTCACCGGCCGGAATGACGTTCTGGCCACTGTGGGCGAGCGATACAAGGTCGTCCAGAATGAGGAGCTGTTCGGCTTCGGTGACGGCATCCTCGCGGGTGGTGGCACGTGGGAGACCGCTGGTTCCATCCGTGACGGTCGCGTGGTCTTCGGTTCCCTGTCCATCGGTCGGGAAATCAAGGTCGGTGACGACGACGTGACCAATCTGTATCTTCTGGTCAACACGTCGCATGACGGGTCTGTCGCAGTACAGGCAAGCATCACCCCGGTCCGTGTCGTGTGTCAGAACACGCTGAACTTCGCACTCCGTAACGGTGTAAAGCAGCAGTTCAAGATGCGCCACACGCAGACCATCGAGGGTCGCATGGCTGCCGCGCGTGAGGCTCTGAACATCACGTTCGCGTACGCGGATGAGTTCGAGCGTGAGATGAACTCTCTGTTCGAGGTCGCGTGCACGAAGGACAAGTTCGACACCCTGATTCAGGAGCTGTACCCGCGTCCCGAAAAGGACGTGAAGGGTTCCATGGTCAAGTGGGAGTCGAAGCGTGACATCCTGATGGGCATCTTCACCGACACGGGCGACGGTCCCAAGACCACGCAGTCTCTCGCTGGCACGATGGCGGGTGCGCTGAACGCTCTGACGGAGCGTATCGACTGGTACCGGATGCCGCGTGGTGGCAACGTGGACAACCTGTTCATCTCTGCCAGCGGTTTCGACCCGGTGGTCAACGCTGAGAAGAACCGCATCCGTAAGGCGGTCCTGTCGCTCGCTGCGTAATGCAGTAAGCTAGCCAGTCCCCCTAGCCCGAAAGGGTTTAGGGGGATTTTGGCGGGGTCGGACAATCGGGCCGGTGGGTAGACAGGTGTCCTTGTAGTCTGCTAGACTCGTATTAATGAAAGGGGAAGACATGGCAATGGTCATGGCGTTTGGTCCCAATGACGACGAACTCTGTGAAGGATGCTTTGCACGTAAGGCAGTCGGTACCTTCAATCTCGATGACGTTGAGACCCCTCTGTGTCCTCACTGTGCTACCTACCGGAATGCTGACAACACGATGGTCATCATCCCCAACGAGCCAGTGTAACAATAAGTGATGTTGACAAGGTATCACTGCCTTGCTAACATAGAAGAGTAGTATACAAGTGTGTCCCTGGGGGCCCTATCAGTCTATCTGGCGAGGGCTTAATTAGAGGAAGGTCGGCCTCTCCCCAGGGACCTTTCAATGTCCGACCCCGACACCTTAGCTAGCCTAACTAACTTCATGTCTGTCAAGATTCACATCGATTTGTCCCTGATGTCCGAATTGAATCCCTTTTACGAAGGCTCCTTATTTTTCCCAGGATTTGGCCCTTTAAGTCAGGACTCAAAATCCCCGGAGTCAGCACATTTTCAGAAACTTTTTTGAGTACAAAAATAGCCACCCTTCGGGGTGGCTTTTCTGCTATATACATGAGAGACAAGACATGCTGAGATTCAAGGCCGGTAGTGATAGGTACCCTTGTCCCCTATATACATATACTACCTACCCTTCCCTATAATGCGTGTGTATCTATCTAGTCCATTTACGAAAGTCTCTTCAAACTACCGGGCTTTTCTCATATCAGACTCAAGTCTGGCATGTATATAGGGAGAATCGACACCTCATCTATGAATCTAAGGTCTGTCAGGCTCATTGGCCTTCGAATGGTGGGTCCATTTACGATGACTGCCTAATTTTCCAGGAAGATGGGCTGATTCGGGGCTGCATGTGGGCTAGATTGGGGCTCCTTTACGAATGACTGTTAAAATTGCTGGATTCTGGCACGATTTCGGGCAAAATGGCAGCATTCCCCTTGAAATCAGCATGTTTTTGCTCATTTTGGGACACTTTTGGAGCATATATTTCGGTGCTTGACAGCCTTATTTGCCTTAGATTCGTGGGCAGAATGCTTGCTAGGGCTTAGAATGTGCCTCCAAATGCTTGTAAGACCTGCGAGATATCCCGGAC